AGGGCTACAATTAGGGTTAGGGTTAGTGCCCCCCCCCATTTTTAATCCCCCGGGGGTTATCACGAATTTTAAATCCTTTAAAGGAAGAAAAAGTCACACATTTTTTACAACGCAACAAAAAAAAAAATCTTTTGCAGGTGACGATGTTTCGCGGTGTTCTATTCAGTATATTGTTACAGATGATCGTGAATTTTGCGTTCTTGCATAATACACGGCCATCAAAAACGATAGAAGAAATTAGTCAAGATCTGTTAAAAACAAATGGCTCCAATCACAACATTGATATGGATTTCTCTATTGAACTCACCCCGGAAGAAAAATCAGATTTATTAGAATACACCAAATGCAATTCACTTTCGTGTGAATGTCATTGGCCCGATGAAGCACAGTAAGTCACTAACTTTAGATATTTTCCTATTACGCTAAAAAAAGAAAAAAATAAAAAAAATTAACTTTTTTTCTGTTTTTTTTTAAACCAGGCTCGTAATTAAAGAATCTGTTTTATGCGTTCCAGTAAGAGAGAACACAATTGGCATTCGCGGGTTAAAAAGAAAAATCATGAAAAAAGGAATTGGCAAAATGTTGGCTACAACAGTCGGCCTCCACTACTCTTTATTTAATGGAGGATTCGGGAGTCAAAAAGGAAGCTTAACATACATGAATAAACTAGACATTTCAAAAGCCTTAATCAGTATCAGTCTGTTTCCAAACCGCCACAGATGGCAAAAAAATAAAACCTTCAGACGACATTCTGCACACTGGTAAGAAGTGTAAATGTTAAAAAAAAAAACTATACAAATTGCAAACGTATAAGATGAACACCATAAATGTCAAATTTTCTTTCCCCCTTTTCTCAAACCAGCGAAATAATTATAAAAGCAGAATTTAAAAAAACCCGAAGCCAAAGCGGTCTAGCTCTTCGTATGCAAACATCTCTCGCCATCGTGCGAAAAGACAATCAAGGTAAAGATTGGGAAGACTGTATGAACTTCGATCAATGGACAGAAGAAGAATTAAACATACCTAAAATTAACACAACGTCCGAAAAAGCACTGTACGAAGCCTGTTGTCCGACCGAAACCGAGATTCACGGTAACACAACGTACACGTGGCGATGGTTAGAACATCCCTGGACGAACACCGCCATAGAACCTTGGAAAGACATTAACATCGTGAGACACATACCGGCAGACGACAGATGTACAAGAGAGAGTGCAGTGTTTGTATTATTCAATATATATATATAAAAGATGAAACCAAAGAGGGAGGGACACAAATTAAAATGATAAAAGATTTTCTTTTTTTTTTAGTTTTCAATCGATTTACGGACAAACTTGGTGTTCTCCAAAAAACTCCACGGCTGCAAAAAACTATTTGATGACTATCATGTGAGTCAAAAAAAAAAATCACCGCGGGAGGGTTTTTTTTTGAGTAGTATGGGGGAAGGGCTTAAAAAAATTTTATGCCCTTTTCTCTTAAGCCTTTTCCCAATAGCAATGATTGAAATCGAAAATCTTTTCGACGCGATTGGACAGAAGTCTACAGAATATATGTTTGAAACCATAAACGATAAAAATAATAACGAAAGGTAAATCTCCTTTTTTATATCTTTTATTTTAGACTAACAAAAATCCTATAATTTACCTAGCTTTTTTTTAATCCGCAGTGAATTCGATCCAGCAATCGTGAGTGCTCTCTGGAAAGATCTCCCGCAAAAGAAAACTTTTACCGACTTTATATATGACGTGTCTATGCCTTTCTCAAAAGATTCAACGCTGTGGTATGTCATGCAATTTTTTTCTTAACCCCCCCCCCCGAAATTAGATAAACTCAAAATCATTAAATAAGTGTTTCCTTTTTTTTATCTCTACAGCATGATAAAAATCATAACGGACAGTATGAAAAATCAATTTGATAATGGAGGCCTGGTAACATTTAACACACTCTTTATAACATACCTTAAACAAGAGGACTCGATATCCACTAAATCTTTAAAAAACAATCTATTAAACACACACACATGTAAAAGTGGAAATCTAACGAATCTATTCAGCGAAACCATGACTGACACAACAAACAATGGCTTATTAGATAATAATAAATAAAATTGAAAATCTGTCTGGAACTTTTTTACAAAGTTAACTATTTAAAGAAAAAATTTATTTATTCAAAGTTTTCGATTTCATATAAATAAAATGAATACGTATAAAAAAATCCAAATATTATGTGGTTTTTTTTTATTAACTGCGACCAAAGATGTTCAGCTACCAAAAATGGAGTCTTGTTGCGATGAATACTTAAGATTCAAAGATGGTGATATCATTCAGTTTACGTGTGAAGAAGGCAATGTGTAAGTAAAAAATTTCTTAAAAAAAAAGACATATATTCTGAGATACGACAAATCAAAAAAAAAAAAATAAAACAAAATGTCTTTCTTAGGATTTCCCAAGATGGTGGTATAACATATTGCACTCCAATTTATATACGCGAAACCGTTGAATACAAACCACCACAAAAAAAAACGCATCAAAAGCCACCGTGGATTGATTTTAATAAAGCAGTCAGGTAAAAAACGTTGCAAATTATTCTACCAAAGTATTCTAAATGATTCATATAACAATAGAATATGTCTTTATTTTTTTTTAGCGTCGAAGGAATTAAGAATGCTAGAATTAACTCAAATTACGGTGCAAACGAAGATCCAACTCCAACACCTTTGGATATTGAAGAATTTTTTGATTACACATATGAATCGACGTGTGATACAGTTAATATGCGCTACCCGGAGAGAAAAGCACAAAAAGTATTTGCGAGCTCTAGAGACAGCAAAAAATTTTTTAAATCATCTAAACAAAAAATAAACACCATTTTTACGTAAATTTTTTATTGATTTACATTTATTGATATAAACAGAAATACAAATATACATAACACTCACAGGATTCAAACTTTAATTCTCTAAACAGTTTTTTCCCACCATTTACAAACAGAAATCATGGTTTTGGATAAAGTCTCCTGAAAACTTCGGGCTTCAACATTAAACAGGGCGCTTCTTCTAGTGACGCCATAAAGCTTTCACTATCTTCTAAATCATTTTTAAGGGGAATTTCATAATCATAATAGATTTTTCTGGTACCCATTTTTAAGAAAGCAAAAAATGTTTTTGTGAGAAACCAAGTTTTCTGAGACATGGGATGATAACCATAAATAATTAAATCTTCATCTACTGCAACTAAAACATTAGCATCAAGATCACTTTGTTGTTTGGTGGTTGTTACATATCCAAAGAAATATAAAGGCTTATCATTAAATTTAATGACCGTATCCAACGGAACCGCATTATGAAACCCTGGTACACAAGTGTGCAAAACTCTATCACTCAATCTTCCGGGTGCACCGTTAAAGGCCCACATAAAACCATGAAGATATTTTCTGCATTTAATAACATTTTGTAAAGAATCAAAATTTTCCATAAGCTGTTTAAGCTTGCCTTCTATTACAATTCCATATGGTACAGATTTTTCATAAAATATGCAATCACAACGTGACAAACCCTCTTCCACAAACTCCTTTAAATTTGAAGCAGCTAAATACAACTTGTGTTCCTCTGTGTCATTTTTATGAACCAGAACCCAACCATTTTCACAAAGCAAGACAACAATGTTATAAATCTTAGCCATTGGCTCTTCTGTGCCAACAACTCCCAGAACTATAATCCAACCGTCGGGCACAGGAAATAAACTCCTCACAAACTCTACGTTATAGTTCTTACTCACATCTGGCATAATGTAAATCCTGTGTTTTACAGGCCAACTCAAAATCAAAAACTTATTGCAATTTCTCAATACGTAAGACTCTAAACTTTCTTTTGTATACTGCAAATTGTTTAAACGGTTAAAAGATCTAGAGCTGTCTCTTAACATAGCTTTTCTACACTTTCCGAAAACAAACACACTAGGCGGTCTCGGTGCTGTGTGAATGAACCTTTTTCCATATTCATCTGTAGGAATTTTTTCTTTCAGCCATGGTCTGTATGGGATGTCAGCAAGCAGTCTTTTTCCTTGACGTTGATTTGAACAATTGTAAACATTTTGGCTCGTATCCGTAAAACAGCCTCCAAAAATTCGATTGTTTGTTTTATCCTCTGGATTTTCCAAATTTGTTGAAAGTAATATCAAATTGCGATCTTTGTCTAGATGAGACGATGCAATCCGGCAATCTGATGTTGCAAGGTCAGATTCATCACACGCTAATTTTACTGGAATACTTTTGCAAGAGTTCAATGTCTGATAAATCAAATCACCATTAATATATCGCCTCTTTTTAAAATGTCCCGGGCAAATTTCTGGATAATTACGTTTAATTGCATGTTCAACACAAACAGTTGCATCTTTATTTTCAATTTCCAGATCCACATTTTGATTTTCAGACTTAAGGCTACAACTTAATTCATTTTCACAAATAACTAAAGGATTTTCTGCAAGAACATCTGTATCAGTATCCGATAAGTCTATATCACTAACAAATGTCTTAGAGTTGGTCGGGGAGTTTACCGTCAAAGGTTGTTCTACAACACTTGAGAATATTTTAGTCTTTTTCATATCTTCTCTGGTTTTTAATAGATCTTTCAATTTTATAAAAAATGTTTTCTTTTCATCTTCAGTTGACATTTTACAATCAAAATTTAAATATTTGATATTTCCCATAGTTGGAGTAATTTTTGGTTTTAATGTTCGGTATCTACCACTGTTATATTCAGTACCAAGATTTAAATCAACATCATTTTCACATATAGAATGCATGTTTTCATTAACCTGACATAAGTCTTGTAAAGTTACACGGTTATTATTGATAGTTATTGATGCCAGATTATAATTGTTGTCATCTTTATGTTCCGTGCACTGGTTTTTTACAGCATTTTCACTTTCTACACTAACTTGATCTTGGGCATTCTTTACATCAAACTGAACTAAACTAAGTTCTCCTGAATTATCAACTACATGTGCCTGTTCAATATTTATATCATTTTCAAAAAATGATGTATGTGGTCCATCATTAAAATTATTTTTTCCTAGTATTTTTTGCGAATCCCTGTCATAGTTATTTCCTGTATCAGGCTTTGAATTTGTTTGCAAATATGTAAAATTCTGTTGCCCCGGGTAAGTATAATTTGCAGATTCTCTTTGTGCCTGAATTTCTTCAGTGTGTTTCATTTCTTTCATATAAAAATTTGTTCCTTCTATATAGTCAACATATCCCGGGGCAAGCATAGAGTCCATGTTTTCTTGACTTTTGGTATTAAAGACATCATTAACATTAGAACTATTGCTATAGTCCATATTATTTTCATTAAGCAAATTATAGTTCTGAAAAGCAGATGGTTGACTAACATGTAATTGCATTGAACGAATACATGGTTTAACTTCACATTCTTGAATTTCAGAATATAAACTTTCATTTCTATAAGGTGTGGGTCGAATAACATTTGCACCGAATCTTAAATTTTCACCCGAAAAGGTACTAGGAACACTAGCATAACTATTTTGATAATTTTGAAAATATTCATTTTGATATGTATACTCAGAACTTTGGTTGATATAGTTTGTAACATATCTAGTTTCAGTAGGTCCACCACTTGAATATGGATCTCCCAATTGCATAGAAGACGCGTTATACAGAGGATATGTTAAAACGGTCTCTATATAAGTATGTCCATTATCTATGGAACTCTGTGAAGTTCTTGATGGACATGCAAAACCATTAAAGGCTGATGAATACTGCTGACATTGAATAGTCTCTGAATTCAATGAATCTTGAGTATTATTCTGGGCATTATCCCCATTTTCCATCCTTCTTTAGATTATAACTAAAAGTGAATAAAAATCATTGAAAATATAAATGATAAAAAATATTTTACAATATATAAACTAAAATATGAAAAAAAACTTCTTTAAAAGCTAACAACTTAGTAAATATGTAATTTAGATTTAAAACATAAAAAATACTTTTAATGTTTGAATAAGACAAAAATTTAACTTAACAATTAAAAGCAAAATCACAAATTTTAACACATATGGAATTACTTAAAAAAAATAATTTTTATCTTATTTTGCTTCATACATATCCGTTTTAACTTGCTTAAATACAAATTAGATTTATAATTAAAGCATCAGGTTAGAGAATATGATTTTACTTACTTTTTTTCAAGATTCCAATTACAAAAACTCTTTAGTTTGGACAGTCTGTCTTTTCTTGTACTTATTTGTTGTAGAAGATTCTAAAAAAGACGTTGTTTGAGAAGAATCAAATTAATTTTTCAGAGACAACGAACAATGTTTTTAATCATACATAACAAATTGTCACAAAAACTTTAGCACAATTTATTTTCATTGTTAAATTGTAAAATTAACATTTTTTATTATTTATTTCATATTAATGGAAAATGAATATTGTTAAAATTTACAATTTTGTTAATCCTTTTAAAATTAAAATCTTTTGAAAATAAAATTTCTTACCTTGATGTGATTTGTCACCCTCTCCAATAGATGAATGTTAACTAGTGGTATGTGCATTCGTTTATATACTGAAGATGGTAGGTGTGTCTTTAAAAGTATTACGTATGCATAAATTATAATTATTATGTTGGAACAGTTTTACCATTGGTAGACGTTTTCTAGCAAAGTTGCATTATACAATTTAATGTAAATTAATTCCAAGAATTTTCTTTCATGTAATGTGAACTTTAACGGGTCTTGCGGTCGAGGTGTTTCCTGCCCTAAGCGGGTGGGACCCTGCAAACCTGCTGAGGCGGCAACCGCAGTTCCTGTTGTTCTCACAGGTCTGAGCGTCAGTGGGTCATGCGGTCGGGGTCTTTCCTGCCCTAAGCGGGTGGGACCCTGCAAACCTGCTGAGGCGGCAACCGCAGTTCCTGTTGTTCTCACAGGTCTGAGCGTCAGTGGGTCATGCGGTCGGGGTCTTTCCTGCCCTAAGCGGGTGGGACCCTGCAAACCTGCTGAGGCGGCAACCGCAGTTCCTGTTGTTCTCACAGGTCTGAGCGTCAGTGGGTCCTGCGGTCGGGGTCTTTCCTGCCCTAAGCGGGTGGGACCCTGCAAACCTGCTGAGGCGGCAACCGCAGTTCCTGTTGTTCTCACAGGTCTGAGCGTCAGTGGGTCCTGCGGTCGGGGTCTTTCCTGCCCTAAGCGGGTGGGACCCTGCAAACCTGCTGAGGCGGCAACCGCAGTTCCTGTTGTTCTCACAGGTCTGAGCGTCAGTGGGTCCTGCGGTCGGGGTCTTTCCTGCCCTAAGCGGGTGGGACCCTGCAAACCTGCTGAGGCGGCAACCGCAGTTCCTGTTGTTCTCACAGGTCTGAGCGTCAGTGGGTCCTGCGGTCGGGGTCTTTCCTGCCCTAAGCGGGTGGGACCCTGCAAACCTGCTGAGGCGGCAACCGCAGTTCCTGTTGTTCTCACAGGTCTGAGCGTCAGTGGGTCCTGCGGTCGGGGTCTTTCCTGCCCTAAGCGGGTGGGACCCTGCAAACCTGCTGAGGCGGCAACCGCAGTTCCTGTTGTTCTCACAGGTCTGAGCGTCAGTGGGTCCTGCGGTCGGGGTCTTTCCTGCCCTAAGCGGGTGGGACCCTGCAAACCTGCTGAGGCGGCAACCGCAGTTCCTGTTGTTCTCACAGGTCTGTGCGTCAGTGGGTCCTGCGGTCGGGGTCTTTCCTGCCCTAAGCGGGTGGGACCCTGCAAACCTGCTGAGGCGGCAACCGCAGTTCCTGTTGTTCTCACAGGTCTGAGCGTCAGTGGGTCCTGCGGTCGGGGTCTTTCCTGCCCTAAGCGGGTGGGACCCTGCAAACCTGCTGAGGCGGCAACCGCAGTTCCTGTTGTTCTCACAGGTCTGAGCGTCAGTGGGTCCTGCGGTCGGGGTCTTTCCTGCCCTAAGCGGGTGGGACCCTGCAAACCTGCTGAGGCGGCAACCGCAGTTCCTGTTGTTCTCACAGGTCTGAGCGTCAGTGGGTCCTGCGGTCGGGGTCTTTCCTGCCCTAAGCGGGTGGGACCCTGCAAACCTGCTGAGGCGGCAACCGCAGTTCCTGTTGTTCTCACAGGTCTGAGCGTCAGTGGGTCCTGCGGTCGGGGTCTTTCCTGCCCTAAGCGGGTGGGACCCTGCAAACCTGCTGAGGCGGCAACCGCAGTTCCTGTTGTTCTCACAGGTCTGAGCGTCAGTGGGTCCTGCGGTCGGGGTCTTTCCTGCCCTAAGCGGGTGGGACCCTGCAAACCTGCTGAGGCGGCAACCGCAGTTCCTGTTGTTCTCACAGGTCTGAGCGTCAGTGGGTCCTGCGGTCGGGGTCTTTCCTGCCCTAAGCGGGTGGGACCCTGCAAACCTGCTGAGGCGGCAACCGCAGTTCCTGTTGTTCTCACAGGTCTGAGCGTCAGTGGGTCCTGCGGTCGGGGTCTTTCCTGCCCTAAGCGGGTGGGACCCTGCAAACCTGCTGAGGCGGCAACCCCAGTTCCTGTTGTTCTCACAGGTCTGAGCGTCAGTGGGTCCTGCGGTCGGGGTCTTTCCTGCCCTAAGCGGGTGGGACCCTGCAAACCTGCTGAGGCGGCAACCGCAGTTCCTGTTGTTCTCACAGGTCTGAGCGTCAGTGGGTCCTGCGGTCGGGGTCTTTCCTGCCCTAAGCGGGTGGGACCCTGCAAACCTGCTGAGGCGGCAACCGCAGTTCCTGTTGTTCTCACAGGTCTGAGCGTCAGTGGGTCCTGCGGTCGGGGTCTTTCCTGCCCTAAGCGGGTGGGACCCTGCAAACCTGCTGAGGCGGCAACCGCAGTTCCTGTTGTTCTCACAGGTCTGAGCGTCAGTGAGTCCTGCGGTCGGGGTCTTTCCTGCCCTAAGCGGGTGGGACCCTGCAAACCTGCTGAGGCGGCAACCGCAGTTAATAGTTAATTTAATGCAGAAAAAAAAACAAGAAAAGCCACAAAATCCTGTTTTTTCAACATAGAACATTTTGAGGTTTTTATTAGAAAATGTATTTTTTTTAACAAACATAAAAAAATGTATTTTTTTAATATTATAATTTCTTTCAGTGCATTTCAATTGGTTAATAGTTTGTCGTCATTTTCCTGTACATCACATCCGTTCCAAAATGTATATAACGAGAAGACAGAGCCACTTCACTGGCATGTTTCTTCACTAAAAGCTGAAGCAAGCATCCTTGCAGCAAAGACTTTTCAATATATCGCTGTTACCTGGTAAGTGATTTTTTAAAAAACTTTAGATTTTAAATTTTAATTATAAAATTTAATTTTTTATGTAATTTAACTTTAAAGTTTGAAAATTTTAACACTCGAATAAATAAAATGTATATTATGGAGCAGACTTAAAATTAAACAAACTTAAAATAACAATAATATATTTTTAGCAAAAAATTACTTACAGTGAATTTTTCCTTTTATTGTTAAACTGTTGTCAGTTCCGTGTTATTTTCTGTTAAATTGTCTATAACATCTTCTGAATAATATGAAACCAAATTTTTGTTTTTTCCATCTTTGTCAGAAAGCCAAAAATTACATGTAATTATAATCATCATAATTGAAAATAATGTTAAAATTCCAAATGCAGTAGTCAAAGCTTGTATCCAACCAGCAGGTTTTGTTTTTGCACTTGAATCTCCAACAGTAGATTTACTCTCTACAAGAAAAATAAATTTTGTTATTTTCTTTAAAAAACTACATTTTACATATTTATCATAATAATTGTAACTAACCTGGTAACCTTGTTGTAATTTCTGGAAACACTGTACTTATACTTCTACATTCTTCAATTTGATTAAGAAGTCGATCCACATTTTGATTTGATATAGTCTCATATACTATTAAACCCGTTCCTGTTATTATAATAATAACAAATGATACAATTAAAATAATCCAATAAGTTAATCTAGGTCTTGAAACATGTTTTTCATATTCCATTTCATACATTTTTCTAGACAGAGATTGTTAGCTCTGTCTATGGAACTGTTTTTTTGACTGGCTTTATACTCAATATATAATTAAATTCACTCATATGATTGGCTTGTTTTTGTAGGTGTGGCTAAAAGAAAAATATAATGGAACCAAATACAGATTGCAACTCACCAATGCTTGTAGTTGGACAACCATCCAGAACTATGGCATCAACTGAAGAGAGACAAATCGAGTATGTTAAATTTATTTAATATATGTATTTATAAATGGGCAAAAAATTCTATGTGGATTCTAATATAAAATCTTTATTGTAGATATCATCCAGACACAACTGTTGAAGAAACTATTCGAGATATTCTTCAGGACAGTTTAAGATGTAATCCTTCCTTTGACAACTTGGTTTTTCAAGAATTGGATTCCTTTGATTTTTTGGACACAATATCATCTAATGATATTGTAACAGCAAATGCTTCTTATTCTGCAAATGTTGAAGAAGGAGCTTCCAGGGAAGTTAAGCTGGCAGCAGGTAATATTTTTTTTTTTTAAAAAAAAAACATTTCAGATTTTAAATGTATGTAGTAAATGTTATATTTAGAATTTTTCTTTTAAATCCTAGCTCAGTCCGTTAGCACCTGCATCCAAGGTATTATTAAATCCGTGAATGCTGCCATGGATCAGGACAGATCAGAAATTGAAGACTATTTAATTAACCACGCTGGAATTCTAACAAATGACAGAAATATGCTTACAGATCTTGCTTTAGAACAATTATCCCAGTTATTAAATGTTAATCTAGTCAGCAGTACTTCAGCTGGATTAATTTCTTACTATGAAACTATTCTATCAGGAGAGCAATTAGAATTCTTTTCATGGTGTGAGCCAAGGTTTACTGTGTTTGCATGTGATAAATTTGATGAAATTGTAAGAAAAGTAATTTTAAACTGCAGACAATGTTTATCTAACTTGAAAAATGATATGAATAATAGACTTATAAAATGTATTCAAAATGTAATGAACATGGGGAATTTCACAAACAGTAATGAAAAGCTTACCAGATGTGCAACACTGTTAATAATGTTGGGAAAAAATAAAGCTGTTACAAATTCCACAATAACTAATAAGGAGTTTTATAGTCAGATAAACAATCTTAAAAAACAGCTGTTGGAATGTAAAGTAGAATTAATAGAAAAAAATTCCAAAATAGCTCAGACCCTAAAAAAGTTTGCTGTTAAGCAATTAGACCAGATGTTTATGTCCATGTGTGATAAAACATTCCTCAAAATACATTTTAATTGTTCAAATTTGATAGAAGCTGCAAAAAATTTGGGGGCTGCTATATTACAGACCATTGTACTATGTTCAAATGAGTTCTCTGCAAAAAAATTCACTGAAAATAGGAAAAGGTTTAAAGTTACATTAATTAACATGATTAACAATGCATGCAATCAAATAGAAAAACTGTATGATGTAACAGGAATTGTCACAGTGTTAAGTACAACAGCAATTAGGAATGGCTATTTCACAGCTAATAATCATAAATCTTCCACATTATTTGAATCTGAACTGCATAACTCTAGTATAACTCTGTCTGAAATTGATGATTTTAATAATCATGGAAAATATTCTGAGGAAACTTCAGAGGTGTCTGAGCACATTTCTGAACATGATTCTCAAAGTAATGAAAATAACAAGTCAAATATAAACTTACCAGTAAGTCTGCTGCTTTCACAGGGAAAAACCTCTGAAGTGAACAGTTCAGAAAATGAGACAGGAATGGTTGCTATGTCAGCTACACAAGACTTTAGTACAGATATTAATCTAAAATGTCATGAAAATATTAAACTAGAAAGGTCAGAACAAATCAATATTTCTGTTCTGAGTGAAACTTGTTCAAATGAAGAAACAAAAATGTTTGATGTGCCAGCTACACAGGATTTTATTAGAGATATGGATTTAAAAGGTCATGAAAATACCAACCCAGAAAGGTCAGAACACACAAACACATCTGTTCCAGATGAAATAAACCTTCCCATTGATAACAGGTTTAATAACATTAAAACACATAAAATCTGTCAGGATGAAATGTCATGTGTGACCTTTGAAATTAATCAAACTATAAGTGATCCATGCACTTTGTTTGCAGAAAAGTTAAATATTAACAATAACAACCAGGATAAAGGTCACTGTTCAAAGGTTTCCAATGTGACATTTCAAGAAAGAGATGAAAACAGAGAACAGATGTTGTTTAAAAACACAGAGCCTGTTCATTTGGAAAATGATGCAGAAAAGAGGGCTGCAGAAGGCCTTGTAATTTTGTCAGATAATACAAATAATAATAATAACTGTGAAATTGAAAATAGCTGTCAGCTAATATCAGAGATGGAAACATATGGTTATGATACAGATTGTTCAACAATATATGAAAGTGAGAGTGATGAAACTATCACATCATGCAACACAGATTCAACATTTTCAAGTGATTTTAATTCTCTGTACAATTTAATTGTTTCTAAAAAAAGAAACAAAGCAATGAAAAGAAAATACAATGTTCAAATTAAATCCAGCAAACCTAAAAAAATGAAATTATCAAAATCTGAAAACCATATCTCTCCAGATTCTAGTTTTGATTCAGACAGTGACTCAGACAGTGACTCAGACAGTCAATGTGATATGTCTTTTTCAAATACATCCACAGAAAATGAAAACACACTTTTCCCAAAAAAATCAAAGTTAAATAATGGGATTAATTTTGATGATTGTAAAAGTGGTGGATTTCCAAGTGTTGTTTTCACAATGCCTATTAGATCAGTGCAAGGAATATCAAATGGTGTTAGAATTAAATTTGTCCCAACAAAAAACTGGCTGTGGTTTTTACATAAGACTCATAAAGTAAACATTCAAGACATGGAAATAGAAACAGATGAAAATAAAAATGGAGAATTTACAGAACAAGCTAGTTATTGCTTTAAAAACCATTTTATTGCAATAAAAAATAATGATGAAGAGTACAAACTGGCCAATGTGTCATATACATATCCAAAACTGCAAAAACATTTTATTGATCTTGATAGTATAACACAGACCAAGAATCTATTAGTCAACATGATTATGACTAATTTTATGGAAATTAATGAAGTTATCAAAACAGGAATTGAAAAACATTATCAGGAATTAAAGAAAAAATTTTTCTGTGAGAACAACAATCAAATAGAATTATCTAGTGTGGATACAGTTGTGGAAAACTGTACAAACAATACAGACTCAGATGAAACTTTTGTAGACTTTCTTGAAGGGTTTCCAAAGGGGTATGACCCCTTTATAGAACTAGCCCAACCATATTAAATACTACAATGAGTTGTTACTCTATCAATTTACTGACCATAAATGTATTACTATTACACATTACATTTTTTTTTAGACATAATAAGTAACATTAAATTACATTAATAAAATGTTTTATAAGTATAAAAAAATGTGTGTATAATTTTATGCAGGCAAATTATGAGGTTAAAATTCAAATCTTATTCAAACATTATTTTTTGATTTTCATTCTTTTACATAATGTGATATAATCTTTGAATTATGTAGCTTGTTTGATTTTTTCTTTTCAATATGTAAATTTCTATATAATGTGGTAAAGTAATTCTGTATATTATCAAAATTAGAACTATATATTTCTTTGATATATTCATATTCTATTTCTTTAAATGGATTGTAACTACCAATTATGTGTGTGATATTCTATCAGTTATGTGTGTAATGTTTTCTTATTCAGTGTACTACTTTACCATATTAAGTCAAAAATTTCTATAATAAATCATATTAATAATATTTTGTCCATCTTTATATGTATACATATTTTCAAATCATACTATGTATTTACACTTTCACAATATCTTTAATGTGAAGTCATGAACAAGGTGTATGTATATTACACTCAAATTCATCATTATACACATTAGACTTATGTTTAATAATATATGCAAATATTGAACTCTTAATTATAACAGAATCTATAAAAAATAAGTTGATCTTTATAATTTTATAAAAACATTCAAATTTTAATAACCACATTTCCAAGACTCATGTTTAATAATCTATGCAAATATTGAACTCTTCATTATAATATATGCAATAAAAGAAGTTGATTTTTATAATTTTATAAAAAATTTCAAATTTTAATAACCATAGTAATTTAAAAAAAAATCCCATAGGAGATTTACAATAATTCTATTTTAATATAACCAAATGATTATTCATTTTAAATACTATTTCAATACAAGTTAAAATTCACAATAAATAAAAATATTTATTTACTAGAGCATTTAAAACACCCCCGTTCCATGCATATATTTATGGCTCCCCCCCCCCATAACGCCAAACATCCACTTATTATTACATATTTTTTTTTAAAAAAAAACATAAAAAACATAACTACAATAATTGTAGTTCTTTTTGATGAAAACTTAAAAAAAAATTCATATACAGTCATCTGGTTAACATCAAGAGCAGATGTCAAAAAAAAATGCAATAGATTACCATTATATACACATCAGATGCACACCACATCTGATACTTTTATATTGGTCACTCATACATTTACTAAAAAAACCCCTATATCAGCATGTTTGATATGTTTAGCATGCCTAGCATGCCTAGCATGTTTAGCATGTTTAGCATGTTTAGCATGTTTAGCATGTTTAGCATGTTTAGCATGTTTAGTATGTTTAGTATGTTTAGTATGTTTAGTATGTTTAGTATGTTTAGTATGTTTAGTATGTTTAGTATGTTTAGTATGTTTAGTATGTTTAGTATGTTTAGTATGTTTAGTATGTTTAGTGTGTTTAGTATGTTTAGTATGCTAGTATGTTTCGTGTGTTTAGCATGGTTAGTGTGTTTACTATGTTTAGTATGTTTAGTATGTTTAGTATGTTTAGTGTGTCTAGTATGTTTAGTTTGTTGTGTTTAACGCGCTTGATGGATTTAGTGTGTTTAGCATGTTTGATGTGTTTGACGCATTTATGATTGTTGTGTTTAGGTGTATTTAGTATGCTTGTGTTTGGTATAAATATTGGCGCGTGCAGCACATTTAATATTTTTTAGTGTTATGTACATTAGTATATTGTGCATTTGGCATGCTTAGGTTTTTTATTTTAATGTGTCCTGATCTATCTTTTAATATTTTAGTGTGTTTTTATGTGCTCTTATGTATTTACCGTGTTTAATATTTTCTAATATATTCAATAAGTTCAATGTATTTAGTTTAATATTGTTTACCACGTCGAATGTGTTTACTCTGTTATATTTTATTTAATATTCTTCGATCAGTAGTGATTGAATTTTATGTTTTAAATTAACACATCTTTTTTCTATATAATTCTTAATTGTCATAAATTTCTATTTTATTATATTAATATCATGAGCCATAATTCTAATCTTTAATATAATCAAAATTTTTTAAAGATGTTTTAGTTCCATTCGAAAGCATTTATAATTCTGTATGTTTTTTTAATATTTTTAATAAAAAATAAATTTATTTTCATAACCCTAATGTATTTCGCTTTAAACACAAATAGATTTTTAAACTGTTATAAATAACAAAATTTTAACAATTATTTCATTGTGTATTAAACATGAATTTCCTTTTTTTTTTGATAATGATTTTTTTCTAATATAATTTCAGATAAAAAAAATCCACATTCCACTTCTAACGCATCTGATGTTGTGCGTGAAGCGATGACTCTTTCCGGACTATATAATGAAATTGATGATCAGACAAAATCGGAAATCGAGCCAACGTATTCTAATTCCATATCCCAAAATATGGAGACTTCAAAAGTTCTTCAAGATCCTAGACGTGCTGCTATCAAAGTAAGAAATGAAACTAATTTTCAATCTAATTCAAATATGGATTATAATCAGTTCAGATTTGCATCAGAATTACCACATCAAGGAATGCAGACATTCTACACTTCATCCCAAACAAATACAGGAAATTTTAATTTTACTTCGTTGCCATATCAACCTGTTGATGTATCAAATAATACAGAATTTAATAGAGAAATGTATACTAATCAATTTGACACATCATATCGACCGCATCACTATCGGGGTCGAAATAATCGAGGTAAATATGATAACAGAAATTTTTGTAATCCAAATTCTAAATATCAAAATTATTATGGAAAACCTTATCATAGACCCTATAACAGACGTGGTCGCGGTTATGGCAAATACCATGACTTTTCCAATAGAAATGAATTTTCTTTTTCGGAATATGGACGAGACCAATCATATGAACCCTATCAAGAATTTAGATATAATTATAAAGATAATTATCAACAAATGAATTCTAATTATGGGTTTCAAAACAGGGATTATAGTATGGCTTTTTCACAAATTCCAAACAACATTGTTGTTACAGATAATAATCTTTACAACAATGCTGAAATTTCAGATGCCAATACGTTCAGAAAAACTCTAGAAAGTTCAAATCAACAAACGGTTCATAAATCTGCTCCAGAATCTGGAATTCTAGAAAATTTAAAAAAATGTAAAGAAACTAAAAAAAAAGAATTAAACTCTTCTAAAGATGAGGAAACTGTTAGTTTATCTTATATACCAAGCTCAAATAAAATGGATATAATTAAAAGAATTTATAATTCAGATATCGTTCCTCTTCCTAAAGATTCTTTGGCAAAAAATCTAAATAAAGACTATGATTCAAAAACCAAAGTAAAAAATGACGTAATCCAAAAAAACACAAGAAAAACTAAATCTGATACATCAAAAGTTCCATTGAAAAGTAAGAATACCCCCCGCCAAAAAAAGGACAGAAAAACGTCATCCGACAAAGAATTAGAAGATCTTCGAAAACTTTCAAATCTAGATCCACTATTATCTCCATTACCATCGACCCCCAATCCAGAGACACAACAGATTACGAGTTCACGAGCACCAACAAAACTCATGAATTTTAAAAGACTCTTAGAGAAAAATGAAAAGGACATTTCTGCTTCTGACGTAGAGTTCATTAAACAATCTTCAACTTGTACAGTAAGTAATTTCTTAACTTGTAGTAATAATAACCTTTCTGATATGGGAAATGATTCTGAACGTATAGGTAGACCCAGAAAAAAGAAAGAAACTGTTAATTCAAAAACAAAAAATTATTCTGTTAGAGAAAAATCTGTTGATCTTGTAAATTCAGATTCTGCTATTACTACCACATGTAACCCTAATTCTGTAAACACAATTGTAGCTGACTCTACATCTCATGACAGTGTCAATCAAAGAGCACGATCCGATTCAAGTAGTACAGAGGAGGGTCAATACAAGTCACCAAAAAATGATCCTTTCTCGTCACCAGAACAAAATAAAACACACAGTAAAACAAATCATACTTATATTGAAAATGAAATACCAGAACAAAACAATCAAAATGCTCTCATTGATGTAAACACAGAACATAGACTTTTTGACTCTTTAATTAAAGCAGATTTCTCAAACATTTCAACTAAAAACACAAACATACCAAATGCAGAAACGCAGCCCCATAGCCCCAAATCCAATAGAAGTTCTTCTAGCGATTCCACTAGTACAAGTGCATCAGATTCTAGTAGTAGTTCAAGCAGTGAGTCTAGCAGTAAGAGTACCAGTTCCACGTGTTCTAAAAACTCTGCATCAATTAATGCTTCCCCCCCATCAATCAAAATTCCATGTACAGATTCAACCAATTTCAGTGAAAATGTTTTGCTTACAGATCATCCAAAAAAGGTAGACATGTCAGAATTTGAATTCAGATGTGGAAAAGACTTTAACTTATACAAAGATGTAGAATCTAGACTTCAGTTAAAACAAAGCAATGATCAATTATACAACCCGAGATTTAGGCCCCACTTGAAAAAAAAAAGACCACCCAGTTCTGATTCTGATTCGGATACTTATTCATTATCGAGATCTCGATCTAGTTCTTGCTCATCATCAAAAACTCACAAACTTAAAAGATGTCATTCTAGATCATGCTCTGAAAGTAGCACAATATCAGGACACCGTCTGCAAAGATCTAAAAGCAGATCTACAGTATCTAGATCACGGTCGAGATCGACTTCTAAATCATCTAAAAAATCTGTGCTGAAATCAGACACGAAAAATCAACATAAAATCTTAACATACGGGTCACCATCAGACTCTGAAAACAGCATATGCACAGAAAATGGCAATGATAATCAAAAACATAAAATTGTTAGAAGTAGAAGCAGATCCTCTGATTCAGATATTCTGGATAGATCATTAATTTATCCAAAACATTCCATTTCTTCTAATCGATCTTGGTCTTCTGAATCTGTGAAAAAGTCTAAACGTGTAGATATTGATTTTACATGTAATGATAAAAATGAGTCTAGATCTTTTGGTTTGCAAAAGAGAAAATATAAAAGAAAAAGTACCAAAAAAATTAGCTCTGATGACTCCGATTCCAGCATGCAACTATTTTGTAAAAAGCGTATCTCTGGCACATTAAAATCGGATTCTGAGTTATCGGATAACGACCTACCTCACAGAGAATACATTAAATTACAGGAGCAAAAACAATCAGCTAAATACAATGTGCAACGTGGACGTGTTCCCACCAAAGATTTTGAAAAACTGTTTCGTAAAACTTTTAGAGCATTTGAGTATAAACAGATACCTAAAAAGCCATTTCCAGAAAATAAATTGAAAGAGTCCGTGTATTCTCTGTGTTCTAACGGTTGTTCTAAATCTGGTGCCTTAATTATATATTTTACTAGATCAAAAGCCGTTGCCGAAGACATTAAAGCTATGCAAAAAGATTTGATGATAAGACCAAATATTACAATGTCAGAACCATTTAAAATGAATCATGCTCCTCCAAGATATTACGACAAAGAGTCGATAAAAAATTTTATTGAGTTGTTGAAACAAGGACCATATGAAACATGGAACAATATAGATAATAGTGCACACACCTTATATACAAGGCATTCAGATCTTAAAACAATCATTATATATGCAGCAACACCAATAGACCTGTTTATTGCATCTAAAATATGTAATAACTATGCTAAAAAAAGGCCAAAAGAGATTGTGTTACGTTTTTGCAACATTACAGATGGAGATCATCCAATTTCTATATACAACCCTGTTAGTAGAGATTTTTTATCAAAATATATGACTCTCTGTAAATATTAAAAAAAATAAAGTTTTTTAAAGTCCTTTTTATATGTGGGGTGTGACTGACTTATGTACAAAATAACAGAAATGCAAAATAATTTTGGGTGTGTCTACAACATATATGTGAAAAAAATCAACGAAATTTTATTTTTATGAAAATGGCTCTAACAAAAGCTTTATGTGCAAAAGCTATTTTGTTAGCATTTGTATCAGGTTTGTCGCCCATTACGCACGATAAATTCGAACTCGGGAAACCTATATTATTTAGATGTACAATTAATAAAACTGAGAATTTAAAATCTGTTAAATGGTATCGGCATTACGATCTAGTATTTAATCATACTGTAGTGAATAACAAAAATTCTGAAAATCACATTTACAATTCTACAGTTCGTGACAAAGAAAGTAATATTTGGATATCTCCTGGACATTTTATTACGGCAACATTGAAATTCAAAATTAGAACCATCGACGATGCTGGTTGTTTAACATGTGCTTTCTTTTTTAAAAAAAAAATCTCTGCCATTAGCTGTACTGCTGTTTATATGAGACCCATAATTAATCTACACTATCGATATCTAAAAAACTATTTAGATGTTACATGTTCTGTGACGTCATACCCCAAACCTTTAGTGGCTATTTTATTTTTAGATAAGATTTACAGACACGACAGTCCAGTTGTTCGTGAAAATTTCAACGGTTCACAAACCATAACACTCAGTTTTATTTTTAATAGACAGAAAGACACATTTATCGGCAAATCAATAACTTGTCTTTCTTATGGTGGTGAATTGGATGAAAACGTCACAGTAAAAATTAAAACAAATGAATATATTTCTAATGGCACCGTATTAAATGAAGAAGCAATTAAGCAACCAGAATTTGAAGAAAACGATTTAACTTGGACGATTCCAATAATTACCTGTGTTTTTATATTTGTTTTAGTTACTTTAACTTTGTTGTGTAAACTTGGGTTTACGGATACTAATTGATGATGAAGGGAAAAAAACGTAAACATGTCCCTAAAACAAACAGTCAAATTAAAACTTGTGTTTGCAATTCTGATAAATTTAAATGTTTGTGCTCTTTCAATAAAAATGTAGAATCTTTAGAACAAAAATGCACTGATGCTTTAAATGTATCCTCTACATCCGAGAAATCACTAAATAAGGAAAAATATAATAATGCTATTTATGAACATTCTAAACTAAGAAAAATTTTTAAAGCTACTTCACTGAAAGAAAGTTATATGTCATGTAAGTTTGATGTGCAAGTAAATGATCATTTCTCGAAACTTCCAATAGATTCAACAGATGTTCAATCTAATCCAATAAATATGGTTAAAGAATCTATTTCAACATGTGAGAATATAGATTCGCAATCTTTATGTTCACCTAAAAATTTTTTATCCGAAATATATAAACTTTTTCGATATTATAGTGCAACACTAATTCAAATTCAAGTTTATTCACAAGACACTGCCACTATCGATCAACTTTATGAAAAATTGATGGAAATTGCAAACATTGTTGTTACACGTGGTGAGCAAATGATTAGTGAGTCTTTGATTCACGACCAAAAAACAGCTCTTGATATTAATAAATTTCTAAGAGGAACAGATTTTACAGGAAAAGAAGCAATAATGCCTATACATGTTAACAGTGAAAAACGAAAAAAAAGTGGAATAATCTCACTGTTCATCAACGCTCCAACAGAAAAAGATTTGTTCTGTGCAGCTCATATCTGCACTCAATTTTTAGTTACATATCCAAATGACATCCTATTAAATCTAGCAAAATTAGTACAACCTTTTCTATTACAAGAACATATGGTCATATACAACACCTTTAATCGATACGTTTATTGGGATAATTATGCTAAACTATTAAAGTCACGCGAGCACAAATTAATTGAAAAGTAAAAAAACTTAAAATGTCTTATAGGTTGCTTATTGTAAGTTTGATTTTCACGCTTTGCTTTGATTTCGGAGCTACAATTTCGATCCATTCTCTGCAATATTCTGCCTGGAACAAAACAACGTATTCTAAGCCAGGTAAAAAATAATTTTGATGTGAACAAAATTTACTTTGACATTTTAACTTAAGATTGTTCTGTTATATCACATAATAATCTATTTGTACAGGGAATTCTTTACCCGACTATTTAAAAGAATATGAATACTCCGGTTCTGGAGATATTGGAAATCACACCTTATAGAAAAATAAGGTATGTGTTTTAGAAACTCTTAAAACACGATCGTACTAAAAAATGCCTCGCATGCAAACAAACATTTATTTCTGTTTTTTTTTTAATTTCTCTACTTCACTGTATGCTTTATTTAATAATTCTTATTATTCTACTTTAGGAAAAGAATGTATCAATGCTATAAAGAATTGCACACAATCAGAAAGGCCTATATTACTAGAGCCCATCGACCAAGCGCCTACCCCAAATCCTGATGTCATCTCTGGATTATTGTATTATACCCCCTACAGTTTTGATGAGTATCAGGTTTTAGTTGATGAAGAATTTTTAAATACATTTTATCTGTTATACAATAACCCGAATCAATTACATGTTTTATTTTCCTTAATTAAAGATTCTAAATCAAAATCAAGCTGGCTTGGATTTTTAAATAGTTTTGAAAAATGTTTTTCTGACAACACTATAATAACATGTCGAAATCAAGTGTGTAAAACTTATTCTTACGAAAATCTCAAATACACTCCTAACATTTTTGTGGAGAACATCATAGGATTTGAGTTTTATATTTCAGAGAACAATTTGGATGTTTCATTTAATTCATCAATCCTGATCTATCTACAAAATGAAGAAACACGTGCCAAAAAAATTGTCAAAATAATGTACGAGGGTATCAACGTGTTTGATGCGTTGCTAAATAGCATGCGATATTTTTCACAGAAATTTCAGTTTAGTTTTGATTTTCCTTTGCTTAGAGAAATGGAAAGTTATAATGATCTTCTTCCTTTCCGAAGTGAACCTTCAAATTTACTTATCAGAACCCATTAAGTCACGTGTCAGAATCAATTTAAATATAAATAGGTGGTGACTCTTCTAATCATATCAGAACATGTCTCTGTTAAGATGGATGCATGAAAATATTTCAGAAGAAAATGAAGCTAACATCTCTTTTGAAGAACAGCACGTGCTGTTTAAAATTGATATTAGATGGTTAAAATTTTTAAATTTTTCTGATTCTGACATTATACAGTTAAAAAATGTTTACAAGCTGGTGCAACGTGATAGAGATAACTTAACAATTTATCCTGATTCTTGTAACTTACATAGTTGGAGTTTCTTGTGTTCGCCTGAAGAAGTAAAAGTTATCATTGTTGGACAGGATCCTTATCCTGATGGTAGTGGACATGGATTGGCATTTAGTACTATCAAAGAACGCTCACCTCCTGATTCGTTAAAAAATATCTTTAAAGAACTTCATAGAAGTATCGAATATTTCCAAATTCCGACACATGGATGTTTAACTTCATGGTGTGCGCAAGGTGTTTTATTATTGAATACTATATTCACAGTCATACGCGGCTTACCTCTTTCCCATGAAACTATCGGATGGCAAACTTTGAGTAACAAAATTATCAACACTCTTTCCGAAAATATGAACAATTTGGTATTTATGCTGTGGGGCGCACAGGCACGTAAACTCTCTTTCTTGATAGACCACAAGAAACATTTAATTTTAGAATGTGCACATCCATCTCCAAGAGCAAAAGGATCAAAAACACCATTTATTGGATGTAACCATTTTGTAAAAGCTAATATATATTTAAAAGATCACAATAAATGTCCAATCGATTGGACGATTTCAAATTAAAGCGTTTGTAAAATAGTAGTTGCCAATAAATCTTCATTACGCCTTAAAGTCTCTGTGTCACTGTCACTGTCTATAACAATAGGCGATATGTCTGCCATTTGTCTCTGCCTTTGAGTTCGCGTTAGCGGTGTGCTCCGCGGTCGACCTCTTGGTCTTCCTCTAGGACGGCTTCCAGATCTATTTTCAATAGTAGCAGTTGAACTTGCAAGGGTTTGTCTTGACATCAATGTTGAGTTTCTCCTTCTTCCACGGACACCCCTTCCCCTGGAAGGCTGTGACCCCAGAATATTAATATCAATAAAAGGTTTTATTTCACATACAGGAACAAGTTTCTGTTGAGAAGTAAAATTTTCTTCCAAAATATCGCATTGAAATTTATTTGATACTTCAGTTTGGGAACTGGTTGAAATTTTTTTAATGACATCTTTAATGCAGAACTCCTGTTTCTCACATTGGACTTCCTTGTAGAGACCGTCTTTGCTCCTCTCCTAAAAAAAAAGAAAAGAACTTTTTAAAGTACAAGCAAATTTTCACAAAAATGTTTTGTATGCCCAAAACTCCACCCACCTGCGCATAATTGCGCTTGTGACATTCCTCAAGTTCTTGATTATCGTTGAGATCAATAGAAAGAGTAGGCGATAACGCACCCTCTACTATTCCATTTGCTAAACTGGACGAAGCAACAATTTCTTCATTCAAAAATTCTTCTATTTGACGCTTTTCATGGAATGTCTTTATTCGTTTTTCTTTCTGTCCATCTGAAACATAAAAAAAAATTTAGTGACAAGTTTTTGAAGATACTACTAAAAAAGGGTTAACAATATTTACCTTCAAGTTCATTTCTCTCGTTTCTCCGTTCATCGTCTTTTTTCCGATCTTCTTCATTTTTTTTGCGCTCATCTTTTTTCTCACAATCTTCAAAAGTTTTTTGTTCTAATCTACGCTTTTCTTTCTGCTTTAATGTTTTTTTTGATTCTTCGTCATGTTTCTTCTCATCATGTTTTTTCCTATCTGCACGCTCTTTATGGATTTGTCTGTCAGCTTTCTGTTCTTTTACTTCATGCTCAACATTACTTCTAAAAACGGTAATATAGGTTAAATGTAGCTTTCCATTTTCATGACATACTGTGAAAACCGTTTCTTTACCTTCGGTTTTCTGTGAAATAGAGGTAATATTCTTTGAACATAAAATATGACCTTTGGCACTGTAAGTTTTACATTGACCACCCTCGGTACAAATGTCCACAGTTAAAGAACCCGAGGTATCATTTTCTGATGTCCACGAAATTATCGAAATCCAGCCATTGGAAAGCATTTCACATTTTCCCGAGTTAGAGGAAAACATTATAACGCAACCAGTTTCAAATTCATATCGTTTCAATTGCAAGGTGTGACTTATTATTTGCTGGTAAGCTTGTGTCACAGCTTCAAATGTTCCATATTCCCTCTCATCCGCAATCATTTTAAACCAATTCTTAGCTTAACTCAAATTTAACAGTCACAATTTTTGTTTCCAGCAAATTCTTAGTCACAAAAGTGACTTACCAGTCAACTGTGTGGCCCTTTTATGCATTTTTAAAAGGAAGCTTCAATTTCCGGGTTATGGGTGTGAAATTCCATATATATCGAATAGTAAAACGATATATGGTGCACATTTCGGTAAATTTTAAAAACGATTTTTTAGAACGATTTAATTAAAGTGTGTAAATCTTTTTGGGGTGAATTGCGTCATTAACCACAGGGCGTGGAAACTTGTGTGAATTTGCTTATAAAGCTCTCAGTAGACACGGCAGTTAACAAAATGAAGAAGGTAAGAGATCGAAAAAGCTCAACTTATTTATTTCTGTAAAATTTATAATTTGATAAACCGTTTTTTACATGCTTATGGAAACGATATTTCTGTTTACCAAAATGTATACGCATGACTTCAATCTATAAATTGTAATTTATCAAACCTAAAACATGTTCTATTTAAACTGTTTGTTTCATGATTTAAATTGTTTGTTCTATAGGGGCTACAACATCGGGTTTCGTGACGAAATGGCTCTGAATGTATTCAACTCTACCGTTTTATTAAACTCTAAAGAAGTCAACCAAGGTAGGCAAACGTTTATTTTATATTTAAAACATCCCAGAAAAAACACAGTCTTGTTTTTTAAGGTTGCCTTTTAATTGTGCTATTTTAAATGAGGTAAAACATGTTTGCATATGGACTGACACACCTCTCACGTGTTTTAAACATACCTAGACTGCCATTATCACTTGAGAAGCCATCTAATTTACTTTTTTATTAAGATCATGCTAGTTTTATGAAGGAGTGTAATTGTTAGTCACTGGCTTTATTGTAATAAGTATGCCCTGTTCATTTATCCCCATCTTCAGCTTTTTTTGTTTACGTGGGTTTCCCCTCCCATGTAAAATTCTATTTCTCTTGCTTGTTGCCATATCCCTTAAGATCTAACACTAAGATTACCAGTAACTCGTTATCATCTTGTGTAAGTCATCAACAAAAAAAGTCATCAGACAAAATTTACAGGATATCCTACAACAGTAACATCAGTTTTTCATCAAGGAAATCTCAGAACGCATATTAACATTCCATCTCATACTAAATATAAATCGCCAACTGCATAACTGTATTTTGTATCAACTGGATTTCGATTTTTTGGATTGTGATTTGGATACCGCGCTATGGAACACAATAATCATGTTTTTCATGTTATTGTATTATGATCTGAGCCTCACACCTGTGAAGACAATGAGGACGGCTGTTCTCATTTATACTATCTTTCACTGCAATTATGAAAATGAATTATAAAGTGAAACTATCACTGAATGTGGAATGGTAAAAATATCTATGGAGTTTTCTAATGTGCACGTGAAAGAAGAAACCGTTATGTTTATGTGCTGTTTATTTGAAACCGTAAAGCGTTAGACCTTATCTCATTCAGCATGTAGTGGGCAACATTCTGACTGGGATAAAGACAATTGATTTAGTGGGAAAAAGGGAGATATAATACGGGTGGGGGTGGGGGTTGGGTAACGGGATTTAGAACTTTTAATCATACTATAATTAAGTTTCAATAAGTAGTATTTAGATAAGTATATTTAGATAAGTTTAAGTTTTAAGTATAAGTAATGATTTTAAGTTTAGTTTATTTAGTTAAGTTTTTTCTCTGAGTGTACAATTTTCAGCAATTTGCATAATTTTATAGGCTTTTTCCATTACCTTGTGAGCAACTCTAGAGTGTTAATCATCTTTCACTTGTGACACTTATACAAATTTCAGTAGTGTATGGAAAAGGAGCTTTCAATGATACTTGACATTTAGGATAGACATCATTAATATCACTTGAAACCGCTAAGTGCCATCAGCCATTAAATATAAAATAAACGTTCCTACACACCCTCCGGAGTACATTCGTGTACTCCGGAAAGATTTTTTTTTCCCCTGTAGGTATCTGCCATCTTAGAACATCAGGGAGACCAAATGTAACGATGTAAATTGGAGAAATGTGAGTATGATGAACTAGTGATTCTTAATGATTTTCTACTCAAATATTACTAATACATTAATTTTAATTTGTATTTTTTTTCCTTTTAGATCGCTGATTTTTCCATGTGATGAATGAACACTTTCTTCACATTACGAATCTAATTTACCCCCCCTTAACAATAAACTGATGTATGATATACAGAATCTTCTTCTTGTCTTTTATATAGTTGAGATTTACATCTATAACAAATCGGGATAAACAATGCTAAGTTTTTTAGTTTTTATTAAATTTGAAATTATGCAATAGACAAACGTTTATTAGAAAATCAACATCGTTTCTTTATTTTTCAAAGCTTTAACAATATGCGAAGCAATAATGTTATCATTTTCATAGTTAAAACGAAGCGGATTTAAATTCATTATTAAACTATTCGGGTCAACAACTCTGGACATTCCAACGTAAATTGTACTCATCTTTAAATTCTTTGGATTATTGCCAAAATCTAAAGCAACTCTTTGTATAGATAGACCCTGACTTTTAGTGACGGTCATCGCAACCTTTGAAACTATGGCATAATCAACAGTAGTACATATATGAAAATGATTTCCGTTTACTGTGTCTGTAAATTTAGATACATTATTCTCTAAAATAGATATGAATCCCATTTCATCTTTAATGACAATTTTTGGTAATCCCCTCTTATAAATAATTGAAGGGATCAGTTTTTCTGTCCCTAGGAATATAACATTATCATAAGTATATCCTTCCAAAGTATAATTATTAGCTGGAATTGCATATGTTAACATGCCATAAAAACTTTTTACATGCGAACAAATTTCACCGCATTTTTTTCTGGAAACATTGTTCCTATTATATGTTACCAGGTTCGTTTTTCCGAATTTATCAGAACTAAACTTTTGTAAAATTGCAAATCTTAGAATAAAAATTTCTTTAAACACCGTATAGAGTAAACTAATTTCTTCAAAGGTCAATGCATTTGCAAGTGGAATTTGTCTATATTTTAAAAAAAATGGGTCTGAACATGGATCTGTTGCTAGCATTTCTTCATCCGTTGGATCATTCACATGCAAATCATAATATTCATCTGTCTCATCAAAAAATTGAAGTGGAACAAAATTTTCTGTTTGCAGAAAATCAATATCTGGAAGCTTAATTTTTTTTAACTCGCATATTACTTCAGGAGTGGTAAATTCGGAAGAAAAAAAAGAATACATACCTCCAAACATTAAACCTGTTAAGAAGGAATATGCATGAACACTGTATTCACATGCAGTTTTTTCTATGAACAGATCACTTTGCAACAATTCTACAAATTTTTCATATGTCCCAGAAAAACCTACTGTTGAAGACTTTATTCTAGAGGTCACTCCTATTGAACTATGTCTTATGTGTTTTAGATGACATGTTATTAGAGTTTCTTCAACAGAACCATCTTCTAACACAATTTCTTCTATCTGTATAGTCTTAGATATGTCTTGATCAGCAAATTGTGAATATGTATTTAATCTGTGCAAATTAGATTTAAACCAAGGTTCTATTTCTAATGTGAAATTAGATATTTCATTCTTATAATCTTCAAATGCCTTATTTTGAATAATAAAGTACACTGGAAAAACAAACAAATTATCCCTGTTTGTAAGCTCTACTTGTTCATGTAATGATTTAAAATAGGTCTTTACTTCAAAATGCGATAAAAATAAACGAGTCATTCCAATCTCATTAGTTGGGTTTCTGATATAGGTCGCTGGACGAACAAATCTATCAACATACTCTACCAATTCTTGTTTTAAAGGTAAACCAAATTCTATATGTTTTAAAAACTCACCAAATTCAACATCTGTACATCTTTTATTGTTAACGAATATCACCCAGTTTTTAGATATATTACAATATACTGACAAAATCTCATCGCATATCAAAGCTGATAACACATCAAATCCTTTTTTCACATCTTTATTTTGCGTTAGGGGATTAAACGATGAAACCAATGCTCCACTCTGCGTAGGAGAACCAACACATATAATACACGGAATTATACCCTTTTTATACAACTGTGTTTGGTACAGACCGTTATAAAACCAATAAAAAAAAACAACTGTATGTAACATATGTCTTAAAATTAAGCCTGCCTCATCTATTATAATTATGCTGCTTTCACATAGATCAGGAATATCTTTAGACTTTCCACTTGCAAATGTTAATGCTCTGTCCGCAATATCAGCAATAACATTCCAATAGACTGATAAATCTTGTTTTTGCTGTGTTTCAATATCTTTGGATTCATTTAATGAGGAACTACAACGTTCATTCATAGATACATGTGAACTATTAAAACCAAATGTTTTAAAAATGGTTTTCACTTGAGCGGATTTGGTTCTATTTAAAATTCCACTGAGGTTTTGTGCAGCAATTGACGTTGTTGCTGTTATAAGACAATCAATATTTGCAGCTAAAGTCTGTATGCTACTGGTTTTTCCAGCGCCAGCAGTTCCTGTTATTAACAGAGCCGTGAAAGGTAGAAATGGTAGAGGCTGAGCAAATTCTTCTTCACCAATTGACTGTATTTCTTCAAAATTACTGTTGAATTCCAATTCGGGATCTAATATGTTACGATACCAATCTTCTGGCAAAGGAGTTTCTAAACAACGTTCCGATAAGGCAGCAACCTTTTCAACAATTAATTCAATTTTAGAAGCCGATGACATGTTAAGAAGAAATTTTGTATCATATTTACCGGGAAATAAAGATAACATTGACATATTTTTTCCCTCAAGTAAAACTTTTAAATTTGTTGAATTGTTACACGGAAACAAGGAGTTTTTTAAAGGCCAGTCGATACACAGTGTTCTTAGAGATGCAACGGTCATTAAAAAACAGTTGTTTTATACTTTAGCGCGTATGCTTTTAAACAGTATCTCTATACAACAAATCAATGTCGAGTGGAAACGTCACATAAAATTGTTTCCGTTTCGCAAAAAAGGAATATCTTTTCAAGAATATTTTAACATATGGTATTACGCAATTAAACAACTTATTCTTGATGAAATCCTAGAAACAATAAATTATATCATTCAAAATTTTGATAACGACATATTTAACAAATACATTGATTGGGTGTGCACGATTGGAATTGTTCCATTTGCTAATGTTCGAAAAAATAAAACTTCGCTTGCTCCTTTGATTAGAAGCCTTTCATCGACATTAATACAAGACATAATCAACAACAAACAAGCATTTTTAACACATGTTCTAATACAAATTTCTTCAACAGTTGTGCCCGATTTCAACGAAATAACTATAGCTTTTCAACAAAAAAACATCATATGTTTATTTAAAAATCAAAAAATAGAGCATTTAATATATAGTGCTCCATACCAAATTAATGATCAAAAACTTTTTACAACACCAGTTGCGCATCTATACGCGGAAATAAACAAATATGAAAATTTGCAAAAACATAGAAAAATGTGTCAACTTCTAAATACATTTCCCATAAAAGTGCTAACAACATCAAAAAATAATATAGATAATAAAAAGATACTAGAACTCATTGAAAAAGAAGAAAAGAATACTGATGCAAAAAAAAGTCTCATAAAATTCTTATTAAATTTATCTGACAGTAAATCTAAGATTGGTATAACGGATAGTATTGAAGGTTTCCTACAAGAAATAACTCCATCTATTATCGATCACAATAAATTGTTACTCAACAAGGGAAACGTTTTACGCCGTGGTCAAGAGAATGATCGCGATGTTAGAGACGTTTTTAAACGACAAATAATAAAATGTATGGAAGAACAAATTCAATCACAGGTTGATGAAATAGAAGCATTAAAAGCAGCTAATCGTGTCTTTGAAACTAAAATTAAAGATTTGCAATCTATAGTAAATGTCTCTGACAACACTAAACATGATTTTATGTTAGATGCAGACATTGAGAGTTTATCTCTAGCCAAAGCATTAAACAAAGTACAAAGCCTTCCTTTCACCAGCGTATCAATAGAAGACACAAGAACAGTAGCGAATAGTTTTTTTTCCCAGTATATTCCTGATATAGAATATGCTGATAAAAAAATAAATCAGTTATGGGAAACCGAATATATAAGAACATTTCGTTTGCGAAGAAATGTTAATAATCAAGGTCAAGAAGACAGTATTTCTTATTCAAATTACACTCTAGAACTACTGATTATTCCATTTATGAAATATATATTAAAGATTAAAAACTTTGAATTATTACCAGAGGAATTTCTTTTTCTTTCTCTAAAAGAAATTCTAACAGCTTTATATTCAGATTGTAAAATAAAACAATATTTAAGATTGATATATCTACGTGAAATAAATGAAACTTCACAATTTATACAGAACCAGACAAGAAATGATTATACACCCAATTCTAATATTTCCATTAATTTACATGAAGAAGACTTTTCGGAATTAGACAATGGAGTTAACAACAAACTTAAAAGAATCAAAAATTGTAGACATATTCAACATATTAAGCGTCCGGAATATCTATGAATTAAACAAGGATAATGAAAAAATATGCCTTAAAAATTTATCTATAATTGATCTTTCTGTAGGAGATAGTAATATATGGTTCCATATTGAAAATGGAACAATTATTAATGGAAAAACGTATAAAAATATATGCGATAAAACTTTTGGCTATATGGGATTTATTGGACTTGTTCTTTTGGATTCTGAAGACACACTTGAAGAAATTAGATTGGATAGAGTTCAATTTAAACGGCGAGTAATTCATTTATTTGTACAAGATGAAATGGAATTTTTACTCTGTGGTCTTATATATGCACTAGAAAATCTACCGATAAAAGGACAAACTTTACTTAATCTACGAACTGTTTTGAGTGAAATGAAGATTACTTCCCTCTTATCTAGACTTTTATTCCAAACATGTAAAAAAATTATAAGTATTTTAAGATATGTTTTTTTTGATGATAAGTGCAGCGAAATTTTGAAAGACGTACCTCTTATTATACAACTGTATCATGAATCAACAACAGCAAACATTCAAATTTTTAATCTTTATTTTAATTCAAAAAAAGATCAAAAACATATTTTATCCTTAAATACAAAACATTTACAAAACGAATCAGTTTGTATAAAGGACCTAATAAATGATATTATCAATAACCAAGAGATTCAAAAACAGTTATATTTAACATGCCTTTAATTAATATTAAATAAATGAGAATGTTCAAAAATAATTTTCCGCTCTAATTTTACTGTTTCAGCATACTCAGATTCATTAAAAAATGTCACTATCCATTTTTTTAAAACACTCATTACACACTTAATATACCACGTAAAATCTATTTCATCCGATAATGGAGAATTCATAAACTGTCGAATGAGTCTGTTATTGTATGACCATACCCCTGTATATTTATTACAATCTAACAACCCTTCATGAATTTCTAATGTATGATTAGCTGGTTTAAATGTATCAATCCAATATTGAACTTCGTACCTAGAACTTACGAATGTTTTAATCATCTGTTGAAAATTTACATAAATGTTTTGAAAATCAATTAATAATTTATTTGCAGTAAAACAATTATATAAGCATTTGCTAGCCGTAACCGACCAATGATTTTCTATGTGTTTGATTTTGCTACTTGTTAAAAAACAGTTAGAATTATACATGAAATTATAAAATGGGATATATTGAATCTTTGTTGTTATATTTTTCACAGAATTAATCTTATTCCAACAGCTGTTTATACCTGTCTGTAAAAGAGGAATTATTTCTTCGGGATTATGTTTTGAACACACTAGATGAATAATACACATATCTTGAACAAAAGCCCATTGTAAATCCATTAATTGACATGCATACAAAAAAGAATTTAAAAAACTTGTTAGCTCATGTGTTATCCTATTGAAAAGGGGCTTAGATTTATCACTGAGTCTTAAAATAAAATTTAATAAATTTTCACTGGTTACATAGTGATCGTTAAAACGAGGCAGAAGATTTCCAGGTACGTATTGCTGTAACAACAATTGAAGAATATCTTCCAGATACACTATGAACATGTTATGTTCAGAAAAAAACATGTATATATCCATATTTTCCATTGATTCCACTTGTACTATTTGACTGTTGCATTTAAAAAATTTCAGAATATCTAAATTTTCGGATTGATCACACAGGTCAATACATAGGTTAGAAATGTCTTGATGTCCGTTTGGTCCTAAACTATTCGGTAAACCACAAAATAACCTGATTCTATTATATACATTTTCAACACACGGAGTTGTGTTTTCTAAATCACTAATAGATAAGAACCAAAGATTCGGAAATCCTAAAAAATAAATCTCTCTATCGTTTCCACAAGGCCATAAATCCGGTCCAATATAATCATGATGCTGTAAAAGTACAAGTTTATTTTCAAATACACGGGTATACAAAAATTTTATAGTTGTTTGAATTAAAAGTAAACATACATCTTCATCATATAGGACCGCACAAAAATTTCTGGGTGTGATCAATAAAAATTTTTCATTCATAAAATCATATGTATCAACTTGAAAAAACTCACCGAACTTACGATTTATTTCATCTGTTGATTCTGAACTAGAAAAAATTTCCTTTTTTCCACAAAAATTTAAAGAAAAGAAAAAATTTATTATATGATATCCAAATCTCATTTTTTTTGTTGATTGTGTACACTCCGTATCAATTAATCGATCTGATTCAATAGGAGAATAATTACCCGTACATTTTAGTATCAGAGGTTTCAATTCTGGTACATGAGCCACAGTATGTGCATCAATACGAACATCTATAATTTCATATCCATTAGAATCTAAAGATATTGTAACCAAAATAAAAGGTACTGAAAGTTTTTTAATCAGATCATGGTTTTCTAAAAGAAGGCTGCAAATTCCTTGGGTTTTTTTATCTACATTTAATTTTTGATCATTCAAATTCCATAAGAATATATTTTCCTTGGTAACTGATATTTTTTCCACAAGATCCCTTGAGATAGGTTTTCCAGTAATTAGAAAAGTATGCAACGAATACGTTTTTGTATTTAAAAATAAGCATTGAAATATTGGAAGTCTGTAAATTTTTTTTTTCCAGTTGTTATATATGCAATAAAGGCTCAGGTGACAGACACAGCCATGCATTTCCATTTTGAAGGTTAAAAAATGTTTCACGTAAATGTGAACTTATATTATAGCCCTGTAACTTATAAATTTTTTTTTTGTTTTTTTTTCGGGACGCATCTGTTAGCGCCTTACGTAATTCCTTATATGTTTTTAGATTGGTTCGTGGTATATTCCACGTATCAAGCAAAGTTTCAAGTTCTCTTTTTGTCAAGCGTCTGAATGGTTTTCCGATAATATATCTAGGTTTGCTTTTGACTAAATTCATATTAAATGCACATTTAAAAAACATTCTAAGTATAGTGATGCTAAATTTTTCTATAGATAGGTGCATCTTGTTAAACTGCATTCCTTTCAATTTATTATATAAATACAAAGTGTGTGTATTATATCTCTCAAATAATTGAACATGTGTTGTGAAAACAATCTGTAAAATGCGAAGAATTTCTGTTGATTTCCTGGCAGCACAGAGTAGAATGGCATCTTCGCATATATCTGTTTCAATGTCTGTGCAAGATTGTATTTTTAGATCTACTCTAATTGACTCCGCTAACAATGCAACATCGATTAACATGCCACGTTCGTGTACACCGGAAATATCATTCAATAAAAAATATTTGCTGCATTCATAATTTTCGGGTAATGTTACAGTCTGTATGTGATTTTTTAAAATTTGTTTTATTTGTTCTTGTCCCATGTTTGTAGACAGACATTTTTGCAAGACTGCGTTAATAAAAACAAATCTGTTAATTTCACTTCTTAAACTTATTATAAATTTCTCAGCCATGAAAATATCAATCTCTGCTTTTAAAAATTGTGTTTTGAAATCATTTAAATTTGTAATATAGTTCTTATGAATTTGAAATGTTCCAAGCTCATAAAATTCTCCGTTGACAATCGTGTCTTTACTACATATTAAATCTTTAAAATCCGTCTCATTATTAACTAATTGGTTTTGCTTTCTTTTTTCAATGAAATGACAATTTTGTATTAACAGTTTTGTAAATTCATAAAATTCTTCTTTGCTGATTGGAAAAAGGCAGTTATTAATATAAACTTTTATGGCATTATTCTGTAATAAAAGACATAGAATATACACACTATCGGAAAGACTTAACAATGTAGTTTTTTCAATGTAGTGTCTAACTCTAAAAAATTGTTTAATAGTTGAATCCGAAGTGTATTTTTGTGCACTGATGCATTTGCTATCAAAATCCACACAGCTACACTGCATTACATTTTCCTCGAAAATTGTCCAATCATGACACTGTGGTATTGTTATGGGTGCTGTTGTAGACAACTTCTTAATTAAAGCCGGATTAAAATAAATAAACATTTCATTATCAATGAGTTTTCTGACTCTACCAATAGATTGAAAAACTGAAACCATGTCAGGTCCCCCCTTCACTAACTGAACATATGCAAACATAGCAGAAAAGTGAATGTGCTCAAAATTTAATCCGACTGTCACTACAGAAGTATAGATAACAGCATTATATAAAATCCAGCTATCTATGCAGTCGCATCTTCCCTGTTTGGAAGTTAAAAGCAAAATTTTTTTTTCTGGAAAGTCAGTTTTTATCAGATTTGCCATAAAATCCGCCGACGTCACGGTACTACAAAACACACAAATATTCTTCCCGGACTCGAGTTTTTCTTTTAAAACACTATAGAATGCAATATTTCCATCTAAAAACGTCGGACAAAAAAATGCTGAGCGTTCTGAAAAACATTCATTGACATATGTGTTTATTAGGAGCGCGCATTTATAATGTGGCACGCACAAAGAAAAAAAATTGACTACATAACGATTTACCGTTGCATCCATAGCAACAATCTGAGTAGAATTTTTAACCAGTGTGAGAAATTTAAAATCAACTTCTTTAATCTTTATCATAGTTTTTGAATAAAATTGTTTTATAATAGACATTATTTCATCTAATATTAAAACATCATAATTTTCACTTACGCGATGCAAACTTTCAACTTGAATTATTAATTTTCTCTTTTTGATTTGACGGTCTTTAATGTCACTATAGAGATAAAAATCATTTAAATTATGTTTTTTAAATCTATTTAAAAGTTCAACAGCAAATGTTTTGCGACACGAAATAACTAGAACTGATTCAGTGTCTGGAATTGTGTTTAAAAAATCTATTAATGCAGATGTTTTTCCAGAACCCATCGGTGCTCTAATGATTTTAATTTTTTCAGAAAATGTTTTAAATGACACCATTGATTTTTTTTGTAGGTACACATTGATATTATGAGAAAAATCACTATCTAACAAGTTTTGTCCAAACCATTCAAATAATAATTCATTGTTTTGGTAATTACGCTCCATATCAGAGTCTAAGTATGGCATCTAGTAGAGTAGATGTGATTAATATGAGAATTTGGGTGTTATCTATTATCTGTGCTTCCTTAACGTACGTCAACGTCACAGTTCATTTAGTGGCTGTCCATTTTCCTGGTTTGGGATTTCCGTGTGCATACTATGAGATTAATGATCTCAGTGCAGTCAATTTATCAATTCGTAATGACATACGCAGTTTAACACCACAACTTTATCTCAATCCCGTGCAACTAATTTGCTATGTAGTTTTTATGGATGTTTGTTTTTTCCTCATTTTATTATATTACATTGTATGTTGTGTAAAAGTGTTTTCGTCTGATAAGACTTCAAATATTAATCAATCTACTAGAGATATTACTTGGATGGGTGATAGCCTATCGTGTTTTCAATTTGTTTTAAGCATGGACTCATATCAGTTTTTTATCACGTCTCTTTCTTTCCGTTTAGTCACGCTTGCTGCCTTTACGTATTGCATTTTCTTCATTTGCTTTACGGCATTTACCTTAACAATGGTAACACAGTATCAATCATCTGAGAAATCTTATTTTGCTTTTAAAAGGGTCCACCCAAAATTAAAAGGCACAATCAAATATAAAACTGTTATAATTAACATGATTGAAATGATGCTCGGATTTTCTAGCATGGTTTTTTCAATTACAATGTGTCTTGGGCTCGGCAACAATTTTTACATTAAGTCATCAACCGTGGCGTTTGCCTCAATTAACACGTTTTTTGCACTATCTTTTCTTTGTTTTTTGATTGTTGAACTAATTTTGCATCGATACGTAAAAGTTCAATTTGGATTGCATTTTGGAGTGTTATTTGGCATAGTAGGATTAACTTATCCAATTTTAAAATATGACTCATTTTTTAAATCCGAATGGACAGTGAAATTTATAATTAATTTAGCAACAATTACTGTTGTCTGTCTCGTTTTTTTAGTATGTAGAGTAGTTAGATTTTTTATACGGAAAAAAAAACAGTATAGTAAATTACCTACAACAGAAGGTTTAACTCTATTAGAAGAATCAAACGAATAAAGACTTATTAAATTGTATCTCGTTTATTGATATTGCTTTGTATATTTTTCTGCGCTAACATTTTACAAGTTTCTTTCTGATTGAGAAGCGGTTTTTCTGCCTGTACATCTTCATCAGATTCCGTATCGGTCAACGCAGAAAACTCATCAGCAAGATTAACGTATTTTCCTTTATAATCTACTAAGGTGTCTTCGGCTTTGCCAAGCACGCCATCATGTATTGTCTTACAGCACTTTGAGCCCATATCTCTAAATTCGTTTGACGTGTAATGTTTTTTTCCCAAATGGAACATATATCTGAAATTACACGTGAAGTGAATTTAGCATCAACACTAATAGGAGTAATTAATAAAAGTAAAGGAATTTCCTCATCAATGTATTCTGTGTTCTCAATTAATAAACGATAACTTTTTTCAGCTTCGTCTCTTTGTCTAAATATAGCAGAAACAATGTAGATTAAAGGTACATTTTTTTGTTGAATATATTCTGGGTTGTTATGATCCTGGATATAAAATTGAGTCATTACATATTGTTGAAGGATACTTTGAAAATAATATCTATGTCTAGGATTTATGAAAGCATCAATAGTAAATTTTGCTTTTTGAAACACACTTAATGTGTTTAATATTGAATCTTTAATAACATCAAAAACTAAAACTGTTGACAAATTTTTTTCATTCAATATAATTAACCGTGTTATGTCATCTGCCAAATCACGTGGAACCGAACAAGACCGACGTTTTTTACCAGAATCATACAAAGAATTATGACTAATTAAATATTCTCTCGCTGACGGAATTTTTCCATTTTCTCGAAATTCGATAGCAGGAACCTGATGTGACAAAATAAAATTTGATAAAGTTTTTTCTGATGGATTTTTTAAGAGTTCAATTACAAACACATCATTTTTGTCTCTTAAATATTTAAATCTAAATTTTAACTCAAAAATGGAAATTTTATTATTTACTTCAATTAAATTATCTTCTGTGAAATCTATTCCATAATATAAATCAATTGAAGCACCAAATACTCCGGATGACGGATCTAGTAATAATCCCAATGTCTCTGTAGGAAACTGTATTTTAGTGAAAAATACACTAACTAAGTGTTGGATTATTGTTTCATGTTTTATGCCATATAAAGCTGCTTCTCCTCTATACACATTTTCTTGCATATCCACAAAAGATTTAGAAATATATATATCATAGATTTTACTGGCTGTTATGCAGTTCTTTCTCATTGCGTGCCACAGTGGATTTTTATATTGACCTCTAGTCTCACGTTCCAATATTTTAAACATAGTCTTAATAATTCTAGGGCTTATGTTTTGTAGTCGGTGATACACATTACAATATAAATCGGTTATTTTCACATTCTTATTAGTGAGACTTTCAACATTCTGTTGCATATAATCAACAAATGATCGAGCTAAAACAGAATCTTTAAAACTAGAATTATATTTAATTAATACATAGTAAGTATAGCACAGGCGTATAAAATTAAATGTAATTTTTTTATTTGAAATCTTTAAATTATTGAACTTATCAATTAAGAACAAATAAACAGACTCTTCATTTAAAATTGAAATTAAGTTATATGAAATTTGACTGTAATCCATGGCCATTATAAACAAAATACGGAGTATGGATCCTTCTCTAAATCAGGAATTGTTGTTATAGAAAGCAGCTGTTGTAAATCATTTAAGAGTCTACGTCCAAATTCATGTGTTTGTAATTGGGCGTGTCTACGTCTAATTGGTTGTCTTCTTGCAGCTTTAGTATCATTTACATATGTGTCTTCAAACAAGTCCCTTAAACTGATTTCACTATTTGCATCTAAAAAATCATAGAATGTCTCAAACACGTCGACAACATCACGATAAAATAAAATACCAAATAAAACTACATGTTCTGCTAACACTTTACAACAAGCATCTTTATAGTCTAATGGATCTTTTATCGGATTAATTAGACATGCCTCATTTGAATATGTGAAAAGTCTATTTTCATAGTATTTCTGTGCTTCACGGCATCCTCTCTCATCTAACATGCGCATCACACATAATAAAAAAACTTGGGACAACGCACACAAATCTAAATTACAGTGTCTAACTGGATTGTTTTTACCCTCGAATTCCGCATAAATATCAGCCAGGATAATTTTATGAGCTACCATTGGTCTAAACCCAGGATTATACATGTCACATAATTTATTGTAACTTTTTGGCACGATTTGAATTCTGTTATCAAATTGTCTCAGTATTCCACATTTCTCATTATACTCTGGGTGTACTTCTGCCAAACTATAGTCAGCTAAAACAGCCTCTAAAATCAGTCCTTTATTGTGTTGGATTAAAATATTAGCCAGAGATATGTCACAGTGATTGATTCTGCAAGTCATGTTCAAAAACCGCACAGCCTCCGCAAGATTGCAAAAAATGGTGTAATAGTTTCTTACGTTTGCAATTTCCCAATCTGTAAATTTATAAAGATCCATAGCATATGTTTTCGACAGGGAGATTTTGTGATTTAAACATACTGAGTTAGATACCAGAAGATTTTTAAATACACAATCATAGGAATTTAATTGTGCGCCAGCTTTAGATCGAACTACACCAGATACATACGAAGAGATACAACTCTCTGGTTCATCTGAAACTTTTATTGCAACGTTGTTAAGATCATAAACTTTTCCGTATGCCCCGCTTCCTAATATTCGTGCCATATTTTTTTCAGGATCACAAAATTTTGAACATAGATTTTCTTTGTGTGGCACATATACAATGGAAAAGGAATGAGCATCAAAGTGTACCGGAAATAAATATGGTGCACTGATTGTCTCAAAAACACCAATGTTACTCAAAACAGATTGATGACAATTTAAGTCTGAAATAGATTTTCCATTAATAGTTAACACAATTTCCTTCGTTTTTAGGAAAAGTAAATCTTTGTTTGATGATTTTGGTGATTCTGTTAAAGATTCATTACAAGTCAATTCTATAGAAGATTCCGGTTGAATATCTGTTTCCATGGGTTCGTTTATAATTGGTTCAGATAAGTTATCATCCATTTCTTTCAGAAATTTTTTCAAAGGTTTTGAGCTAGATTGAGTAAATTTGCGTTTAGTCTTAACATTTTTTGATTCTATTTGTTTGGAGCATGCTTGTTTTGGTGTTTTAGTGAACTCATCCATAGTTAGTCTGATGTGAATGTTGTGGCTAAGGTATCTTTTATATTGTCTGCAAGAGATTTAACTTCCGCCGACACATCAAAAATTTCCTCTAAATCTATGTTCTCTAGTTGTTTAATAGTTTTTTTCTGAGTTTTCAATTGAGATTGTTGCTCTTTTAAAATATTCGTTAATGTACCAATCATATGCCGCTGTTCGGAGTTGTCTGATTTAATGTTTTGATTAATTACTTTTATTTGTTGATGTAAACTCAGAGGATGATTTTCACCAAGTTTAATTTTTAAAGATTCATAATGTTTATTTTCTAAATTTCGAGACATGTTCTGTTTTACAAGATCATAAAACGACATTATATTTTTAATGTCACACAGTTTTCAGAAAAAACAAGAGCGGACAACAATTTGCCAATGTCGTACACAGGGAAAATAACAGCACCTTTACACCCCGGTAAAATCTGTGTTATAGTAACTGTTGTTTGTACAAATGAACAGTCCTTTAATATTATTGGACTAAACACGGCCATCTTAAGATTATTTGCTGCATATTCCATGCACAGTCTATTTTGTTTGTATATCGCACAAAACAAACACATTTGTGCTGCTATGTGGAAACTCGCTATTTCTTCTTCAAAAAATTTTTCTCTCGATTTTAAGTCCATGATGACGGATGTGACCCGCTTTTTAATTTTTTGTTTCAAATTGGATTCCTCAACATTAAAGTCCTTATACATAGATAATACGTAGATTTGCAATAAACCGAAAAAACTATTATGATTAATTTCCTTTTCATAAATACATGGTGGAAACAACACTGGGAATGGAGCATTGTATCCATTTTTGCTATAACCAAAACAGTTGTCAACTTTGCAAAAACTCATCGGTCCGCAAAATGCTAACCATAGAAAACACTCAAGATCACGCACATCCACGTGTCCGAGAATACCTGGGGTTTCGGCATAAAGCAAAATATTTTGAATAAAGTTCGTTTTATCTAACAAATATGCAGTTTCAATGTGTTTTTTTGTGTAAATAATATACGAACCAGACAATGCAATTCCTTCTGTTGTTGTATTCATAATGTTTTGTAACAAATAACTTTTGGATGCTCTTTTAGGAGATGGTTTTTTAAAAGATGAAGCTAATTTATCTAACGCTGTATCAATATTTAACATAGAATCCTTTTTTTCTTTTTTGAGGTCCGTTGGAATGACATTTGTCACTAGCATGAAATTATTAGTTGGTGTCTCAATAAGTTTTAATCGTGTATTTGGAGCAGCGGACTGACAAACGGTTAAAGCCGTTTGCACTGCCTCTGAAAATTTTTTGGCATCGCGGTCACTTAGTTTATTTACTTCTGTATATATAGAATTTAATGAAATATCTGGATCCATGTTGCGGTCACGAGATATCGAACAGATTCATAAAACATATAATTGTATTATTTGGAAAAATGACCAAAACGTAAATATATCTTCAGTTTTTCCAAACAGTGCTATTTTTTGCAAAAAACGATTTATGATTTTAACTCCAGAACTAGGATTTTCACATGCATATTGTAGATATGTTAAACCTTTGTATCGTTTCTGTGAGAAGCAGAGACACATAGAACAAAAATTTACCTTGTCCGACTGTTTAGGTCAAGCTCTGTCAAGGTTAAAATTTGTAACTGTTTCGGATAAAACAGCAGAAGTTCAGTATAAAGAACATGTTGAATTACAAAATATGTTTTATTCAGATCCTATATTTTTACAGATTGAAAGATTTATGTGCGACTTTCAAAAATGGCTTAATGGCGGATTTGAAAGTGGTAATGCAGTAAAATCTATTAAACTAGAACCATTTCAAAAAAACATTCTTATACACATAATTTTTTTCATAGCTGTTACGAAATTGCCTTCACTAGCCAATCGCGTTCTTAGTTATTTAAAATACAAATTTGAAATAGATTTTATAGGTAACGACAGTGTTAACATTCTGAAACAAAAAGCTTGTGTTTTTTTGGTTCCTAGACGACACGGTAAAACATGGTTAACTATTCCAATTATATGTTTTTTATTGAGACATTTAGAAGGAATAAGCATTGGTTATGTTGCCCATCAAAAACATGTTTCACATTTCGTGATGAAAGAAGTTGAATTTAAATGTCGTCGGTTTTTCCCTCAAAAAAATATTACCTGTCAAGACAATGTCATCACAATTGAACATGAAGCCTTCAAAAGCACTGCATTATTCGCAAGTTGTTACAACACTCACGTAAGTATAAACTTTTTTATTTATGATTCATTCATCATTTACAGACAATGCGCTTACAAACGGGACAGGAAAGTAAAATCAGTCTACTAAGCGCTGGATTAAGACGTATTAAAATCCAGTTTGAATTTCTTAAAACTATTGGTTCTTTGTTTTTATAGCCAGTAACAAAAGAATTAATGTCCGTAGAAAGCTGAGCATTCTTTTCTGGATACATCAAATCAACAGTATCAATTTCCTGATCACATAATAATGAAGACAATTCAGAATTGGAAATGGCAACTCCTTTTTTTCTACAAGGGATGTAGCAAAAACAAGTTTCTTGATTATCGATGCATCCAATAGTTTTACCAGTCGAATCAACATGTTTTTTATGATCTTTACAGAAAACACATCTTTCATTATTGCAGGCTGTCATATCAAAAATTATCTTTGACAAAGATGGCAAAACATTGTCAAAGCAAGCTAGATAGAGATCATAATTTAAAACAAATGTATAAATATAGTAGTTATCTATATTATTTAGACACCAGGAACCGCATCCCAGAGGAATTAGTTTGTTTTCTCCGGCTCCTTTTAAGGTCAAAAGCTGTGCTTCGCTGTAACTTACAATGGAACTATTTTCATAAATTGTATTAGGTGTAACATCTTTGCATTCCAAGATAAGTTCACTGCTATATTTTGGCACAAAATTTAGATCAATTTTAGTTAAAGGCCCTATCTCTAAAACATAATACAATAAATCATTAGTGACTATACGTTTTTTTAATTTCATGGAGTTAGTCATGAATTGTCCGGCGTGTATTCCATTTATGGCCAAACTAAAAACAAAATCGGAATTTCTTTTTAAAATAATAATATTACAATGTAAACAATCTTTAAATTTATCAAAAGTGAAAATAGGAGACGATGTGGCAACGCAACGATATTCATGAAAAAATTTTTTCTTGTGAATTAAAAACCAGTTACATTCGTTTTGTAAAAAACTTCTAAGGTAACCCAAACTGCCAATCGAAGAAAGTTGCATCGTCATTATTTGATATGAAGGATCCAGAAATGCAAAATCCCCCTGGTATGACCCAGTATAGTTTTAAATCTTCAGACATATATAGTGCATAACAATTTGGCTGTAATTCCCAAGAAATATTCTGATTTTTTCTAACTGTTGAGTATAACATTGTGGCGGAGTTTATTTTCCATTTTACTATTTCTCCATATAAAACTTTCCCCGTTGTGCAATCAATTAGATCGGCAAAAAACTCATTTTCATCTAAGCTTTTCCTTTTTGTTGCCTTCTTAATGAAAAAACTAGCCAAGCCCTTAATAACACAACTATTTCGATTCATGTTCAAAATCCAAAAATCTCTAGCCAGCTCCATGCCAGAGGTGAGGTACTTTTGAATGGATTTCGTTTGGAAATGACAATCAAATTTCTGTAACAAGCTATTATTCTGATTATATGCAGCTAAAACTATAATCTTAAAAACTCTTTCACAAATGTTTAAAAGATAGTTATTAATTCTGTCTAAATAATCCGTAAGCGATTGTGCGCTCAAATGTTTTAACGGAGTTGAATAATTTTGAACTCGTATCTGAGCCACTTTAGACATTTCATACCAAAAAACTAAAATTGCGTACCTTTGTTCTAAATCATTAATTACTTCGTAGAAAACGTTTTGATTGAACCAAGAATCACATTTGAATGTTACTTTTGTCTTTTCTTGTATAGAAATTTGATGAAATTGTACGCTATTTTCAGATTGTTTGAGTCCTCTGACAGTTGATGGTGGTTCTAATGGCCCATTGTGTTTTAATGAGTTGTGAGTTTTACTGATGAAATCAAAATTTTTTTCAGGCATGTGGAAAAAAGGTTTTTTTACGTTTTGTTGCTCATTTTCTTTTGTTTCACGAGAAGTTTTAGATAGTATATCAGCTAGCTTAATTAAAATGTCCTCATGAACGAAATTTGGAAAAATAATTTTAAGGATTAAAACATCTGTATCCAAATGTAAATTTTCTACACTTATAGGTACCGTGATTATTACAAAGCCATTTAAAATATCTTTTGAAGTAGTATTTGAAAAAACCTGTGAGAGCATAACATCATGCAATATAACTCTAAAATGGACTTTTTCCCATGGTGTGTAAAATAACTGTGTTTCTTTTAAAAAGACACATTGAAAATATATTTTTTCAATTTGTTTTATTTTTTCTTTTGATAAGGTATCATTTATCAAAAGACACAGATGCAGAGGCAAATTTGCTTTCATTCCAGAAAACATAACTTCACATAATAAGTGCATTTCCATATTCTACTCTCATTTTTTTCAAGATATTATCTTCTTTTTTCCTCTTACTTACACGAATAACATTGTTGTCGTAAATAGTGTTCTCAGCGTGACCTCCAATTATTAATTGGACAAATAGCTGGCTAACAGTTGTTAGAGGTAATTTATTCAAAGATGAGTTTTTGAAAACGTTATTAAACGTACAGAAAACAGCGTTTTCGACCTGTTCAATAAATTTCCCATCTTTAATAATATTACGAATAATACTTGAATATCTATCTCTATTTTGGATTAAAAAACTATATACATATGATAAAAGAACCACAACAACATTAATTGTTTCAATGTTTGGTTCTTCGAGAGGTTCTCTGCAAATCTGTGAATAAGAGGATATCCAGCCGTCGTAAAAAAGTCCCGTCTTTACACAGACGCAGCCTTCGTGTGTATTTATTAGGTTACAATCTTCTAACATGTTACAGAAATGAACCTTGTAACAATTTGAACAAACAAAAAGATTCCCTAATCCTAATTCAAATGTTAATGGGTTGTGTAAATTATACATATGTGAACATTCTGTATCACAATTATCTTCATTCAAATTATTTTCTGTCTTTGTATTCATTTTTTAGAAGATCGGTAAAAATTTCAATTGCAAGACTATCATATAGTACAGCAACTAAATCTGTTTTTCTGGGTAATGATTCTACAGGTTCAATTATAAAACTACAATTTAAACAAATGCTGTTAATGAGATTTAAAAGTTCTTCTTTCGAGCTACATGAAAACTCACGCTTAATGTCATGTAAAACGTTATTCATTTTCTTTCCTAGAGCATTCGTGGTCAAAGTTTCAATCTACTTATTGTAGATGAAAGCCATTTCATTAAGAAAGATGCCTTTAGTACAATTCTTGGATTTTTGCCGCAATCATCAACAAAGATATTATTTATATCGTCTACAAATTCTGGTAACCATTCAACGTCATTTTTAACTAAATTAAGTACATCTCCTTTTGAAATGTTAAGTGTTGTTTCTTATGTATGTGAAGATCATGCCCATATGCTGAACGAAAGAGAAAATGCAACTGCTTGCGCATGTTACCGATTACATAAGCCCAAATTTATTTGCATCGATGCTGACGTCAAAAAAACCGCAGATCTATTTTTAGAAGGTGCTTTTAAACATGAAATTATGGGCGCTTCTCTATGTAATGTGATAAATGATGTTTTAATTACGGAACAAGGACTAATAGAGTTTGAGTTTTTCCGATATAGTACAATACACAAACAAATTTCTCAGTTTTTGGGTAAGGAGCTTATTGTGTACATAGATCCAGCTTACACAATTAACCGACGCGCTTCTGGAACTGGTATTGCAGCTATTGGAACATATCTTGAACAATACATTATTTATGGAATGGAGCATTATTTTTTAGAAAGCTTATTGACCAATTCTGACGCATCTATCGCTGAATGTGCAGCACACATGATAGTTGCAATTTTAGAACTACATAGTTTTTTTACAGATGTAAAAATAGTCATAGAAGGTAATTCAAATCAATCTTCAGCTGTTAAAATAGCTTGTATTTTAAAGCAAACCATTTTATTGTCCACACAAATACACATAACATTTTACCATACGTTAGACCAAAATCAAATTGCACAACCTTTTTATTTACTAGGAAGGGAAAAAAGATTAGCCGTAGAATATTTCATTTGTAATTTTAATTCTGGTTTTATTAAAGCATCACAAGAAATAATTTCTTTCACAATTAAAATAACATATGATCCTGTAGAATATGTGATTGAACAAATTAAAAACCTTCATCAAATTAATGTAAATGAACGTATCACATACAATGCAAAAAAGCAATATTTTTCTGATGATCTTTTAATTTCTATAATCATGGCAATTTACATTTGTCATGAAAGTAAATCTGCAGCATTTAAAGAAATTTAGTGTCCTAAACAAGCCTCTAAAAATCTAGTCAGATCCATTTTTGATGCAGACGTGTCAATGCTTATATGTTTCTTTATATTTGATAAAACTTCTGAAATATCTTTATTCTGGGAAAACAAATAAATAACATTTGTTGCATATAAAAGAGTTTTGTAAGAAACTTCATTACACTCTGAATAATACTTTTTTACCACCGTGTGTACAATTTGATTGTTCTCTAACATCTCAGGTAATAAAGATCTATGCTTATAAATCGAATTTAATAAAGAACATAAAAGATAGCAAGAGGATAAAAATTCTTTGTGCTCAATAAATGATTTTGAAAACATTTGTGTTTTTGTTCGGATATTTCCTGTAATTTCTTCCCACATATTTACAGCCCCAAGTTTAAAAAGACATACCTGTGTTAAAACAAAACTTTCAAGTATATTCCCATTGATTGCAAAAGTTTGCAGGTTCGCGAGTTCGTGACACTTGTTAATCATGTGTTGTTCTTTTTTTGAATCAGTTGGTATTTTTGTTACTACGACTTTTAAAATGTACGCTATTCGATCCCTAAAAATTGGCAATTCTTCGTTTTCCAAAACAAATTGATGATTAGGCAATATTGGAAAAATTTCTGGGACATAAGGAGACAGTTTTTTTTGAATGGTAACTACTTTTACGGCACATTTCCATTTTAATTCGATCGGTTCTAACTTATCTCTGAGCAAGAGTATTTTTGGTTTGTCATAGATCAGAGAAGAACTTTTTGAAATATCTGTTCCGCATTCAATCACAATTTTTTCACAATGTATCAGTCCAGTTAAAGTATATATAATTTCACTATATGAATGCCAATACAGGACCACCGTAAATACACTTCTATTCAAACAACCAGTTATATATGCACATAAGTTTGACATTAATACCTTATCCGTTTTCAATTGTAATAAATTCCCTAAATCTGAGCTCACAATTTCATGTATCATTACTGTTTCTGCGTCCACATGAAGACCACAATCTCTCCATAAATGAAACTCAGTCATTTTTTTGTGAGTTTAATAAATGTAATAACTTTTTGCTTTCGTCTTTCACATAAGTATTAGAACAAGAGTTGGCTAAATACTTCAAAAGTTTCACGAAAACATTTTTTCTGATATAGTATTTGTTTGTAATGATGTAACGTAAAACAGTTAAACCATTAACATTTCTACCTAAATGATCCAGTTTTAATTTTTTTTGTCTAGTTAATATTTTAGGAACATTATTAGCAACACGACTTCCAACTAAAGCACATGCATGTTTAATCTTACTGTTAGCAACAGAATTTTTATTAAAATCAAAAAAACCCCTCTTTATTAAAAAAATCATGATGTCATGAACTTTTTTCTCTTTTTCTAAACCATATTCTAATAAAAGACCCAATCTTAAAAAAATTAAATACTGTTTTACAAGAAATGGAATTTGATGCATATTACGTCTTTCTAAAAAAGTCAATAATGTATGTAATTTAAAATCAAAGGAAAGATGAGGAATTTCTTGAATGCTCTTTAACTCTTTTGATAGTACATTTTTCAAATCCTTTCCAGATACCCTTGGAATTATTCCTGTACCAGCTTTAAACCACCCCACGTTAACTTTTTCTGAATTAGATATCATGCAAGGAAAATTCGTAATCCAGTAAACTTTTTTTTTCCTTTTTCTTACAAGTTCTTGATCATCTAATCCGTGCAAATCTACTGAATTATTGCTATTACATACAAAAGCTGGCAAAAAAAAATCTTGTATATTCACATGTAATTTATAAACGTTTAATGCGTATAAAAAATCGCAGTAGGGACCACGTATATTTATATTTAATGAACTTGTTGTAACATCGTCATTTGAAATAAATGTACTTACCGTCAAAGATGGTTCTTTAAAAGTATGTTTATACATAACAAAACTGTGAGTCATGCTTTTTGGAATTTGATGCAAAAAACATCTCGAATATTCAGAAATTGTTGCTTTGAGATTCATTACTCTGTTTGTATTGAACGCATTAATAGTTATTCCTCCTTGAGTAATAGAGGTTATTTCCGCAAAATCTTTGCCACCTGGAGTTAAGGGAAATTCATTATCTTTGTGTATTGGAATTTGAAATCTAAAACTGCTACCAGCTTCACGTAAACGTTTGAAAGATAATCTGTCTAAAATTCTGATATAATAGAATGGCAACAAATTGTTTTCAACTGCTTGTTTTTTATCTTTCATAAAGTATCCATAATAAATCAATAACAAATTTCTCCATATAAGTTGTTTTTCATCGAACACATATAATGTTTTTCCGTAATAAAACCCGTTAAAAAGATTTGGTTTTGAACACTTTGTAAAAATTTTAATGTTTAAATATAAAGATTGAAGCTTAAATTTTACTAATGAAAATGTTTGAACATTTGGTGTTATTTGAGAAGATAATTTAAAAGTCCTTAGAGCAAAATGCTTATTTTCATGAAATTTGGTGCCGATGACTTTGAAAAAATCAGCAGTAATTTCATTATGCGTGGAAACTGTATAACAAATTTTCTGAAATTCAAGAATAAAAAATTGTTCTAAACATGAAACCGTAGGATTCATTGGTATTGACCGAAAACCAAATAACAATTTATAATGAATTATTATTCGTTGAGATGTCTTAGAACCTAGATAAGAGATGAGTTCATTTGTACATTGCTCAATATCTATTATGGATAAATATTTACATAGAAAACACAAAAAATACGGATAATATTCCATATAGATGGAAATGTTTTTTGGAAATATGGTAGCCGTATATTTATCATTCATGACATTAGAACAGGTACATAAAATGTTCGGTAAATGTTGATTCCATTCTGTTAATGAGAGTAAACCTCTAAATATGTGAGTTGAATGATAGTTTTCCATAATAGAAAAACGATATGGATTTTCACAACAGTTCAAATTATTCCTATAAATGTATAATACAGGTCCTATACAATCATAGCTGCGTTTATGTAAATATGAATTTACATCCCATTCATCACAGTAACAGGGAACACTCACAGGACCAAGTAATAATCGACATAAAGTTAATTTAGCTTGATCTTTTACATTTCTTATAGACGGACCTGAAGTGGAAAAAATAACTTTAATTATTTCATTAATTTTTTCCAACGAAATGTTCACCTGTTTTGCTAATCTTTGATCTTCGCTGCGAGCAACCTCCGCAGTTAAATCATACGAATCGACAAATACTGGTATATTTTTAGCATTGTGAAGGGTGTTTTTGTCATTAACTATTAAAGTTTCTTTGAAAAGAAAATTTTCCATAGTTGCATATCATGGAGAATTGGCATGCAGCTGAGATTCTACCAAAAATCCATGTATCGTCAAACACGTTTGATGATATAAGAACACAAACAGCCGAACAGTTATTTGAAAATTTGAGACTATATTACGGTGATGATCCTAACCGTTATAATCTCAGTTTTGAAGCCATACTTGGAATCTATTGTAATAGAACTGAATGGATAGATTTTTTTCACACTTCTGTGGCAGTAGCCGCACATGTGATTCGTTTCAATGACCTGGAAAAAATGTCTCTAGGGAAGATTTTGTTTTTTATACAGTTACCTAGAGTGGCAACAGGAAACGACGCAACAGCTCCGAAAGAAACAACTGTTATAGTGACTAAATATTCGGAAAAATATCCAATAACTATCTCGTTTGAGTTAAGTTCTGCTTGTCTTTCTCATTTAGAAAATACCTTTAAAAATACGATTCTCAACCAAATGTTAAATATAAATGCAATTCATACAGTATTGCGATCTTTAAAGAATTCAGCTGATTCATTGCAACGAGGGTTAATTTACGCTTTTATAAAAACTCTCTTAAAAAAATCACCCCCACAGTTTCTATTAAAAACCATGTTAGAAAACAAAGTGCACAGCAAACAAATGCTCACTAAAGTTCAACGTAGCAACATGTTCCAAAGTTTTAAAAACAAACTTATAAACTCTTTATTTTTTTTAAACCGCACTGAAAACTCTGGCTTTATTTATAGATTTCTCTGTGAAATGGTAGAATCTGCTACGGAAGGTATTTTAAATAATGTTAATCATTACATTTTAAAAGATGGCACTTCAGTCAACGGTGTTTTACTTGGAACTTCAAATACGATTCAAAGTTTAAATAATGTGTTAACACAATTTACATCACAAGTTACTGTCTCTGCGCCAGCGTCTTATGGCACATTTGTAATGGGAAAAGAAAATGCTGTTACAGCTATAGCATATCAAGCTATAATGGCAGATTTTGCAAACTACACAAAAAATATTGCCACGGAACAACAAGACCAAAACACTAAATCTGATTTTTTCGAAAATAACATTAATTTTGCTGATATTAAGGTAAATATTATTAAGCTCAGTGACAAAGTTGTGGTTTTAGATCACTTAAAAAAAGTATATAAGAACACTAATATTGAAGATCCTCTTGAACAGAAACTCGAATTAACTTTTTTTTTCCCACTTGGTTTGTACATTCCCGTGGAAAATGGATTTAGTACAATGGATAATAAGATTAAATTGAACAACACTATGGAAAATAATTTGCCTACAAACATTTATTTTTATAACAAAGATAATATTATGCAGAAAATAGATTTCAGTGATCTTTTGCCGTCTCTGTGCCATCCCATAATTTTTGATTCTAGTATTTCTGAAAGAATATTTGCATCGGCTACAAAACCAACAGGACATATTTTCAACCGGTTATGTCAAATTGAATTTATCAGAGAAACTCCAAATAACATTCTTTCAAATTTATATTATTTATATGAAATTAAAAAAGAAGTCCCAAAATCATCTAACATGCTAAAAAACGAGCTTACCATAGACGATTTTTATAAATCAGAAAATTTTACCATTCAAACTGAGCTTCATCCATTCTTCGATTTTAGTTATATGCAAAAAGATAGAGCAACTGAGATTCTATGTTGTCCAAGAATAATGCTGGGAAATATACCCTTACCTTTGACTCCGCCTTCTTTTCATGAAGCAAGAGCTCACCAAATGATGGAGCATGCTAAAACAAACAATATACAGTATGATGCAACCATTAAACTAATCAGTGATAGTTTTTCAAGTACATCTTATCCAGAATTAGCTTATATAATTGAAACTTTAGTTCATGGAAATAAAACAGCTTTTCAAATTCTGAAAAGTGTTATCAGCGAATGTATCACGTACTGGTTTAATGTAAAGCACCTTTTATTATTCTGTGCTAATTTTGAAATGGTCTATCTAATTACAACTTTTCTTGGAGATGAATTAATTCCCGGCTCTGCATATGCGCATTATAAAAATATAATTTCGATTTTAAAATTAGTTAAGAGAACAGTTTCCATTTCTAATTTTAATGACCAACTGTGTGGCGAACCACTTGTTGGTTTTGTAAATGCTTTGTTTGATAACCGTTTATTTTGTCCATTTTTAAACACCATGCCAAAAAATGAAGCGAACGCCATTATTGTTTCTAACGATATACCATTATCTCAAAATACAGTAAAAATGAGAAATTATGAAATTTCAGATTTGAATCGAATGAATCTTATAGACTCAACAGATGTTTTCACAGATTTAGAAAAACCTTCTTTCGAAAACACGGTTTTAAGCAAGATTTTCTATTTTTGCTTTTTGCCCGCATTAGCTAATAACAAAATTTGTGGAGGGGGAGTTGACATAAAAAACTTTGTTTTAGATTTTTTCTATACTGAACCTTTTATTTTGCCAGACGATAATTTCTATGAACAACCAATTACACATGAAGTGTTACTTGACATAATTAGAGAAGCTGTTGGTTATTCACATACAGCTGCTCATCTGTCATGCATAGCTAAACAATTGTTTAAATCATTACTGTATATATCAGAAAACACCAAAATTTTGGAGATTGAATCTTATTTGGATCCGTCTCAAAGACATGGTAAATGCTCAGATTTTAAATCTTTACAGCACGTATTGTATAATGGATTGTGCTTAACATCACCAATTAATATATTAAAAAAATATTTTAAACCTATACCCTTTCACAGATATTTTTCAGATCCTATTATATGTGGCCTTATGAATATTGATATTCAAGCTTATCTAAATGTATATCCCCATTACCAAAGAAATGATGGAGGTTTTCCTCTACCAATACCTCTAGCTCACGAATTTCATAATTGGCAAAGAACACCCTTTTTTATCTATGCTTCTTCTTGTTCAAATTCATTATTAAGTATTATGACATTAGCTTCTATGCATTGTAAATTATCTCCAATTGCTATAATTCTTTTAAGTAAACAAAAAATACATCCTGGATTTGCTGCTACTTTAGTTCGAACAGATTGCTTCGACGTTAACTGTTTATTATACAGTTCAAAGTCTGCAACATCTATAATGATTGATGATCCAATAGTTTCAACTGACGTTAAAGATATTGGTACAACATATAATCTCACTCAACACATTAGTTTCCTTGATATGGGAATAGGATTTAGTTCGAATACAGCAATTGCAAATCTTAAAAGGGTTAAAACAGATATGGGTAGTAAGATACAAGATTTGTTTGCTGTCTTTCCAATGCATTCATTTAACAACTCTAGTATAAATTCCTGGGTTCGACACCATATTGGTATAGAGAAACCAAATCTTTCTGAAACCGACATTTTAAACATGCTTTCATTCGGTAAAATAAATCAAACTCCACAGTCTATTCTTTTGCACGGTCAACAGGCAATTTGTGAAGTTATTATATGTCCAGTAACAGCCGATCTAAATTTTTTTAAAACACCAAAAAATCCAAGAGGCAGAAATTCATGCATGATGAGTATTGATCCACATAATGAATTAGAAGCCATGAGATCTTTATACGATCATTCTTTGTCCGATAGTGATTCTTTTTTAACAACTATAAATCCATGGGCATCTCAAAAAGGCTCTTTATCTGATGTATTATATAACACTAATCATAGAAACCAATTAGGTTATAATCCTAAAAGTTATAGTCCAAATGCAATCTTTTTTACTGATTCGGAAATACTGAAAACAAATAAATTTATGTTTAAGCTTATAACAGATTATTCCCAAAAAACAAAAACGTGTTTAGATAGTGATAGTGATATACAATATTGTTGCTCTGAAGGAACAGACGAATTAATTCATCGTCCATGTCACTTTTTACAAAGTGCGTTTCCAATTCACTGTTCTTCTAATCAAGCTCTATTAGAGAGCCGCTCAAAAAACGGAACTACATTCTTAAGTGAAACACATTTTAGTAATTTTGCTATTGGGGAAGCATTTCCACTTCAAAACATAATTGAATCTTTACTATAAAAAATGGATTCTGTTTATTGCACATTTGATCAAAAACTATCTCTTTCTGATATTGGAACTTTGTGTAAGCTCGCTAATACAGTTATACCAATTTATTCACATCATCATTTAATCGGAAATTCAAATCTTGGGCTTTATAATGTTCTGTCAACAACTAATGACTATGTACATTTAAGAGACACTTTAAGAACAATGGTTTTAACAATTTTACAAAAGGTTGAGGGTAATCAATTAGTTTTAATACGACCTAAAATTGGACAACAGTATGAAATTAGAAATACTGGTCCATTTCCATTAGAAAAGGGGGATCGACTAAGTTTAATTCCACCGTTACAAAATTTCTCACAAAAATTATTAGCTTTTTCGGACTGGGAATTAGTTTTACCTTTATTGATCCCTACGGATATTGCAACTGAAATAAATATACGAATGCTTTGTATTGGTCTGATCTCTATACATAGAAAATATGAAGAAATACAAACTATTATAGATGAACTATGTTATTTGCAATATAGAGATGTTACAATAAAGTTGCCAGATATTATTAACGATGGACGTTCTATGTTTTCAATGAAAACCGCATGTATTTCTTTTTCCATGATCGCTACTATGGCTCCAGATCTTGTTCAAACATATATTGAAAGGTTGTCTTTGGAAGATCATTCAATGCTGTTAATTAAATGTCAAGAGTTATTAGCCAAGAGAACAACCAATAATCAAAACATAATCCTAAATGCAACAGAAATCAAAACAGAGCTTAAAAAAATAAAAACAGTTTTAACTATGATTAATCAGATAAATTCTTTAACCCAGGAAAAAACGTTCTTTATCGTTTCTGATGTTTCTGCTGACAATAGGCTGGCAACCTGTATATTTAAAGAATAAATAAAATCTCTTTGAATATATTTTTATCTGTGCTATTAACTTAACCTTTTCAAATGTCTACAGAAATCTATCAAAGTGTTAAATATATTCAAGTTAAAATTCCATATAAAGAAGAGTATGATAATAAAGATGAAGTTGATTTTATTTTGGACGAAACATTAGCTCCAAGAAACTCACCTGTGTTGCTATTTACTACAGAGTCAACATCGAAAAAATGCAGCATCATATTTTCCGCACACTCTTTAGCAAACGAACAAGAAATCAAAATTCGCTTTAAAAAAACAGAAAAAAATAATTTCCCATTACAGGTTGTAATTTTCGGATTTCCGCTTTTAAAAGTTAGCTCATCATTACTTATAGTCCCTAGTTATGATATCAAAGATCAAGAGCAGATGGCAATTTTACCAGGTCTTCTTAGATTTAAAGATCAGCAAACTATAGCCACAAACAATCCGCGCGATACCAATGAACTCACAGTTACGGTTTTTAATTTAGAATGGAAATTAAGTGTGCATCAACGTCAACTGGAAAATATTGCTGGACGTCCACTAACAACTTTGTGCACTATTTGCTCTGTAAACATGAATCAACTGCCAGTTTGGTTTAATGAGATCAGAGGAAATAACAATTGGCCAATTGGTAAGGTGATTTATATATCAGATCCTTCAATTTCTGTACGTAAAATTGTGTTTTCTCCACCTTTATTAGATATCTATCTTCGTTGTTATGCAGAAATGACAATTCACAATACATTTATAGTTCCTAGTGACTGTATGCTAAAACTTAGTTTTATGAAAAAAATGACACCAAATGAAATATTTTTAACGGTTAATATGCCTCATTTTCGGATTATAAATGACAAACGACAAATTGACGTTTATTTTCAAGAAATTATGCATTTTGCTGAAGAAGAAACAAAACGTCTATATTTTAGAGGTTACTACTGGACTTTTGAAGCATACGCAGTCTATTTCCCTGACCCAGACTCTAAAGTAAAATCTAACGTGTTTTTTTGGCCACCGAATTCAACATTTAGCATTAAAGTCTCCAGTACACTTTCACAAACGGTAACAACCAATGACAAAATCGGCAGTATTTTTTTTATTCCTAAACACGTGCTGCGAACAAGATTTGATTCAAAAAATGAGGAATGTTTTAAATCGGAACTTGACTTACACCCGAATGAATCAGATTTGGATGCGCTCTATTTTTTGGCTGATAAAATTTTATTGTCTGACCTACCAGATCTCATATTAAAGAATAAGAAATTGACACCTAATGAAAAAAACAATAAATTTAGTTCTTCGAATCATTTTTCCTCAAATACAAGACTGAGATTCTAGTGGATAGTTGACTAAAAATTTAGTTGAATATACATTCAAATTTAAGGAATTTTAAAATTTGATAATGGCGTCTGTCAACAGATCGCAGCTAATACAATTTGCTATAGACTGTAACAACATTAATTTCGATAGAAGTCTTTCTTCTATGAAACTAACCTGTACATTATCTCATGAAAATCCTGTGATCCTATTGGTGACTGATGGAACTGAAAACAATCTAGAAAATGTAATTTTGGCGGGTTACATTTTATCAAACACCAGAACCATTTACATTACGGTTAACTTTGTGGACTTTTCACCTGTATGCGTTAATATGTTTGCCTTACCAATTGTTTTTCCTACTTCTGCTTTATCAATAGATAATTATTTTTACTTTAAAGAAAATATGGATCCAATCATATATCAACAATTCGGTCATATTGATAAAGATCAAAATATAGGTATGGTAGTTTATTCTATGGATTCAAATATTTTAACTATAGATGCATTAGTTACTAAAATTTGTTGGAAAAAGAGTGACTTTCAACCCGTTTTAAAAACGCCAAAAAATGAAACAATTGAAACTATGTATTGTTTATTTACACTTGATACCGATAAATGTACATACTGGGAATATGTTTTAACGGAAAACACACCAATTTGTGAAATTGACATGATTTCGGAAAACAATGTGTCAGTTTATAAAATTGAATACAGAACACCTACAATGTTCATCTTTCTACGTTATGTTTATGTCACAAACTCTTTATCATTAGTGATTCCAAATGAATGTAACTTAAGATTAAAATTTTTCCAATCAATCCGGAATCAAGTGGCTCTTAATATTAATATGCCATATTTTAGTGTTTCTCCAGAATTAGGATACATTGAAATTTATTTTCCAGGAAGAATGACTCTAAAACCCTATCAAATAACAGAATTGAATTTGCGGGGAACATTTACTAATTTGTCTGTAGTAGGAATTTTCATTCCTAAATCGTCGTCTCATTTTTATTCACTTCCCTTCATCTGGCAACCGTGTGAAACTTTTAAAGTCTATCTCTACTGTGAAACCGTTATTAATGTGAATGAAAACACTGTTATTGGACATGTGTATTTCACGAATCGAAATTATTTTCCACATGCATTCCATCCAAAAACATACAAAGAATGCAAATCCAAAGTATCTACAAATTCCAACAGTTCTCTACAGATTAATTTTATGGGAAATGTTTTTACTACAAATACACTTCCCAACGTGGTTATTCATCCAATAGATTGTTTAGTGGCCAAAAAAAAATCAGACACCGAACTGTTGACACGAAATTCTATTAATCTTGTGCCTCGCTTTAAACGTATGCAATTGTAAAAATATTTGTTAACTATTAAAGTATTATCATTAAAGAAATGTCTCATAATTTAAAATGGATTCTAATATTGTTTGGGCGTCGTATTTCTTACAACTGAAACTTACAGCACCTATAATTTTGCAACCTCGAGAAATCAAATGTTTAAAAACTGGTCTACGTATTTTTAAGCAACAATCATCCTTCGTTTGCATATGTAGAGATGAAGGTAGTTTTACATCTTCCTATTTTACTTACATAGATCCAACAGACTATGGAAACATTACTATAGCTGTTCAAAATATTTCAGATGTGAATTTAGACTTGAACAATTTTCCGTTAATAGTCAATATATTTGCATTTTCTCTTCCCAACATTAACTTGGTCACACTACCTGTTCAAACCGTTAACAATATAGATCATAATTACATACCACACGGGGAATGTCGCGCTCAATTTATTCTTTATGGATCACAAACCAGACTAAGAGCACACATAAAAAAAATTCGTTGGATAGAAATGCAACATGATGAACCAACACATTACAAATTTTCATGTGAGTTTTGGATAGATTTACAAAATACTCCACCGGATCAAATTTTTAACAGTGCGAAAGTTGAATTTGTTTCTAATAGAAGTGTTTATTTTAAACAAATTATCTTATATCAAAATGTATTAACAGTAAGAGCCTTTTATGAAAACAGTTATTTGATAAATTATGAAACGTATCCAGAAGACATTTTTTTTCAACTTAATTTTATTCAAACAACACCACACATAGTTATGGAAAGAAATCTGGAGCCTGTAATAAAATACAACAAAGCATCAATTACTGTAGGAGCTACTAGAAATATTATATCAAGCACTATTACTCCGTTTTCATGTTCATATCAGACTTTTTTTGATTCTAAAGAAAAATATGCTGCGCTCTTTATACCAAGATTAATAAACGGCATTTCTTTGAATACCTTTATATGGAAAGAAAGAACGCATCTTCAAATTACAATGAGAGCACACAAAAGAAATTGCCGTATAGACTATTCTCAAGAATTGGGTAAGCTAATATTTCTCCCCAGTCAAATGATGCAAAACGCCAATTCAAATGTTGATTTTGGTTGGACAGAAACAAGTAGGATAATCATCACTCATCCAAATAATCAAACAAGTACCATTAGATCTGAAAATTACCCAGTTCCTCAAATTCCTACGCTGAGTACTATTCCGCATATAACGGCCGCAACTAATGCATCCATTAATTTAAATTCTCTCAACTTGAATATAGCTAAAGAACATCTTGTTCCTATCCGCTATTCTATTAAACTAGATAAAAGAATGCAAACTGTGACATCACCATCTGCTTTGCCTCACACACTCACAATTCTAGAAGGCAACATCGGTCTACAAAGCATTCCATGTCCCACTGGCAATGTACAAAGAAACTAAACGCAACTTTGTATTAGCTTTCAATTTTATTTAAAGCATTCACAAACAGTCTTTTATTGATACTTAATAAAGATTGATCTTGTGGAAAAGAGTGATTTTTTTCTTGCTCTGGGGTTAGAGAAGCGTTTAAAATAGACGGTTTAGGAGACAAGGCATCTTTTTCTTCAATTGTGGGCATAGTTTCCAAAATACTTGAATGTTTTTGAGGAGATTGTGACCGTATTTGTTTTAGAGTAGAAATTTCATGTCTTAGCATACCTATCGCTTCTACCAGTTCTTTAAATTCATTTTTTTCTCTGATACTTTCACGATCATCGTCTTTAGAACGTCTTTTTCTTTTATTGATATAGTCAGGATCTCCAGGAAAACTCATTTCATCATCCGAATCAACTTGTATGTAACGCTTTTTAGCTCCACGGTAAGGTCTGTACTCATTTCCGGATAATGATGGGTGCCATTGGAGTGGATACATCGGAGAATTAAATCTATTTTCATAGTCCATTCTACTCATTTCGGGATACGTAGATATGTATTCACCGCTTTTATACATTGGCATAATTGGCATAGGATTTTTGTTTTGAATTGCATTAGTTGCGTTAAATAGAGAACAAAATGTATCCTTAGGTAAAAAAACACATTCAGAAAATTGAGGAGCGGGCAAATTATTTGAACTACCAGATGCCGATCCATTCATTTCTATTAAATTGCTAATATTATAATCTGAGGAAAATTTGGTTGTAGACGGAAAAAGATTTTTTTTTTCAAGATTTTGGATGCTTTCACCCACGTTTCCAGAATTCGCGTTAATAGTATGCTTATTAGCAGTTGGAATTTCGCTTGCTTTAATATAAGTAGATTTTGAAATTCCACTGATTTGTTTATCTGACTGCAGTTTTGGAAAGCGAACCTTAATATATGAAGTGTCTAAACTGTCAGCTAATAAGTCATATAAGTCAACCTTAAAATTTTTTTCGTCGAATTCTAAATTGAACGTTTCATTTTGCTCGACAATCTCTTTTTTTTCTGTTTCTGATATCGAAGAAAATCTTTCTAAAATCCAATTAATGTCCCGCCCGAATATCGCTATTGTTCCGGGTCTACGGCCAACGCCACATATAGATACATGATTGAAAAATGGGTCATGAACACTGCTGTTTACTCTATTTGATAAAGATAGGCCTGGAAAAATTGAATTTAAACACTCAATTTCAGGATCTGGAGGTAACGATTTATCCATTGTGTTAGCGATTAGCTTAGATTTATTTGCAATGTTTTTAACTATATCACGAAACACTTTAGATTGGACATGGGCAACTGTGAATAAACCATGTTCTAGGTCACATAAAACGGAAACAGTCCCAACAACTGCTTTTTCGTTATGGTTAATATTCAATGGTATATACCAACATGTTTCGGACTTAATTTCATTTTGAACTTTTTCCTTGGGTAAATATAAACAGTCATCTATTGCCGAATCGTATATACAAAGAAAGCCCGCAACTAAGACATTCTCCATCACTGTAAGAACGATGCAAGTAGGACAGTATCTAAATATGAATATAACAACATCCAATTTAATATTACACATAACAAAAAAATTAGTCGGTGGTGAACCTTTATTTATGTTTAAACAAGAAGAGATTTTAGTCGTACAAAATGTTTGTACATTAATGTTTTCACATGGGATAAAAATTTTACTATTGCGTGAAACGCTGCACAATGTTGGAGTAAGCGACTTAATAATTTTAAACAGAAAGATTTCAAATGAATTTTGGTTTAAAATATATCAAATATTGAAAGACAAATCAGGATCGCATATATTATCCAAAATTTTTGATGAAGAAGATGCTGCGTACATCTCGAAACAGTTGCACTATAGTGGAGTTGTGAAACAAATAATTGAATTTTTCTTTTATGATGAATTTGGTATTTCTATATCGTTTCCAAAAGAAATTATTCATGACGGCAATATACTTTTTTCAACAGGTGCGTTGTATAATCACAGATTCTTAAGAATCTGCCGCTATTTCAATAAATTTTGGGGCGAAAGTGTCTACGAACCATTTATACGAAAAATGTGTAAACATTTATGGTTTGCGTATTTAGTCTTTTATGATAAACTGAAAGTTTCCGAACATGCATTCAAACAACAAAGACCTGAACACGGAAATGGATTTTTAAGTTTTATTCAAAGCGATTTTAAAATTTTTTGTGGCATCGTTGAGAAAGAATCACAACGTTCCAAATGTTCTTTTTCTGACCTGTTTGTTGATGAGCATTTTCAAATAAACATTTAAATGGTTGTAATCTTTTTCATAACGCTGGGTTTTTTTGATAGTATAGCTGAAAAGAACATGCACATATTAGAAAAAATTTGTTTAGGGATTATCATGTAATCGGTATATGATATAGTGTATGTCATGATTGGAATATAATAAATTTTCAATTCTAGACACATTAAACGTAATTCGCGTAAACCGTAGTACTGGTTACAATCAAAACCCTTCAATGTTACTGTCGGGAAAAAACACATAGTAGCAAAGAATAAATATAAACTTAAATTAGTGGCGATGGAATTTAAATCTGATTCTAATAATAGGTGTCTCTTGATATACACTTGGAAAAAAATTAGTAAAACCGGAATTACAACGGTGTACATTAAAAGTAACCAGGCATTTTCTCCAGAACTTTCTAATACTAAGTGACAATATTCATTATCTAAATGCATCTGTTCGTTTTTATAGTTCATAACCGGCTTTACTGCTTGAAAAATGGAAATAATCCAAATAATGGGAAAAGACAATTTTTTGAGCGGCTCTTTTGTGCTCACAGTTTTGTTGTGACCAATAAAACTTATGCGTTCCATAGCTAGCAACGTCAACGACCAAGTTGAGAAAATAGTTAAAAAATCACTCAAAAACATTAAAATTGCACAATTTTCAAAGGCGAAGTTCCATTTCATGGTTAATAAACTCATTTTTATGGGTAATAATAAAATATAAATAGCAATACTCGATAAACTCAAAATTGCATATTCACGTCCAATCGACTGATCACCGAACTTTAAGATAACAAATAACAAAAAACATGTCAAGATAAACGAAAAAAAAAAGGCGTAACCGTAGATTTCTGCCAATAAATTCCAAGTGATTATCTTGCTTTGTTCCATTTCACCAGATAAAATTTTACATTAAAAGTTAGGGGATTTAAAGTCAAAAATGACGTGACATTTGAACGTCACCGGTCATTACATAACAGCAGCAATTGGCACGAAGCCTAGTACTATAAAGTATAAAAAATCATATATATCAGATACATTAAATAATGAAGATGCCATAGCAAACAATCGATGACGGGGAAGAGCTAAAGATAATGTTACATTTAGGCCATGTTCAAAATGAAATAAAATATCATCATGTTTTTCAAGTATAATTAATTCTGAAGATTCTTCTAACTGTGATCTGATATACGTAGCAAATGGATTTTCTTTAGTTTGGCTGTGTAAAATATTTTCTTGTGTATTTTTTTTTTGATGATTCCAACCTAATCTTACACTTTCATTAACAATTATACCTATCAATCCTGGAAATAGTCCAGAAATAGTAATATCGGTGTTTAGAATATACGTAGGTATAACATAATTTCTCATTAAAAATTCAAAATTCTGAATATTACCCGATGCAAAATTATTTTCTGAAAAGTCGTTCTTGCTAACGTGTGGAAAAAGTGTAGTCAAATAAAATTTTCCAGTTCTTTTAATGAAAATACTTTCGGAATTTAGGACTTGCCATAATAAAAATAAAGATTCAATTGCTACAATTCCAGATCTTAAGTATTGTTGTTCATGAACAAAAATAGGAATGTCTTTACCCAGTTTTGGTCTTAATAATATTTGTGTCCAGTATAGTAATTTGTCGTTACTTAATGCACCTGTTAATTGAGATTCTACGAGAATGCCTCCAGTACATATTTTTTCTCCGGGGAGAATTCTTATAATGTTCTTCGTGATTAAAATTTTAACTAATATATGTTCAGCAAACGTGTTGACTGCATAGTGTCTTCCTTTACATAAAGGAATAAAAAATTTCATATTATTCGGGTCTTTAAATCCAAAATAAAAGTTTAAATCTGAAATGTTTTTTTGTGATATTATTTCAGTGTTTAAATGGCGGAATATAAATGACAAATTATGTACAACATCAATCAGAGTACTCTTTTCAGACAAAGAACAGTCATTATATGTTGAGAAATATGCCGCTAGTAAACATAAACCAGCTTCGAAATCAGATACGTGATTATCATACATTGGATATACGGTTATTTGCTCCATAGCACTGATCACAACTGATAATAATTCTTTCGAGATGGATAACGAATCAATATAGGTTAATTTTAACATTCTTTTAATTTTTTGGTCATTAAAAAAAATTCGCTTCATTTTGTAAAACCACGAACCAAAAGTATAATTCCACATATGTGAATTATTATAAAATGTTTCAATCATTTCATTTCTAAAATTATCTGTAAAATGAATAGCCGGATCAATTTGAGTAATTGTGACTTGTTTCGGTACGGTGTGCTGTGAAGTAACTGTTTCCGATGGAACGTTTGCTGATTGTGAAACTTGTATCTGGTTATTTGTAAGTAATGCGTCCTCGATATTTTTCAGATTTGAATCAAATTTTTGACACTCAGTTTGAACTTGTAATTGTAATGTTTCCAACTCTGATTTTAATTGTGTTTTTAAAATTTTACTTTTTTGGATTTCTTCTTTTTTTTTTCGCAGTGTTATTGCTCCGGTTTGTTGAAGTTTTTGAATTTCTTCTTCTTTGCAAATGAGAATATTTTTGACATGCCCTTCGAAAATGGGCTGTATCGGAAATTGATAAAATAGATTTAACTGTGTCATTTTCGAACTGAGCCAATAAGTTTAAAATAAATGGTAAAGAAAGTTGTAATTCTTTAGAAACAAAGGTTTTTACAAAATCCAATTTCAGCCCACGTTGTCTAAAAAAACAAATGACAGGGCTAATTTTACATGTTGTTTCATTTTTTATTAAATATTGTTCAAGAAACTTTGTTGCTTCTTGAAGTTGTTTTAATCCCTGCAAATATTGAAGTTTTTGCGTTGTGTTTTTTTGAATTGAAAACAAAGTAGACTTAGCGAATGTTGTTTTAAATTCAAAAAAGTATAAATGGATTTCATTGACACGATTTTCGTTTAAGTGGTTTAAAACAATTATACAATCTGGTATACGGTTTCCAAGTGTTACCTCAAAGAACACATGAATTTTTGAAGTTTGTAATTCATGTGGAAAAATGTTTCCAAGAAAAAAATTAAGCTCAGTAAAATTCGATTTGAGCATTAAAATTTTTTTATATATTCTTAAATGGTTATATTGTCCAATGCACTTTCTAATGGCAGGTAGATGCTCTAAAGACATAACAAAGCAAAAAAAGTTCAACTTATAATATTTGTCAAATATTAAATATTGAATTATAAAACGTTTTAATAAAGTAATATTGAAAATTCGTCTTTTTATAAAGGTTGTATTGAAGCTATGTTTTTTTACATAAATAGTCTACTTCTAATGATATTGGTAAATGGTTCGGAACAGTGGACCATACTGAATTCATCAGTTTGTTTTAATGAGAAGTCGAATCAAACCGTCATTCAACCAGGACTAATTTCTTTTAATTTCCACAAAAACAATCATACTCAAGTATATCAAACTCCTAAGTGTTTATTCGGTTTTAATTCTATTGTAAAACTTTTTGACAGTGTGGATTTTGCCGAAACTCTGCAGCAGTATGAAAACAGAGTCACACGTTTTTTCAACCCGTCGGTAGAAAAAGCTCTTAAAATTTATGCGCAAAATTATAGACCCGACACGAAAAATTTTTCACCTAAACTGTATTTAACTATATCGGACCTGGTTTTATACGTTGAACAACAAGTATATTTTTTAAATGTTTCTGAAATTAGGAAGATACACTATAATCAAAACATATGTACACTTGCTAACGGATATTCTGACTATATGTTTCCAATTGTTGAAACGTGTGTAATGAGGCATTATAATCATTTTGGTACTATGTTTATGTTAGCTTTAACACCCAAATTTTTTATCATGTCAGTGGAAGCAACGTTTGGTAATGTCATATTTATATTTGGAAATGTCACCGATATCTATTTTAAAGCACCTTTCCGAAAAAGTTCTTTTATTTTTAGGCAAACTGTAACAGATGATCTTTTAATTATCGCTAAGAAAACTACAGTCTTTAATTTTTATCCATTTTTAAGATTTGAATTCTTAGATGATATATGGAAACAGAATTACGATATTTCTTTAGTAATTTTAGAGTATAATAAATTAGCCACTCAATATATTTTAGAAGGAATGTGTGGAAAAAATACAGACCAAAAAACAATTAAGTTAATGTTTTTATTTGGAATGACCCATTTTCTATACAGTACCCGAAGAAATGGATTTATCCCTGTATTAGAGGCTATAAATATGCATCAGGAAATAATTATTATGGAACGATTTTTGGAAAAGTGCTTCAGAATGACTAAAAGTCATCTTCTGTATCCAGAAATTGAAAAACTGCAAAATTTTCAACCGTCTGAATATCACTACATTAGTACAAATAATGATATTCCATTGTCTACAAAATTAGCATTCTTATCTTTAGCCGATGGCAGAGTTGTCACTGTGCCTGAAAATAAATGGAAAGAAATTGAGTATAATGTTGAACGATTGTATGCAAAACACAGATTGTTTACAAACTTGACTGCAATAGAGAGATCAAATTTATTTTTGCTTTCTGAGATTGGAAACAGTTTATATTTTCATGAAACCATAAAAAGAAAAATTCATATGCTCGTTTCAAGTTTATGTAATCCTTTAGAAATTATTCTTTGGACACGCATGAGTCTCTTCCAAACAATGAATATTGAAACAATGTTTACACCTTGTGCGAGTTCTACACGGAAAGATATTACAGAAAAATATATTAATACAATTTTATCATATAAAAATTTAAACAACCATAAAAATAAAATTCTGAACACAATATCTGTCTACAGACAACAGAAATTAGACATGTTCAAAAGCATTTCTTGTGTATCTGAAAAAATTGCTGCTTTTTTAACACTTCCGAATATTACTTATGTTTTATCTTCTCAATATATTTTACAAGGTATTAGCTATAGTGTCACAAGCACTGTTATTAGTACAACTATAATAATTACCGCAATACCATTAAATCAGACTTGTATTCCAACTAACTATAAATATTCAGTTAGAGGTATAAAACCAATATTCAATGTTTCTTCGACAAACTGTGCTTTTTGTGAAAGCGTGATTGTAGAGTATGATGATATTGATGGAATTATTCAGTTTGTGTACATTTCAAACAATGCTCAATTAGTAAAGACAATAGATCCGACAACAAATTTTATTGAAACAAATCCAAGGACTCATTATTTACTGCTATTAAAAAATGGTTCTGTTTTTGAAATCACTTCTTCAGATTTTAAAGTCAATCAAGTCTCTATAATGTTAATAATTCTATACTTAATTATAATTATCATTGTTTTATTTGGCATATATCAATTGATAAAACTTTTTTAAATTTTAAATTTAGTTAGATTTTAAAAAGGTTGTATTAAACGATCCAAAACTATTTTGAAATTGTGTCCAAAGATCATTATTGAATCCAATTAAACATCGAAAAATCAATAAACAGATCATTAAAATAACCAAAGAATTGATAAAAACCGTCCAACAAAGAAAACATTTTTTGGTCGTCATCGTCACTCAAAAAAATCTCATACTATTTTAGTTTATTTCTAAAGCCTAAATAATTCACTGTACACGCTTCAAAATGAACTTATCAAGCGTTTTATTTACAACGATGTTTTTTTGTTTTAAATTCCAAAATATGAATTTCGTGAATATTTCTCAAGATTTTTTTGAGGACTCCATTAACAACACTTTCAACACGTGGACCAAATTTTCACAGTATCATTATAACACATTTCAAAAAACGTACTCTAATCATTGTGTAGTTCCTGTATCTACCAAATGTTTCAAGCATATGTTATTGTGGTCAATACGACTATCTCAAAAAAATTATACGTGTCTTTCAGATGCTAACATGCTTTTTTTAGATAATTTTCCTAGGTGGACATTACAATTTAAAATTCCTGGAGCGACACCTCGTAAAGAACGACATGTATTTATTGATAATGTGTCTTTTTTATATTTAATTTTTACTACTTTAACAATAAAAAATTTAAATGAATCTTGTGTAAAAACATTACCTTATAAAATTTTGGCGTCACAACTCTTTAAAATTGAACTGAGTGATACACGTGTACAGCACTTATTTGAGGATGTAAAAACAATCACACAAAATCCTGATATATTTTCGCGTGTAGGTATTGAACAAATTTTTTCTTTTACAAATTTTATGTATTTTGTCATATACAGTCAAACCAAGTGTGATAAACAAATATCTACTTATTTTAAACATTCTGTTGGTGTTCGTAACGTATCTACACCATTTGGTGTGGCTTCTTTTTATTTAAAAAAAGGTATAATGTCACCAATTCAAAATATAGAACAAAATAACATCTTTTTATTCGAAAAACCGAGTATAGTACAGTTAACAACACCGAATTTGTTTAAAACACAACATGATTTTATTCCTAATACCAGTAATTATCAAACTACATATACATTATATTCCATTGATAAAAATAAACATTTTAGCACTCTAACAAAAGAGAATTTTCATACATCTTCGTTTATATCACCAAAAAATAATGAATTGCATCCAATCACAGGACTGAGTAGTTCTTACACTACTGCAACATCAAATTTTTCTACACGGTTAAACACAGTTTCGCGTGTTACAGAGTTTTCTTCGTCTGGAAGTCGTGTAAACACAACTAGAAAGCAACTCTCTGAAAACATTACCGTAACAAATACACGTAAAAAAAGACAGATTTTGATTACTTCTCATAATTAATAAAAAAAATAAAAACTTACAAAGTCAAACGTATTTTTCCATTGTATTTATTTGTACTGGTGGAACGATTCGTTTTTTTGACATTTAGTAGCCTTTAACAGTTTCCTTAGCAAGACTTTTGTAGCACCAATATTTTAAAAAAAGAGAAAATGCACAAAACAAAATAAATACATTTATCAGAATCCAAATGGAAGAAAAGGATTTTAGAACTATTTCATATGTATGTGAGTGACAATTTGCATCGCGGAAATTATTTGTTTCACCAACAACATTATTTGAAAAACAAAAAAAAATGCACAATGTTAGGTAATAAAAGACCATTTTCTTCATTGTATGGTTCAGTGCTGTTCTCTTCAGCAATCTGGTAATCTCTGAAACAAAAGATACAAAATGAACGGTGTGGTATCTGAAAAAATTTCTGAGCATGTAACTCTTAGAAAAAGAAATTCATCTAGACAATTTGAATATTTTTTGTTTACTGTTCTAGATATTGACGATATTTGGAATTCTGAAAAAAGTGACGAAGTTGGCAACAAATGGCCTAAAACAGATTACAAAAAAATTAAAAAATTTATGAGTTCAAATTTTAATATATATCAACGGCCATTCTCTTTGCTCGGTGTGCCACAAAATGGAATAGTTAAATCTTGTAAGCCAAATCTATTTATATCAGATATGTATATTGATAATCATGCTTTGTGTATGAACTATCCAAGAAACCGTTATAGTAGATTTGGATCTAAGAACATTCCTCAAATCACCGAAAGTCCAATTTTAATAACACACTTTGAAAGAAGTCGAATGAATGTTATTGTGTATACAAACAAAATTACACTCGTAAATAGAGAACTTATATGGGTACCCCATGGACAAGTGCGAGTAATTAAGTTGGATCTCTCGTTAACTATACCAGATGGACTTTTCGGTATATTGACCGGTACTACAAATGAACCTTTCTGTGAATGTATGACGGAGTTAATAATCGATGAAACAAATATTTCCATATCATTAATTAATCTAGCAAATGAATCCATAATGTTATTGCCGGGCAACATAGAACTGATGATTAATTTTCTTCCATGTTACGTACCTGAACCTTGGGAAATTTTTAATTTTCTTCCTCCGAATTTAATATTATATTCATTAATTACTAGTAAAGATTTTGACGTAGATGCTAATAGTTACGCAATTCAAAATTTTGACAATATGTTTATCTGTCACGATGAACTGAAAGCTTTGATTATAGCAAATAAAGATATGACAAGATCTGGATTATTGGTTGAAACAAATATTTGGTTAAAAAACACAGTTCCCTGTGTTAAGATTTTTAATCCAACTCTTCGAAAACAAAAAATTTCTGCTGGAGTGTGCATAGCATACGTAGTGTTTACCTGTGGTCATTTTATTTTGAAAATTTTACCAAATCATGCAGTCAATCAATTAATGGTTTTAGATACGACTACTTTTTTTTTATTCCAATATTTAAAAGAATGAAACATGTAATGCTTTTTTTAATGTTATGTAGAAATATTACTTGAACAGAGTCTGCTGGTTTCAGATTTGTTGTGTGCAAAATCCGTAGGTACACTGGGCAATGACTGATATAAACCCGTTTCTTTGTGCAATAAAGGATCAATTTCTATTAAAAGACGTCTGCTATTTTCTTCATCTAAATCAATTAAACTCTTAATTTTTTCTACATCACATAAAGTAGTTTGATCGGCAGAAAACTTATTTAAAAGCTGATCGATATTATCTGCACATATGGAAAATTCCCCAATAATCATTTTCATGAAAACTACATCCATTGTTTCTAAAATTTTTTTTGCTTTCATAACTTCAATCTGTAACGCATCTTTAATGTGATTTGGACAGTTGACGAAACATCGATCCATTAAAGTATATCTAATTTTAGTTTTTTTGTAAATTGGCAAAAGCTGTAAGAGTGTTTTGAAGGTTTCTGTATCTTTTTCATAGTTTATTATATCATGTTTTAAAAGTCCAAAATCACTATATTTCATTTCTAAAAATTCAAGCAATTCATCAGACTCGGAAATATTTGGATGTAACACTCTATAATTTACAGTAAAATGATTCGAAGTTCCTTTTTTTTCAAAACAGTTACCCATAATCCCCAGAGTGTTTAAAACTCCGTGTAGGTCTAAATCAGCTCAAAGATGACTACGGTTCTTTTTGCAACAGAGTATGATGCTGCACATGTGATTGTTAACATACTATGTAAAAATCCCGGTGAACATCTAATTTTTCCAATCATTGTTAAATATAAGCCTTCCAAAAATGTTTATTTTTGCATGCAAACACAGAAATGTCGTTTCTCAAAAAGATTAGACACTGTTTTTATATGCGATCAAGATTCTTTGAATTTTAGTTTTTACGTAACTAACGCATTACCCATAAAATCAGATGACATTGTAAATTCTTTAAATGATGAAGAAACGGAAAACTTATATAAAGAACTATTGCTTTTACAGAATCCAGACAATAAAAATATTGAATTCAGAAGTCTGGTTTTTTTTTATAAAACCTTAATGATAAAGCATCTAACTAATAAGTATATTATGCCTACTTCTCCATTTTGGTTCCTCTCAACTTATGGTCAAACTGAAGGAATGCTTTTGTTAACAATGTACTACTACTTGTTTGAGGAACAGAAAAGTACCATTGCAACAACAAAAAATTATGTTCAATGTTTTAGTGACAAATTAGGAGATATGGTGTTTACATATTCTTCTATGTCTGAATTTATTACAATAACATTAAAATCAAATTTTAGAAAGCAATGCGTATTGTTTTCTAAATACGCAAAGCAGAAAAATTTAAGAGATCGAGAAGAATTTTTATATCTTGATAAACAAATAGATATTTTTCGAAATAATGTGTGTTTAACAAACAGTTTTTTAGTTCATTATATCTATATAGCATATAGTACAGCTTTGGAAAAGAAAAAACTCATTACATATAGCAATTTAACTTCTTATAATCCTGCATTACCTATTGAGTCACAATGTCAAGAAAACATGTTAATTTTGGGAAATTCTCTATATTCGGATTTAATATCAGTAATGAAAAAATATTTTAACGAAGAATCCTACTTTCAAAATTATGTCGACATTAAAAGATTTTCAAGTGATCAATTAAATGTGGAAGAATATTTATATAAAACTAGAAGTGAAAAGAACTGTGTAATTGCTATTAACTCCGATCAGATTTGTAAACTTGTAAATAAGTGCAACAAACACAGTGAAGGTTTTTTTTCTCCATTAAAACCTAATCTTCAAGGATTATTAAAAATATTGGCATCAAAAAAAACAATCTCTATGCATGGACAGTCTGTTTCAAGACGAGAATATATACACAAAACATTTACCCATCCAATTCCTTTGTTTAGAGTACAACTCTTGTATAAAAATGTTTACTGTTTAGGAAATGAGGAAAACTGGTATAAAAATATGGGTTTCACTGAAACTTTACAATTCTTGCCTGATGAATATGTTTCCGATGAAATATTAACAAGTTCGTTTTGGTTGCAAGAGACAAATTTTTTAAGCGAAGATGTTGATAAACAATTTTACGCAACCAGACATGAAATTTTTAATGAATATCTCCCAGTTACGAATTATATCGGTGATTTAGATTTACCCTTACAAGACTCGGTAATGATTACGGAATCTGATTTTTTTGCGATGTGTAGACTAATGCGTAATGTTTTCATAAAAGCTTGGCAAGAAATATTCCCAGAAATAGATACTGAATCCCATCCAATTTTTTTTTTTAAAAGCGATTGCAACAATTTAGACAGATATGCAGAGAGTGATTTATGCCTTGATGCTGTTCATAGACCCTTTTGTACATGCCGGAAAAAAATTGGTTTAAGAATTTCTATTCCAGTTCCTTGTGGAAAAGCAATAATTGGAAGTGAACCTTTAAAACAAATTTCGAAAATTTTTAATCATCTTATGTGTTTGAATCAGGATTTAATACGTATTTTAAATTCTATTATTTTTCCAGGTGAGTGTTTTGATGTTGGCATCTATAATACTGGACGTTGCATTAGAGTGGGTTATATGTATAAGGTTGATCAAGAAACTAAAAGATATCTTTATGGGCGTTTAAAACCTATTTTCATCGTTCCACAAAAAATGAAAATTGATTATAAAACGTTTGTTCAAATGCAATTAGACTTAAACAATATTTTGCACCATGGAACGAAGTCTGCAAAAATTACGGAAATCGTTTATAATATTTCTGACAGAGCTTGTCCAAAAGATTTTTCTTTTATAGATTCTAGAGCTAAACAGATTTGGCACAAAAAAAACATCACACTCGAATCTCTCTGTTTAAAGTACTTACATTTGCATGGATTTTCTGACACTAATTCTCTTTCTTATGACGATTTATTAGTGACGTTTACTCGTTCGATTGCTTGGCCACAAATCATGCAAAAAAACATCCAACACTGTGAATCACGCATAGTTTCACAATTTCAACATATAACATTTATAAAGACTGATGCCAAAAATGTGCAAATTAAAAAGATACAGAATGGCAAACTGACCGATTTTAATTGTTTAACTAGAAATCATAAAGGAAACCGAGAAAATGTTTTAGTTTTTTTGGAGTTTAAGGTTGATGGTAATAGAATTTTAATTATCTTATGGAGCACATGTTTCACTACCAAATGTAAATCAAATACTAAACAGGTACATTCATCCATTTCTTTAGATAATGTTAATCTATGATCTTATTTTTGTACATGTTTTTAATAAAGAACCCTTTTTTTAACAATGTAACTGTCTTTTGAGTGTTAAGTACCTTTTAACATATTAAAAACCACAGAGAGCGTCATTAATATATGAGAGTAAAATTGTATAAAAGGAGATAAACCCGGATAGAATTCATTCCTGCCCGAAACATGTATCCTCGCGGTGTTAAAAAAAACTTCTTTGGACGCCAACGCTATGGCTTAAAAACTGTTAAAAGGACTCTTTCTCATAAACCTGCGAACAAATATGTGAGCCGTTTCACGAGACATTTTTATCGGAGAACATTACCAATTAAACAACTTGATGAAACGAAATTGGATGCCTTGAGTATTGTGGAATTAGAACAATTAAAAAATATAATCGAAGAAAAGCAAGAAGAAAAAAGAGCACAGACCCATGCATTGACTTACTTCGCAAACTTACCAACAGCTCCTTTTGGTTTGAATTATACAGCTGAATCTCTTGGTTTGCGTAAATATTCTGGAGAGGCACGGGATCCGAATCATAGAATTAGAGATCGATTTCCACGAAATCATGAAAAAATTTGTCTGGAAAAAGAAGAATTAATGACTACAGATTTCTTGTTGCGATATAAAGAATGTTTGAATTCTCTAAACAGAGAACAGCATCAACAATTACTTGGTGATAGAATTTTCTCGTTAACTAATTCGCCATCATTGGCATTTACTTTGGCAGTGATTGAAGAAGCTTGTATATATTTTAAATTTCATTCTATTCATAATTTGCCGGTTGATCCTCAAGACTTATTTATGTACACAATAACGATTATGAGATTTGAATTTTTCAACAAGCTTAATATGGCAAAATTATCGTGTGTTTTTAATGATAATGGACATGGTGACATCGAATATCGCATTTTTAGACAACTCTGTGGGAAACCGGTCTATGATCGTGACATGCCAAATACAGAATATGAAATTCAGCATCAGACACCTGGATCTTTTCAATATCCTGCTCAACAAGCCTTATCTTTTATAATCACGTTTGCACGAATTTTACGCCAAATCAAAGAACGTATCCTTCAAACTAAACAACCACAATTTATACGAGAGTTTGATCAAGATCGTGTTAGTGAACAATATCAATGTGGAATGATATCGAGATTAGTCGGGGATCAATTCAATAACCATGAATGTGATGATCTGAGTTGTCAAACTCGAATACAGCGCATGATGTCACCCTGGAACCCGAGTTTATTTTTCTGTACTTATTTTCCAAAAGAAGCACCAGAATTTCATCTGCATCCCAATGTTCCAGAAGATCAGCAACACCTGAATTTCTTATGTTCTGCTGTGCCATCTTGTAGTTTTACTCCGTCGTCTCAGTTACTTCCAAAAAACCAACCTAAAATTCACCTCACTGGAAAAATGAAACAAAAAAAATCAAACAATACTGAGAAATCAAACAAACTTCCCAAGACTAAAGCAGAAAAGGACCAGAAGCTAAAAAAGGATTTGAAAGATCCAGATTTAATTGATTTAGAGACAGATGCAAATTTACAAGAAGATGAGACTCGTTTTGTTTTTATTCAAAATGAAGATGCTATGGAGACAGTGAATTTTCCAAAGAAAAATGATTCTTCTTTAGAGTCAGAAAACGAAATGGAATTAGATTTGGATTATGAAGACGGAGAAACTTGTGAAACCGATGTCAATGGAAGTGATTCTGAAGATTCTGAATAATATCATGTGCAGTGTTGACTATACAGATTCTCTTTATTATTTTGTGTCTTTTATCATTAAACCTGGAATTAAATATGGTTGAAAAGAGTTGTGATTGGATGTTATTTATAGTATTATAATTCCATTCTATTCTCCTCAACAGCACTTATATATTAAAATATATAAAATATAAAATACTATTGAGACTGGGGTGGACGCTAATTTGCATGAGCTATCTAAAGCAACTATAATAAATCTCGTTTTTACGGACAGAGTAGAAACCACAAATGATGGTTATTTCCGTTTATGATGACGCTGAAATTTTTCGACGTCAACTAAAATATATAAGGTTTGAAAAAGAGTGCTATTAAGTTGAAGAAATTTGATCCGTGTATTATTTTTCTTCTAAACATGGCTGATGACACAGAAACGGTTGTCTCCGCTCCGATTTCTACAGCGGCGTGGATCTATGTGTTACCTAAAGATTCAAAACTTATTGAAATCCTATCTATATTATCACTGATGGAGAAGAGTAAGTCGGTAGTTATCTCGCCACTTCTACTAAATTTAACAGTAGAAAATGATTTTGCTCCGACCGTTAAAACGCCTATAACTAATTATGGTGGCACCATCATTACAAAAATAACATCATTTTTACCAGTATGTTTTTTCTTTCACGGGACTGAATCTATATTGACTAATTTAGAAAATCATGGAGATTTAGATAGTTTGTGTAAACAAACAAGGATCAAATTTAATTTACAAGAGTTTGTGATTAATGAAAAGCGTAAAATCGTTGACATGAGAAAAATTTGTGAGTCGGTTGGAAAAGACCCTGAAAACGTTTTATGTCATGTGGTTGTTGGGAACGGATTTAAGGAACTTTTGTTTTCTGGGTTATTAATTCCATGTATAGAAGAACACACTGAAATTCAAATTGGCGATTATTCTGCTATTAAAATTCCATTATATTCAGCTACCTTATTTGAACCAGAAGAAACATTTTGTATAGACACTTACACAGATTTTATTCAAGATCGTGGATTTTATGAGCCACAGATTAGCGAAGTTCTGTTTTATTACATCTTTACTTCATGGGGTATGACTTTACGTTTTTCAAATACTATTGAGCTCATTAAAGCTGGTTTAAAACAATTCATTCAGGATGCTGAGCAAACTGTAAAACTTGCAGCCAATAAAACTTATCATGGTATTCCGGGCCAAAAACTCTCTCCTATAGAAAAAGATCATTTAATGTTGGTGGACGCAGTTATAACTGAATTAACTTTTAGCTATACAGCTGAATATATCGATTCGGTCTACGAAACAAACCAAGTGATGAATTTTTTTGAATGGCCTATAATTAAAACAGCTGAAACTCACGAAGAAAAAATCGAACAACTAAAAAAAATGAAATTGCATTTATCTAGCCATATAGCTGCTTTAGTGTTTGCTTCGAATTCTATTTTATATTGTAATAAATTGGCTTATATTGCAAATAATAAGCAAGCTTTTAACTCTGCAATCACACAAGAAACATTGCTCCGTTCTATTCATTTTTGCAATTCTTTATCTTCTCTTAACGAAGATTTATATAATGACATGAGAAAGATTATAAAATGTGAAACGTCAGCTTGTAAAGAAGAAAAATATTCAGCTTTTCATCTTGCGTATATTTGTGCAACATGTCCACAAATCTTATCTCACATAGTTTGGAATTTAAATAGAATGTCTATTTATAACACAAATTGCGGAAATACAGAAATCTACAATCATATTGTTAATTGTTCATCCAATCTTTGCGATTTCTGTGAAGGAAAGTGTTGTCAATCATGTATTAATACAGCATTGGTTAGAGTTAACACCAGATTACCGCAAATATCTAAAGTTACGAAGAAAGAACCCATCGTTATGACGATGTTTTCCCGTTTTTATGCTGATGTTGATATTCTTGGTTCTTTTGGAAAAAAAGGAATTAATGAACAAAAAGATTCTACCAAGGAAGCTCAAACAACACCTTCATTAGATAGATTAAAATTCTTAACAAATATTTATGATTACTGCAAAAAAAACTGTTTAATAGATGCAGTGACTGGAGAAGATATTCTTAGTTTTAACAATCAAAACGAATTCGTTAATGTAATTAGTGGGTTAATTCAATGCATCGAAGAATCGGTTTCAAAGTGTATAACTGAAATGAGAAAAACGCAAACATCTAAAGATCAGATTGAAAATTGTTTACAGTCTTTTAATATCGACACAACTCCTTTGTCACTGGTATTTTCTCCATTTTTTTCCTTTACGTATTACAAGGTTTTACTGACAGTTTTACAAAATTTGGCATTGATAATTGCTACAGGATACGTTGTAGATAGACCATGTACAGGTACCCACATTTCTAAATGGCTCATGCAACAATATCAATCATTATATGGTGCTTTTCATAACAGTCATTTTAAAAAAGGGTTTTTTAACATGAAAACGGTTAAGATAGCGTCAAATGTTGACATGGAACAATATATTGATTTTGCTTTATATAAGATAGGAAAATATGCTAAAACATCCATACAAGCTAAGTTATGTCGCCTTTCAATGCAATGTTTAAGAGATTTTAGGGTCAAAAATAGACCATTTAACAAGCCAAACAAAAACACCCAAAACAATCCATTTTTTAAGAAAATCAAACAAAAGAAAAATCCTTTGTCTGGATGTTTATCTTTTTTGCTATTTAAATATCACGAGAATCTGTTCCCAAATTTAAAAATTTCCTGTTTAGAGTTTTGGCAACGCATACTGCTTAATAATATGCCCAAGTCTGTTGATATTGGAAACGTGGAAGACATTCGTGCTTTTATAAAGTTTGCTTTTAATGTTACTAATACATATGATGAGATTGATTTGTTAGACATACAGCCAGAATGCATTCTTTCATTTGTTGATTATTATTTTCACAATAAGTTATTATCAGTTCTTGGTTACAGAGATTACTTAACCAGTTTACATGGTTTGACTTCAAAATTAGTTCCTCAAAATCCAATATTATTTCCTTTTGTACTTAAAGAACATCCGCGCTTTTCTTCGGTGCAAGAGTATGTTATGCACATCAAGAAATTAGTGGGTAATGGTCTCAAGGATCCAATCATTGCATCACTGGCAAAAGAACCTAATTTTGGAAATATTTTTACGGGAAGATCGATTATAACATTTGGCTTAATGTTGGAAAAATTTGTTAGTGTTGCCAGTAGGGATTATTTTCATTTTGGTCAACTTGGCTGGATAGCAGGAAATGGAGTTGATCGTAATTTAAATCCACCCTCAACAGGATTGCAAGATTTCAAGTTCATGCGCCAAAAATTTGTTATTGCTACGAAATTATCTAATATTATTGTAAAAAAGATAAAAAGAGAGACTGTAATTTTTGATGTTGAAATAGTGAGAACAAAAGTTTTAAATATTATTGAAAGTTTAACGAATTCTGTAAACCCTGAATTACTCATAATTTCGGAAATAATGAAAGACAGGGACAGTAAACCTACAATGGATGACATGTTATTTTATGTGGATGGACGGGAACCTTTAGCCAAATCAGTTCTTTGTAAAATCGAACATTTAACAGACTTGAACATACACGATTATTCTTTAACAACTTTAACATCCATTTTTGAAAATTCCGTAGAAGAAGATTCAGCCATTTATGATTTTTCTGAACTATTAACTGAAGATAATGGACAATGCACTAGTATATTAAAATGTGAAGAATTGGAGAACGATAATGATGAACCTATAATTAAAAAAGCTAGACTTTAAACAAAATGAATTCTTTACAATCGTTGTGTGTTACATGTTCCAGACTGAGTGAATGCGCTTTAGAATTAGAATGTTTGCGGTTCTGTGATCCTATCACATTAATCGATAACATGTCAAATTTTAAAAAAAACGGTGTTATTATAATACATTTGTTTAAAACATTATATGAGGATCTCCAAAAACAAAACTTACATCATGCTTCGCCGCTTACTGTTTATATGCAAATACTATTAAAAGCTATGTATAAACAAGTATTGTTATTAGATGCTTCGCTTCACAACTTTGTCTTAGACAATAATAAACAAAAATATTTTGAGAATGTTTTCCAGTTAAATGAATGTCAGCTACATTTAAACCTAAAGATACAATTAAGTAATGGTTTAATGTTATCGGTTGATCTCTCAACAATAAATGATATTGAAAAATTATTATGTAAAATTAATTCTATCTATGGATTAATTTTGCCTGAACATGGAATTGGTGTCTGCAATAAAATAATTGACTTCTTAGAAGAAATATGTGGTGTTTGTGTAATTCTGAAGCCAGAAACGTTTGTAGAAACTATAACATGCTTAAAATGTTATGAAGAATTATCCCTACTTCCAAATCAAGGAAAATCAATTCGAAAACGATTGGCTGGAAAATTCTGTAATCATATATCCGAAACTGAAATTATCTCAAACATAGAAAAAAATTTTTCCATGATTGAGAAAGATCTAGAATTACCTATAAAAAATTTTGGGTCGGTGAATGATTGCTTGTCAAAAATTTCTAATATTTTCCAACAATCTCATTCTGGGCCTATACATTTAAATGAAGCTGAACAAACATTATCAGACTATGATATTTTCAGTGAGATTCCAGACGTCATCTATTCATTAAGTGAATTTACATATTGGTCTAAAATTTCAGAATCTATAATAAAAAGAGCTTCTATAACTTTGCATCAACTAAATTTATGCCATACGTTTTATACCGATTTGCAAAATGAACTGAGTAAATATTTATATGGTGAAACCATTGAAGATGTATTTAGTTTAAATGAAGATAATATTACTAACGATGAGAAGTTATATGTTGGGTCTAGATTTATTTCACCTTGTAGGGTTATTGACATAGTTACTAACCTTAGCATAAAAAATTTACAAGACAATCCATTTTTCATAAAATTAAATGAAGAAGACGAAATTCAAAATAAAATTAAAGACATACTGTCAGAATTGGAAAAACCCATTTCTGACCAACCAAAAAAATATGTAACACATACAGTTTCAAAGGAACATGATATTCAACAAGAAATTCATATTCGAAAAAAAAATTATTATCAAAAAGTTTCAGAATCTGGTTATAATAAAGTTATGACTTGCATTAAAGAACAAGAATCTTTAATTAATAAACTAATGAATGTAAATATATTAGGAAGTTATATATTTGAAGCTATCTCTTTAATTATGAATGGATTTTCAATCCGACAAATGAATTCAATGAACATGTTGAACGATCCATGTACGTATGATGATCATCTGTACATAAAAAATAATTTACTTTCAAAAAAACTGCCAAAAGAGATATTACCAGAACTAAGTCAAAAAATGTATTGTCTATTAGCTGGCCCATTAACAGATTATCATTCTTCGTCATTTCCATTGGCTTGTAATATTTCTATGGCCTATGCTTGCGATGTTGCAGATTTTTTACCGCATATTAAAGATGAGCTGGCTAAATATGTAGAAGGTGCTATTCATCCAGAAACCTGGATGCTATGTGAATATAATGGCTTTTTTAATTTTAACGGTTCTACAAATGTAAATGAAATGCAAAAAAAATTATGGGGTTTTGTTCGAGAACTGGTTTTGTCTGTTGCACTATATAATGATGTTTTTGGAAAACAATTATTAATCAGAAAAAGTGGAGAAAAGACAGATTTAACTGATCAGATTATTTTTACTTTAAATACCAATTCACCTTTATTGATTAAACGCGGAGGAAATATTCTGAAATTCAATGATTTATATTCTTTGTTATATTATGACCTAAAAACACAACCTGTTACTTTAACTGTTCCAAATAAACCAATTAAACGTCTGACAGAGCCAAATTTATTAGATCTTAGTAGAGAAGATGAAAACAATATTCCTAAATGCTTTTTTAATTAGTTTGTACATTGAAATTTTTGCTGAACCAGATTTTGTTTATACAGGACACAATAAACAGCTACCTTTTAGAATTTGCTCTATTGCAACAGGAACGGATCTTGTACGTTTTGACAGAGATTTTTCTTGTGCTCCATATGGATCAAACATCAAAACGACGGAAGGAATTCTAGTCATATATAAAACAAAAATTGAAGCACACACATTTCCGGTTCGAACTTTTAAAAAGGAATTAACTTTTCAAACAACATATCGTGATATAGGTGTTGTTTATTTTTTAGATCGGACCATTACTACTGTACCAATGCCAATAGAAGAAGTACACATGGTTAACTCCGAAGGGAGTTGCTTGTCATCTACTTCTTTGAAACATACGGACGGTTATGAATTTGTTGCTTATCATAAAGATGAATACATCAATAGTACACTGGATCTTATACCTCTAAATTTTAAATCTAGTATGAACAGGAGATACATAACTACTAAAGAGCCTTTTATTAGGAACGGACCTCTTTGGTTTTATTCCACATCAACTTCAATAAATTGCATAGTGACAGACTGTACCGCAAAAACAAAATTTCCTTTTAATTTTTTTGCTTTATCCACAGGGGAAACTGTAGAAGGATCGCCATTTTACGATGGTCAAAATGCAAAGGTTTTCAATGAACCGCTTGAGAAGGTCCAATTTAAAATTAATTATACGATGTTGGAAGATTTTGATAATGGAGCAAATGGCAACTTTAAAACAGTGCCAAAAATAGCTTTTTTAGAAAAATCAAACACAATTTTTTCGTGGGAAGTTCAAAATGAGGATACGACCATTTGTTTGTTAAAACACTGGATCACTGTTCCTCACGCCTTACGAGCAGAAAACAGTAAAACTTTTCATTTTATTGCCCAGGAATTGACATCTACATTTGTAACCGCAAAAGATAATTTTACGTTGTCAGGTTCCAAATACGAATGCATCACTAATAATTATACTGCTATTTTGAATGAAATTTATGACACATATTATAATGAATCTCATGAAAAAAATGGTCATTATGAAATTTTTAAAACGGAAGGAGATTTACTTTTAATTTGGCAACCTTTAAAAGAGAAGAAAATATCTACACTGGAACAATTTTCAAATCGATCGAATGTAAGAAGGAAAAGAGATTTAGAAACAAAAAATGAAGTCGTTTATTTGCATTTACAGTTCTTGTATGACACTCTAAGAGATTACATTAACACTGCTTTGGGTAAACTTGCAGAAGCATGGTGTTTGGATCAGAAACGTACGATCAGCATGCTTCATGAATTGAGTAAAATCAGTCCTTCTGGGATCATATCAGCAGTGTATGGCAAACCAATGTCAGCAAAATTAATAGGCGATGTTTTAGCTGTTTCTAAGTGTATCGAAGTGAATCAAACTTCGGTCCAGTTACACAAAAGCATGAAAGTTAAAAAATCTGAAGCAAGATTTTCAGCTCAAATGTGTTATTCTAGGCCATTAGTTTCATTTGCATTTACAAATTCTTCAAAAGACACTTTTTTAGGACAGCTTGGTTTAGACAACGAAATTTTATTGGGACATCATAGAACAGAAGAATGTGAGCAATCTAGTACAAAAGTTTTTCTCTCTGGTAAGTACGCTCATATATTTAAAGATTATATGTATGTAAATTCTAGTTTAATAGATGAAATTGAAGCTTTAGATGCATTTATTGAATTGAGTATTGAACCACTAGAAAATGCAGATTTTACTTTATTGGAATTATATTCAAAAGAAGAACTAAGCAGAGCAAACGTATTTGATTTGGAGACCATTTTAAGAGAATATAACTCTTATAAAAGTGCATTGCATAATATAGAAACAAAGATTACAAGTGTAACGCCTGCATATATTGGAGGAATAGATACTTTTTTTAAAGGTCTCGGTGCTGTCGGTCTGGGTTTGGGAGCTGTATTGGGAGTAACAGCGGGAGTACTGGGAGATGTGGTTAATGGAGTGTTTTCATTTCTTAAAAACCCATTCGGAGGAACGTTTACAATATTGTTAATATTAGGAATAGTTGCAATAGTAGTGGTTTTGTTTTTAAGATACAGGCGATTGTCACAAACACCAATAGAAATTTTGTTTCCATATACTAAAAGATCAACAGATTCTGTTGTTGAGACAAGTCTTCAAACAACAAATGTTTTTAAGGACGATGTCCTCTATAATAAAACCAAGGAAGGTCTTTTACATAATGATGACATAAGCAGTGCTAATGAATATTCACAAGTAGAAGCTTTAAATATGTTGAAAGCTATTAAATCACTGGATGAATCATATAAAAAATCTGAAGTCGAACAGCGTTCAAAAAAAGATAAACCAAGTTTACTTGACAGGATAAAATACAGAGGATACAATAAAATTACAACAGAAGAAATTTAATATGGATTCAGTTTCATTCTTCAATCCTTATTTGGAAAATTCTCGAATAAAAAAGAAAAATAAACCAAATTTTTTGCGGATTTTTCCACGTGGTATTATGTATGATGGCGCTCCTGGCTTAATAAAAAATCTTTGTGATTCAGAACCAAGGATGTTCTATCGTGACAATCAATATCTATTAAAAAATGACATGAAATGGCCGTGTTCATTCAATGAACCTGAAAAAGAACTTTGTGGACCAATCAGGTTTCATGTTTACGACTCTTGTGAAACATTGGCATTTACGGATTCAATAGAAAACATTCCATTTCAATTTAGACATTATGTAATACCTTCTGGTAACATTATAAAATTATTCGGTAAAACTGAACATAATCAAAAAATTTGTATAAATGTTTTTGGACAAAACAGTTATTTTTATTGTGAATACATATGTAAAAAAGAACTGTATGCAAAAATTTATGCAATACTCAATGGATCTGAAATAAAAATGAATTGTTCTTTCTCAGTTGAACCTGTAGTCAAATACAGTCTTTATGGTTATAATACACAACCGATTCAGAATCTATTTAAAATTTTGTTTTCAAATTTTTATGTTAGTAACCGTGTTGGAAAAATCCTACTACAAGAGGGTTTATCAGTTTACGAAGTTGAAGTAGATATTCTCACCCGATTTTTCATAGATAACAACTTTAAAAGTTTTGGTTGGTATCAAGTTAATTGTATGCATCTTCAGGAATTTTCAAAAAGTAGTAATGTTGATATAGAATTAAATTGTCATCTCTCTGATTTAATTATTCTGGAACAAGAACATTGGCCTTTATATGACTGCTGGTCTTTCGATATTGAATGCTTAAGCCAAAATGGAAATTTTCCTGATGCGGAACAGATGGGTGATATTGTTATTCAAATTTCGGTTATTCATTTTGATTCTGAGGGAAATCACAAAGGTAAACACCTGTTTACTTTAGGAACATGCGAAGCAATTGAAGAAACACACATTTATGAATTTGCATCTGAATTTGAATTATTATATGGATTTTTTATTTTTTTAAAGTGTAATTCTCCAGAAATTATAACAGGATACAATATCATTAATTTTGACTTAAAGTATTTATGTACTAGAATGGATAAAATTTATCATTTTGAAATAGGAGGATTTTCAAAATTAAAAAATGGAAAATTTTCTGTGTACATTCCTTATGACAACCAAAAAAAATTCTTAAATTGCCTAACTAAAGTCAATATTTCAGGTATTTTATGTTTTGATATGTATAATGTTTATTCCTCTAAAATTTCAGCTCAAAATTATAAATTAGATACAATTGCTAAACTCTGTTTAAATGAAGAAAAAGAAAATCTTTCTTATAAAGAAATTCCTAACAAATTTATTGCCGGTTCCAAAGGAAGAGCTGTTGTTGGCAAATATTGTATTCAAGATTCTTTGTTAGTAGTACAGCTATTTAAAAAAATCAATTTTCATTATGAAATGGCTGAAGTTGCAATTCTTGCTCATATCACTATTCGTTGTGCCGTATTTGAAGGTCAACAGAAGAAAGTATTTCCTTGCATTTTAAACGAAGCTAAAACACAGAATATGATTATGCCAAGTTTATCGGGTGTAAATAAAAATAAAGAGCATTCTAGTTATAAAGGAGCTACGGTTTTGGATCCCAAAATTGGATATTACGCAACTCCAACCTTAGTTTTTGATTTTCAAAGTTTATATCCAAGTATAATGATGGCTCATAATTTGTGCTATAGCACTCTGATTGTGAATGAAAACTCAATTCGTCACATTGACTCTAAAGAAATTTTTGAGGTTCACGTCGGGGAAAGTAGTTACAAATTTGTAAAGAAAACAGTCAGAGAGTCCATTTTGGCAATTTTATTAAAAAAGTGGTTAAATAAGAGAAAAGATGTTAAACAACAGATGAAAGCGTGCAAAGACCCTACGTTAATTATGGTCTTAGATAAGAAACAACTTGCTTTAAAAACAACTTGTAATTCTGTCTATGGTGTAACTGGTGCAACACATAGCTTATTACCGTGTGTAGCTATTGCTGCTTCGGTAACAAGTTTAGGCAGAGAAATGTTATATAAAACAGTAGAGTATGTTAACACCACAATGCAGACAGAAGTTTTTTTCAGTGAAACCTTTGGAGTCACAATGGAAGAGTTCTTAGGTCCCCTTAGTATTGAAGTCATTTATGGGGATACAGATAGCATTTTTGTTACGTTTAAAAATTTTTCAATTAATGTGTTGCAAAGAATAGCTCCTTTAATAGCAAAGCACATTACAGAAAAATTGTTTGAGAAACCAATTAAACTAGAGTTTGAAAAAATTTTATTTCCGTTGATACTGATTTGTAAAAAGCGCTACATTGGTAAAGAGAATGATTCAACATTAATCTTTAAAGGAGTTGAATTGGTTCGTAAAACCTCTTGTGATTTTGTAAAAATAGTAGTTAAAGACATAATAAATTTATTATTTTGGGATACGGAAGTTCAACAAGCTGCTGAAAAGCTTTCGAACATGACCATACAAGAAATTTATGAAAACGGTGTTCCTCTCGGAATCCAAAAAATCATAATCAGGCTTTGTGAAGCAAGAGATGAACTTTTTTCCAATAGAGCTGATATCAAAACCTTGATGTTGTCATCTGTCTTGTCAAAAGAAGTATCAGCATATAAACAGGCAAATTTGCCACATTTGACTGTTGTTAAACGTTTAGCACAAAGAAAGGAAGAGCTTCCTAATATTGGTGACAGAATCATGTATATTTTAATTAATCCAGAAGAAACAACAAAAAAAACTTTTCATAATTATGAAATAGCAGAGGATCCAATCTATGTTATTGAAAAAAAACTTCCTATTAATGCAGAAAAATATTTTGAACAGTTGACTAAAGCCGTTACTAATGCTATTTCTCCAATTTTTCCTAAAACTGGTATCAAAAAAGAAAAATTTTTAAGCACAATTCTACCTTTAAAGGTTTACGTAGATAAGAGTTTTTCCGATGTAACAGAAACTGTTTAAAAAGGCTATTTTATATAAATGGAAGAATGTTTTTCATTTTTTCAAACTTGTCACTAATTTCATCGGGTATATCCATCTCTTCTAATTTTCGTTGCAAAACTGCGACATCTATTTGTATATTGTTTGGTTCAATAGTTTTACAAATAACATGCAAAACTATACTATCATGCAATATATCTAAATGTACACTGTACCCAGATGAAACAGTCATAATTTGATTTACACATTCACATGGAATGTGTAAATTTCTAGTCAGAAAAACTATATACATGCTTAGTTTGTGCCCAGCTTCAAAAATAATTGGTAGAAAATTATTTGAAATATTAGAAACAATAAAGAATATTTGAAATAAAGCAGGCTGTTTTGTTGACATGCGAATGAGTTCCACGTTTTTTTGAAAGGCGTAATAATACAATCTGTTTTGCATAACATTTGAAATTTGGTTCATATATGCTACCATGGCATCCGATGCTGTAGGTATACTGACTAAATCGCAGTTTATACATGCACTCTTGGAAACTTGTTCGTTTGCGTATGGTGATAGATCCAAACAAGTGTATTGATGATGCTTACTTAAATCAAAAGGAATTTCTATAGGTTCTTTCCCAGTAATTGGAAGTTTCATCATGTTTAAAAATTTTAGCTCATAGTCGGGAAAGAGTTTAAAAACTGTGTGTAATTCTTTCAATGATAACGACGAATACAGTTTTCTTTTATCTTTAAAATAACGTTTATTCGTTTTTATTAAAGTGTGTGACCGTTTTATTTTATTAAAACTGGTATGCATTGTCATTTTAAACGTAGTAATTTATTGTAAATGTTGGGTCAACAATTTCAAATTTTTTTTCAGATAAAAGTTGAATAAAATCTTTTAAAAAATCAGTCATCAAAGTTTTGTTTTTCTGGTTTAATTTATATATTTGAAATGCTTTGAAATAGTGAATAGCTAACCAAACATATTTTTCAATAACGGTTAAATATTCATTCTGATAACATATAGTCACCTTAAAATCGTGTAGTATGCAATTTTCAGTTGTGTAAAATAATATGTTGGGATTGATTGTTTTGCTGTTTGCTATGCATAATGGATCACAAAAAAAATGCTTGTAAAGTCCTATCGGCCCAACTTGTTTTAAAATCAAATAGCTCTGACAATCAATGACAAATTCTGAATTTGAAAATGAATGTTCATTGCTAATAGCAATTTTGGAACGATCCGACTTTGTTTTTATAAATGAGTGGATTTTCGAGGTCTCTAACACATCAGCAAGCACAAATTGCACTCTGTCTATCATTTTAAGATTATTCTGACAATAGTTGACAATACTGTCATATAAAAATTTAACCAGATCGTGGTTTTGTTTGGAAGACGTCATTAGTTCACACAGTAAACATACAGTAGTAGTGGTGTTTTTTGTGATAGAAACAGGAATGTGAGACAGTAAAATTGGACCCGCAGCAGAGTTGAAATCATCTTTAGTAGAACATATAGACTTTAAAAATCGACGTTTTTTTGTTGCTAAAGATGTTAATGATGTCCGATCAAAAACATTTGTTCCAGACCACATATAAAATATCAAATCGGTGAAATGTGTGTTTAGCGGAATAGTTAGTTTTTCTAAAAGATCGGAATTGTCTTTTTTGCGCGTTTCTCCCTTTTTTAAGATGAGTTTTTTAAGTTTAAGGTTAGGTATAGTTTCATTTTTTAATAAAAGTGATTTGATAATAGTCATGTGATTTAAAGTTATATTTTCATTATGTAATAGATCTTCAGCGGTAGCAAAACACCTATTGATGAAAAAATGGACATGAAAATCAAAAACGGACAAAATATTATTAATAAAAACACCATCAAAATTAATGCTGGTAAAATGTTTTCTAATTAGTTGCATAAATTCAGTTGCTATTATTAAGATTGATAAAGGTGTTTTTGGAGCATAGTTACATTTATAGCATAGAAGACAATAATCATAGAGCCAGAGCTTATCCGATTCGTATCTTAAACAAAGGTTAATTATAGAACAAATGTTGCAACGCTTGTCGATATTTAAAGGAGTTGTAATTTTTTTGACTTCTTCAATATTTAACTCCTCTTCTAAAACTGCAATCTCATTATCCAGCGTGAGTAGGCTTGTTGATTCTTCCGAATCTATTTTGTTAACGTCTAAATGTGAGTATAATAAAATTTCATTCAAAATTTCTGAGTTCATAGAAATTAAGCTAGAATCCCATCCTTTATAAACCATGTCGAATGACAATAAAACTGAAATTGAATTGTTGTATGAAAAACTTTCCTCACAACGTGAGTTTGAAATAGCTTTCTTTCCAATGCTACCTAGATTATACGATATAATGTTACCTTCATTGGATTCTAGATTGCAGTTTATCAATGTTGGTTATAAACATTTGGCATATTTAAAATATCTAAATCACCAAAGAAATTCGTGTACACACTCTGATGTGTTACGGAAAAAGGTGAAACTTTTGACAGCTATTTTGTCGAAACTCTTAAATATTAATGGAATTTTAGATCAACAAGAATATTTAAATACGGACTAAAATTAATTAACAAGTTATCATGTTAAAAGAAAAAACATATGACGAGTTGATAGTTTCAACTTGTCGTATTTTAAAACTGGGACCAAATGAATTTAGAGTCACGGACAAAAATCTGTTTACTAAAAATCCAAAATTTCCGTTATGTGATATCCTTTTAAAATTAGATTTTGCATATAGTTTGGAATACTTATTGAGTTTATGGGAAGATATCACAAAACAAGAAGCCAGATTTATTTTTAAAAACACTGGGGGTGCTGTTTCTATGTCTTGTTATCTCCACGCACCAATAAAGGTCGAACATCCAAATACTGTAAAAGAATGCAATATTTTAAATGTTAACGAGTGTTTGTCTGTTTGTTTGCACGATATCGAGGCTATGAAACCTTCATCGTGTGGTGTATTAACTAAATGTATTATTCGACGCAATAGGGATAGTGCTTTCATTATTGAATTTGTGGCCTTTGGACCAGAAAGTGAAACTGAATATATCGCTCTTTTGAAAGCGATTTTTTTGAAAAAAACTTTCCTGGAACGTCAAAATGTTGAGAAAAATAAGGTTGTTCGACAAATTAAAAGACCACCGAAAATTCAGACTAAAGCGAATGGAATTATGACATCATACAAGAATATAAAACAGACACGAAACAAGAAAGAGACTACATTATTTTATTGTAGAGTTTTACACTTTGCCTATAAGAATAAGGTTATTGTGTTTTTTTCTGTAATTGTATTTCTGTGTCTTTGCTATGTATTCCTTAAAACGCTTGCTCTGCCAGTTACTATCTCCCTTATGTAAACATGGACCATACAAACATCTTCAACTTTTTCTTATGGGAAATGATCAAAAGAATACAAAATGTATGTTGTCTATATTCATTACGAATAAAAAGTTTTTGAACAAAGAATTGACTGATTTTTTTTATCGCAAATTTTTGAAACTTTGGTTAAATTGCGATTTGTATTCACGCAACCAAATTAAGTTTTGGTTTAACAGAATGGTTATGACCAAAAATTTCTTTTTATTTCTTGCTTATTTATATTTTGTGTATATTGAATATAAAATACTTGACAGTATATCAATTTATAAAATGCAACGCGTGTCATGGAATGAGTTAAAACAAAAAATTTACGAGTATCCAGTTCATAAGTTGAATGCTTTACTCGAGGTGCCTTCATTTGCATGTTTTAATGATTTGCATCTGTTTATTTTTGGTCAGCAATTGATGTTACCGATTTCGACTCATTGTAATGTTCCCTGTGTAAAAATATTTTGTCTAAAGAATTACGATCAATGTCAAAAAATTTTTCTGCGTTATTCACATGACGACGCAAATGTAAACTATGAAAATCTATTGCATGCATCATCGTTAATTGTTCCATCGGGAAATTTTATGTTTGCGATGGCTAGAGCAATAATAGAAAACTTTTGTTATGAATCTGATAAATTTTTGATTCCTTTAGATAATAATAGTTTAGTTCCCATAATAATGAATACACAAGGAAAAAATCACCCCAAAATTTTAACGTTTGCTTTAGCAACAGTTCTAAAAAACAGTTTGACATCTAGTTTGATTTCTTTACCTGTTTTCTGTTACTGTAAAACTAAGTGTCTTAGATATTTTAAAAATAATAGTCTCGTTGCTGTGATTTGTTCAAAATGTGGACATTGCCTAAATTCTGGGAAAGAAAAGCTTAAAGGAATGCAGATGTTTTCACTCAATTCTTTGTTTTATTATAGAGATAAGCAAGAAAAAAACTTAATTCATAGCATGCATACAGATTTATTACATTGTTCTTTATGCGGGGGACAAAGATTAGTAACCGAGAAAATTTATGAATTATGTGAATATAGGATTTCAAATATAACGGTAAGAACAGTTAATTGGAAAGCGATTATTGGCACTAATTCTGCTTGCACTATTTTAAATGAGTCTATTAAGTTTGATGCCATTGTTGGTTGTTCATGTAGGACCTGCTATTCAACAATTCATTTATATAACATTACAATAACAAAATTACTCAAATTAATAACACACGCTTCTGATTTTCAGTGCCAAGAATGTCAGTATCTGTTTAGAGAAACCTGTCTTGATTTAGAGGATTGTACGGAAATTTGCTCTGGCTGCGAGATATATAAATTTACTAAGTGTGTTCAAAAATGACTACTAATCGAGGAGATGAAATTACCACACAAATTAATCAAATATCTGGTAATAGTTCAAAAAAAGAAGAAGAGAAAAAAAAACAACAGATGTTTGCAACAATTTTAGGTTTGCAGCCTTCGATGAGTTCACATCCTGTAACATCAACATTTCTTTCGAGATACGTGAAACAAAACACTGGAAATATTGATAAAAGCGCATTTAGAATTGATTTTTTGCGCATGTTAGCGCTACATAGATTAAACTCTAAAATTGATGAATAATGCAATGGTTATAAATACATAGATTTGATTTTTGAAATTGTTTCCTCAAATTTTGTTGAAAAATTCGAAAGTTCATTTTTTGTGTGCGTTAATGTGTTAAAAGTTTCAATAAAAGCTGACATTTTTTCTTGCGATTCCTTTTCCATGACGTTACTTTCTGGTAAAACTGTGATTTCATTTTCTTTTAGTACCAAGCCTTTGACAGGAGTTCTCTGAATAGTTGGATCCGTTAAAGATCGTATATGAAGACTTTCAAAGGGTTCTACCGTCTGTTTTTTTTGCGTTTTCGAGGGAGGAGTGTCAAAAAGAAATTTAGTGCTTTTGGGATATTGTTTAAAAGAAACTAGACCTTCTGAGCTATATTCTTCTACTGAAATTGGAAAAATGTTTTTGATGCGGAAACTCATTTTTGTTGTGTTTTTATGCTCGGGTGGTAGATAACTAGAAACAAACTCATTATTTTGATTAAATAAAACAAGAGGAATTTTTTGTAAGTTCGATTCTGGGTGCTTGATGTTTTCGATCAACTTATTAAGTTGCGTTTGGAAGATAGACTGTTCCAAAACATTTTGAGTCCAAGATTGTAAAAGAACATAATTAAGATTAAAGTTGCGAACCTGTAACACCGTCTTAAAATCATCATTATTTAAAACGTTCTCCAGATGTCGAATATTCAAAATAAAATTTTTTTCTATAATGTCAACATATAACGAAAAGGTCATTTCAGTTGCAGTCAGATATGAAAATAATAAATAATCGAATAAATATTGTTCTTTTAAAAAAGTTTTTAGAAAGTGTTTTTCTTGGGTTTCCAAAGTTATTTTTGAAAGAATTTTTTCTCCATGTTTCATGGTATTAAGTTCCTGAGGGTTCAATAAAGATGTAGTAACTTTGTTTTGATGTGTATATTCAAAACACAGATCATGTAAAAAATGTTGGAATGAATGTTGAGTGTATTTTTTAGGTTTATATTGTAACCAAATATAATTTAAAAAGTTTTGTGGAAGAACCAATGCTGACATCAAGTAAATCAGCAATTTTTCTTTACCATTACACAGTTGCGTGAAGCTAGTTTTTTTGAATGTGTATTTTTCGAGTGAAATTTTTTCCCATTTTTTTATATCTAAACAAATAATTTTCATTTCATCAATGGATTGTTTGGGAGGATTCTCCGCGATTGAAAAAATAGAAAAATATTTTTGTTTGTCTAATAAAGGTGCTAAAGAATTTATTGTTAAATCTATTGGATTCTTTTGCGCTCCATAAAGGAATTCAGGATTAGAAGCTATAATTAATAAAGTAAATTTGTCTAAAGGTAACTCAAAAGCATGTTGCGTCGAATCTGGAATAATTGTCCAAGCTTTAACAATTATATAAACAAATATTTTTAAATTAATAATCGGAAATAAATTTTGCAGTGTAAATTCTTCAGGGTTTTTAAAATAGTGATGTAAATCAAAATTAATTATATCTTTCCAAAACAATTGTACTACATCCAGAATACTTTTTACCACTGTCAATAATTTAAATTTTGTTGACACTAAATTTATTTTCAAGCCTGGTGTTTGTATATTTTTATAATTGAGTGCAAAAAATTTGAAAATTATATTTTCAAAAACATTGTAAAATTGAATGGGGACACTTTTCACATCAACTACTAATTGAGTGTTAAAGACAGAACTAACTTGAAAAAAAACTTTTTGTTCAGTGCTAATTTTTAGTCGTAAATGTACATCCGCTTTTGGGACAGATTTTGTTGCGGTTAATTCAATAGGTAAAAAGCATATTTGTTGGAAATAATCCGTTTGAGACGTTAAAAAGTTTTGAAAATAACTTTGTGCAGCTGTAACAAAATGGTTTAATGCTTCAAGAGCCTTAATAAAATTTGTAGGGTTTATGGAACTTGAAAAAGAATCGTCGACATTTGGAAACCTTTCAAAAACATTATCAGTTTTCAATGATTTAAAGTTTTCTTTTAAATTGGAAATTAATGTTTGCTGTTGTGCAAAATCAAAAGAAAAACGAAAATTTGCAACGTTGTCTAGCAATTCAAAGTACTGTTTTTTTAGCTGTTCTTTTAGACGTGTTTGTTGTTCATCAGTTTCAGCTTTTAAAATTTTATTCATATGGAATTGAAATTTATCTTTTCCGCCTGCAATGCGGTTTGGATTTAATTGTTTAATTAAAACTGTTATTTTATCTATATTGTTACTATTTTCAATTGTCTCATTACAGATGACTTTATTCTCAATTTCTATATGTTTAGTGTTTACGTCGTATTCCAAGGCTCTTAAATGTTTATAATTAAAAGAAATGATTTCTTCTCCAAACTCTGTGATTATAGTGAGACAAAATCTATTAAGTTCTTGAATAAACATTATTAGCCATCGTAATACCTTTTCACTAATTATATACGGAAAATCATTATAAGCTTTAGTTAAAATTTCAGTTAGACTTTTAATTGGATCTTCTATTAAAGCTTGAGTATTGATGTTGATTTCTTGCGGAAATGTAATTTTTGCATTTGCGATAAAGTTCTTCCATTTATTTTGAAAAGATAAATTAACTATATGTTTATGCTCTAATTTTGCTTTTAAGTGTGAATTAAAATGTTTTACCAAATCACTTATTTTTTTTTCATAATTTTTAATCTCATTTTCTAGTGAAGATTTAAACGCATTTTCTTGAAACACTGCGTCTTTGTATTTATGTAAGCTTAATTTTTCTATGTTTAGAAAAATTTCCTTAGATGAAATTGTACGCGTCAGATCAATTTTTTGTTCAGACAATTTAAAAAGTTTGGTTAGTGAGTCTTTTATATTTGTGGCATCTTTTTTTAGTTCGTTTAATAAATCTTCATATAACTTAAAGTCTTCACTATATATAGATCTTGCAAGTTTATTTTTATCTGTTTCATGTTTAAACTTTTTAATGAAATATAAAAAATCATCAATATAGTCTATTTTAGATTGGATGTCAATAGTCGCAAAAGAAGTTTTCTTAAGAGTTTGTAAAACTGTCCGTAAGGGATTATACGTTTTCTCAAAAAAAACATGATCGGTTGGAATGGGTTTTTTAACTAATATATTTTCGATAATTTCTGAAGAATGTTTTTTTAATTCCTTTTCAATATTCAACAAAACAGGGAGTAGAGCATGAGTAAATTGAAAAATTATGTTTTCATCTTGGAGTGTTTTAATTATATTTTCACTCGCATTTAAAACTGAAATTTGTATTGAAGCGAATTGTTTATCTTTGAGTAGCAGCAATAATTCATTTAAGTGACTTTCCAAATTAGTTTTAAGATATGTCATTTGTTTTTTATAAGTCTCCATGTTCAGTTTGGCTTGTTGTTCCATGTGTTCTGAAAGCTTTTGATCTAAAGCATTTTTATGTTTCTGTATTATACGTTCGGTGGGAGCAGAAGCTAAAAATTTAGTTAAATCTGAAGGAGAAGTTAAAACAATTTTGTTTGCCATGTCGCTCCATACATCTTCTTGATATTCTATTACTTTTTGTTGGTAAAATAAATTAATTTTACTTAATAATTTATCCATATCTTTCGCGAACGGTTGTTGTAACAATTTTTGTAGTTGTTCCTCATTGATGCTCAAAAAACGCAACAAATTTTCACCATCTTGAAGTGTTTTAAGATTTAAAAATTTTTTTATGATGTGTCTGAAAAAACTACTAACTTCCAATAAGTTTTTTTTTTTATCTGATGGAAATTGTTCGATTAAAAACAACATGGTTGTCAGAACATTATCGTGGACAGCAATTTCGTTTAACAAATCCTTCAAAAAAAGATGAAGAATATATTGGACCTTGTCTTCAAGAATTGTAAGTAACTCCATTTTTTTTTCTAGAATAATATGCAACTTTAAACCCTTAATAAAAGCTATACTAGGTATATTATATATAGAAAGTTGCAAAATAAAATCTTGAATTGATTGTAGCTCTTGTTCAGACAAGAGAATTTGTTCCGTCAAAGATTTAGTTTTCTCAGTAATGTTTGTGTCAATTTCCATGGCGTTGAGTTGTTCTAACTGTGCTTTTAACATTTTTTTTTGAATCTCAGATTTGTTTGGTTCTTGCGTAGTATGTTCAAGATTCTCAATAATTTCCTTAGCCTTATCAATAATTTGAGTTTGTGTCGTGAAGAAATCAAGAAACATCTTTCGAATGGAAATTGTATATGGACTAAGATTTTTCATACTAAAATGTGTTAAACCAAATCTTATATATTGTAAATTATCATACATTTGTTCAATAGAAGCTATTAATTCGTTTTCCACAATAAAGCCACTCATATTAATATTGTATACATCAAAATAAATCTTAATAAAATATGCAAATAAATTATTCAGTTCGGTAACTGGTAAGAATCCTGCAGCAATATTATTAAAATTTTCTTGAAGAATTCTAGTGAGTTTTTGATCCATATTATTTAAAAGTTGCTTAATTTTTGTATTACCTAATGTTTCAATGATTTTTTTATTTTGTGCTGTAAACATGTTGTGATTGGGTATGGAGACTGCATCTGTGGAAAATTTAGGGATGTCTTTTTCTGAAACATTTTCTACGTTCACTTTGTTGGCTGTCTCGAAATCTATAAGAATTGCTGGTGATTCACCTAAATTTTCAATGAATGTTTGCATCTGAATTAGAGCTTTATTTTCAATTTCTAGGTCTTTCAACATATTAAGTCTTTTTTTCCGAAGTAATAAAGATATGCTTTGTTTTTCTGTTTTATTTAAACAAATGTAGTGGTGGTTTAATGGATGTTTTTGAACATAGTTATTAATAAATGCGTTTGTATCTTCTGGATGTTTCACCATATGTTTAATTAAATTGGATACCCAAGTGTGAACATTTTTGAAATGTTCAGTGTGAAGTTTGTCGACAATAACACTAAATTTTGTTAAGATTATTCGTTCAAATTTTCTAAAGGTTGTAATTTTTGAAATATAATTTTGGTAGATGTGAACAATGTCAAGATTATTTTCTTGACATGCATTTAAAATTTCTGTAAAATCGTTGGAAAATTCTTTAAATGGGAAAAAATACTTTATAATGATTTCTTGTTTTTTAGTTTCATCCATTAGATAGTTTTCAGTGTATAGAAAAGAATCTATAACTTGTGAAAAAATATGGAAAACCCTATTCCATAAAAATGGTTTAAGAAAAGGCTGTACAGATTGTAATGATGAATCAAATATGTATATTGTCCAGTTAATGTTATCTTCAATGATTGGGAAATCTGTTAATTCTAGAAGAATGTTTTTAAATTGAGATTTTAGTTCGTAAAAACTGGGTAATAAGTCCACTTCCGTATTATAATATTTTAGTAACATTGACTGTTTTCTCTTTTTATCTATTGAATTATTGTCTAAACTAGTTGTTTCCTGTTTACGTTTCTTTGGTGGAGTCTTATTTGTTACATTATTGTCATTGACAAATTCTGAAGAAATGGATGAACGCATCTCTAGAATATCATTAATATCGATTGAAATGTCAGGATCTTTATATGTTTCTAAAACTAAAATTTTTGCCTCTCTTTCATCAAGAGAAAAATCTGTGATTTCAACAAAATAAATGAAAACTGCATCATAATAAAAATTTTCGATGTTTTCTGTTAGTAGTAATGCATAAAGATCATCTATTTCTTCACATATATAAATAGCAGCTAAGTTTTCCTTTTCAGATGCATGAGAGTCAAAAAGATAAAAAACATCATCAAATATAAACACGGCTCGCGCCATAACTCCAATAGTTATAATCATAAAAGAAGGTTGTTTATTTTTCCCATAGAGTAGGAAATCTAATAGACCAAGATAGATTTCCGTATCTATGTGTTGCGACTCTAAAGTCCCATTGAATGATCTGGACAACTCATGAACAGTTTTTCCAAAATTAGATTTTATTTTTTTTGGTATTTCGGTGAAGAAGCGAAATTCTGGAACTTCAGTAGATTCTAATAAAAGTTTTGCGGTACTTACTTGGTCTAAAGAAGAGCCATTATCTAATATAACATCAATAGAATCTCTGTTTAGAACTTTTTGAATTCCGTTTAGGTAGACTGCATGCAGAAATGAAAAACAGTTTGACATGCATTGTTTTCCAGCTCTTGGACCATATTTAGAATCATTTTGATTTGTTGATCCAGTGATAATTTTCATTTGGGAAAAAACAACAAAGGTCTTATTAAATCAGTATGCACCCTCTCGTTATATGCAATATACCAATGCAAATAATTCTCAATACGTACTATTAATCTATATCTCTCATCAAAAATATTCAAAAAGGGTACTTGTTTTATTTCAGCCCTTGCTTCAGTCATAAATCTCCTTTCTATATTTGTTGTCGACTTTTGCTTTTCAAAAACACCGTTTATATAAGGCTTTAATATAGCGACTAAATCATCTTGTAAAATTAGTTGAGTGTATGTTTCTTCAGATCTTATAAGTCTTCTTGCTTCCAAGAGTTGTGTGGTTAAAGAATTATTTTCAATATTTTCCGAGCTTAGTACGTTAATTATAAACATGACTTTTTCCAAGGAGTGCATAATTTGTGAATTAGAATGATTACATTTTTGTACGCTTTTTAGAACATCTTGATAGGTTGTGTTAACGTTAGAATATATTTTCTCAACTATGATTAAAAAATCTTGTAAAGCTGAATTAGATAATAAATCTTTGAAATTGGTTATGTTTGTTACAATGTTTTGTAACATCTCAATTAAAATCAGTTTTGAATTCTCAATCTTTTTTAGTTTGTTTTGAAAGTTTTTGTGTTTATCAATCATTGAACTACACGTTTGGCTAAAAAGATTGAAAGATGTACTTAAAAGTTTAGCTTTTCCAATATACATTATAATCGAAAAATTTTCTAAGTTTAAATAACAAGTCGTTGCTATTAAGCTAGAGCACTGCTTTGTAAAATTGATGTATTCTTTAAGAATAGATAAATCATCATTGATCGTTTTTTGTATCCATGGATCGATATACGATTTCATGTGAGCAGTATATGCTGTTAATAAAACACTTACTAATAAATTTGTTTGTGGAACAAAGATAAATTGAATAATTGTGCTAATACTCTCAAAAATTTTTTGTGTTATTGATCTTAAAATTGAAAACAAACCAAGATCAATTTTAAATATTTTCAACGTAAATGCATGCAAAAGCATAAGATAATGAGATAATAAATACTGAGATGGAAGTAAAAGTTTACATGCATATATTAATTGTAATAATTTGGGCTCTTCAGAAATTTGTTCAAAAGTTAGATTTGTTACGTAGGTTAATGAAGGAACTATGTAGTGTTTAACAAATAAATTTTCAAATGACGGATGACCCGTAAATGGTAAAAGCTCTTTGTAAGCATTTATAGAATTATTGAGATACGTGTCTCTGCAGAGATTTCTCAAAATATTATTTGAAACATGTTTGTAATTTAATGTATGTTTCACTGAAATTGAGTATGTTAAAGGGAAGAAAAGATCACCCCATTTTTCCATAAGATCTTTATAGAGGAATGTCTTTTCTTTGTCATCTGCTCCCTTAGTATAAAATTTAAAATAAGATTCGGTTATATTATTAGTAAATAATATTTCCAATATTTCCATGACCGTTTTCCATATGTCAGAAAAATGTTCTCCTAAAATTAAAATAATAGATTTTTGTCTTTCGATTATTATTTTTTTTTTATTATGGAAAATAAACGTAGGACTAAATATTTCAATGCATATAAAAAATATGTATGCTGAGAATACGATTGTACTTAAGTTAGAAAAAAAGAGTTGCAAATTCTGTATTGAATAGATTGGTCTGCAAGTTGTAATAATTTGTATATAAGTTTGACAGGTTTCGATGTTTAAACCAATTCTGTGAAGATGATAGATCTTATCAAGCAGTTCTGGAAATGTAACTGGCGTATACTGTTTTCTTAATAACACTTGTTGAATAACAGAATTAAAAAACCCATTGATTTTCACTAGTTTAGCTGTTTCATCTTCATTTAAACTCGTCTGATGTAAAATGTGAAAAATGAGACCATGATGAAAAAGAATATTTTCTGTATTCAGATATGTTAAAATACTAAAATTGGATTTTAACAGAGGATAAATGTATAATCCTTCGTTTTTTGCTGACAGATTTTTCGAAAAAATTTTTAGACTAAATGTATTCATATATTGTAATTCTGGAGAATCAACAGGATTGAGTTCAAAATATGGCGAGGGGTCTGAAAAAATTTGATTGTCTATAGCGTTCTCGAAATGTGTTAGTAAATGTTGATTCGATGAAGCATAGTAGGTATAACAAAAATCCATCTTTAAGAGTCGATCTAAAAAATTATCATTTGGAAAAAGGATATCTTCGTAGGTAAATATTTGCATGAACCACTTATACATTTTATTATATAATACGTCAATCAATTCAGCAACAATTCTGCAATTTTTTATCGAACTACTCTCTTGCATAAAGTTACTTAGTTTTGTGAGTGTCTTTTGAATGATGGAATATTTAACAGTTTTCTCTGTAGGTCTACTAGAGTCGATTGCATGCTGACGCAAAAGTCTTCCAATTGGGGAAACAATTTCAGCTTTTAGTAATTTAATAGACTCGAGAACTTTTTTAAACTGATAAAGTACTTCTGCATTATTTAAAGTCTGTAAATTTGAATTTGATGGAAATGCTATGTGAAAATTTTGCAATTCCGAGTATAACGTTTCAGCAACAAAGATTTGTTTCTCATTTCCCAAAGTGCTGTAATTTAAAATATAAAAAACCATGTTATTTTTGATAAAATTGAAATGATATTTATCATTTGGTAGTAATTTAACAAATGAAAGCATTTGCTCTGCAGTAATACTTTCCGCATAGAGGGATAAAATTTCTATTTTTGTTATCATTATTAAAAATTTTTCATCTGAAAAATCTTGCTTAAGGGAAGTTAAAATTGATTCTAAATGCAAAATCTGTGACATAATTATATATGAAAATGGATGTATTTCACAAAAGGAAATATTTTGAATTCAATGAAGTTGACTTAAATAATGCTATTGAAAAGGAAAAGAAAAAAATTAAGATTTTATTACGTGGCATGTCAAAAGAATGTGTCATTGCCAGAAGTTTTACACCCTGTGAACTTTTAGGACCAGAAAAAGATCAGTTAGGAATGTTAATGTTTAGGTTCGAAACAAATGCAGAAAACCCAAAATTTGTATTAATCAGTGTATTTTTTTTAGCGATGAATGCGTTTAATGTTTCATTTTACACCAAAACATCATTACTTAGTTTGTACAAAGCTCCAATAGTTAATAATGTCAAAACAATGTTGGAAACAATTCCTTTTTTTGAAGAAAGATTAACTTTATTTGGAGTAAGCAATTTAATTTCGCAAGGCACTAATTGTCTTATGTCATGTGTGATGCAGGGTTATGTCTATGACGTAAGAAAAGAAAATATATATGGATTGATAGTACCAAAAGAGTTGTTGTTAGAACCAGATTGGGAACCGAGGAAAAATTCTCTACAATATATTTATTTATGTTATATATACCAAGAACTGCAAAACAAATTGGAATACGGTATTTATGTTGTTTTGACAGAACTTATACACGAAGAAACCTTAATAGATATATTAAGAAGTAAATTTTCTAAGGAACGATTTATGTTTATGAATTATCTAATCAATGGTGAAAACCTAAATTATTTCGGAAGTATTCAACGGATAGGATTTTGTAACACAGAAAACATCAAAACTGGAATTTTAGATTGCCAAGGTATTTCTTTAGCAATCACAAAATTTAAAAACGTTTTTATTGAACTATGTGAAAAAAAATATTTCCTATAAATCAAGATGTCTAATAAAAGTATACTAAATCATGGAATGGGCCTCAGTAGAAAATGTTTTTGTCATCAAGAAATAAGCAAAAAAAGATTTTGTTATTCTAGATTTTATTTCAAAACTTTACTGTATAAACAACTATATGATATTTCAAAAATAATGCAGAAATTAAATTCGAGTTTAGATGCGTGGTTTTTACGCGATACTATTATTTCATCATTAGGCGCGACACATAATGCACCGTATATTGACAGGCTTCTAGGAAAATTTTATCTTAAAACTAATCTGGATTCTGAATATGACCCGATGGTTTTGTTTTTGGGAAGTGGAAATATTTTACAACAATCGATAATCGATTTTGTTAATGCCAATAAAATTGAAATCGCAAAAGTTATACAGGATATAAAAAATACTTGGATAGCACGTTTTTCGCCAGGTGTGCTTGCCGCATCTAGATTTTTGGATGAAATCTCGAATTCGTTTAATGGCATTGAAGAAAGTGTACCTGCAATTTTTTTGAGAGTAAGCGCTACGCTAGCTAATCAAATTCAAAAAACTAAATATTTAAATCAAACTTGGCATGAAGCATTTTTCTTTGAAGAACTTATTCAATTATTTTCCCATGGAGTTTGTACACTTTCTTCTCCTTGTTTTGGAAATCTGGGATTGAAGGCAGATCGAAACAGCGTTTTTGACACGGTGTTTTACAATATCAGTAATTATTCACTGGAAGACTTTTTGTTTTTTAATAATAATTTTTTTCTGCCAGCAATGCTAAACGGCTCTTATGTGAGTGTTAATTTAACACGTTATCATCATGAAGCAGAATCTTTGTTAGAATTATTACTATCACAGATGCAAATAATTGAAAAAGATACAAATAAAACCACAGGATTGACAGTTTATATTGAAGTATGGCATTTATCGCTTCTAATGTGGTTAGATCTATGTGAAATTTTGCCAGAAAATATCCAAATAAATTTTTGTGTTGTTATTCCAGGGATTTTTATGGACCGTGCTAAAAATACTGATTCTTATTGGTCAGTTTTCCAAAAGTCTGTCGCCACTGACTTAGGTTTGTATAATGAACAAAGTTTTACATTGAAATACTTGGAGTATGAAAAAACCGTGGAACATGCTAGAATTAAAACTGAAGTTCTAATAGACAATATTTGCCGATGCATGCGTAAAGGGAAAATGGGCTTGATTTTTCGAAAAAATATCTGTGATTATTCAGTTTTACCTCAAATTCCTTCATATTGTCTCGGTAATTCCATGGATATCATTCCATTTGAATACGGTTTAAATGCCTGTTTTAGAGTAATTTTGAATGTAACCTCTTTTGTTGATAATAATGTAGATGAAAACATGGTTCAGAACTTTGATTTTGCTCAATTTAACGGTAAATTTTTCAACCTTAAACGAATGAGGCAAATTGTCACAAAATTGATAATTATAGCAAATTCAGTTATAGATTATGCCGTAGAAAATAATGATATTTTTATGGATGGAATTATCGAGGCACGAAGTGTAGCAATTTGCATTACAGGTTTACATTCCGTTTTCATGGTAATGGGTTTGGCATTTAACGAACAATCGAGTCGTGATTTATATCGCATAATTTGCGAACAAATTTACTATTCATGTCTGAGAGCAAGTGTAGATTGTTGTATAAACGGAGCAGAACCTTGTAAATTGTTCGAAAAATCAAAGTATGCACAAGGAATTTTACATTGTGACTTATATGAAAACGTAATTTACACATTACCTAATTGTCTTTGGGAAGTTCTTAGAACGGACATCCAAAAATACGGACTTAGAAATTTAGCTTTTGTGTCAGGTTCAGCAATGGAAAGAGAATTCGATTTAACTAACTGTTCAGCGGCGTATTGGCCGATAGAAGGAAATAAAATTTTAAGGAGATCTAATATTAAAGTTCTACATCCAAGTACAGTGTTGCATTGTGATACATCCGTTTATTCAACTGAGTTACAAACATTATATATACCAGTTTATAATACGCAATTCTTAAAAAAATTCAAAAAACACTTAGATTATTTGAGCTCTTTTTGTTACAACGTGGCTGAAATTACAGGTAAAGAATTTACAGAAGAAGAAATGAAGGAAATGCGACTTTTTAACAATGGCTTTGCTTATTCTATGAAAGATATGTTTGAGATGTATTCTGTTGCATTACCCTTCACAGATCATGGACAATCAAATATATTCTTTGTTAACGATTTAGAGCACATTAAAGATGTCCTTATTTCTATGTATGATAACGGCTTTAAAACAGGAATTTTTAAAGTTGTCTGTAAAAAGGAATTTTACAAAACTATAAATCCATGTAAAAAGTTTGACTTGTTGGGTGGTTATTCTGATGGCGTGGTTATGCATGCAATGCACGTATTTCAATGATGTAATAAATTTGGCGCCAAAAAAACACAGTATATAATGGTTTGAATATTTATTGCGTTCTTAGTGTAATAGAAAACTTCTTGCAGTGACTATCTTCTGTTTTCACTGAACATGGATCGCGGTAACAGAGATCATCATAGAGAACATCGAGATCACCGCGAACATCGCGATTCAAGAGAGCCTCCCACAATGGCTTTTCACATGAAAACTTGGAAAACCATTAATAAACCTTTAAGAGCTTTTGCAAAACTTCTACGAGAAAACACAACTGTCACTTTTACTTCACAGCCTGCAATTATTATACAATCTGCAAAAAATCATCTTGTTTTAAAGTTAATAATTCATTCAGAATGTTTGTATTTAACTGATACGGACCATTTCTCAACAAAAACGATAAATAATTATATTCCATTATTTGATAGTTTTATGAGTATAATTTCGAATTCGGACGTAACTAAACTGTATATACAACACGATAGTGATTTATATACGCGAGTTTTGGTTACGGCTTCTGATATTTGTACGCAAGCATCTGTTCCGTGCGTTAATGGACAGGAGATTGTTCGAGAAAATGGTAAATCTTTAGTTAGAATTGACATTGATTATTCGACTGTAACCGAAATTCTTAAATGGCTGGCACCTATTACCAAAACCAAACGCAGTAATAAAAATGAGATGACACTTGCACAAATTATCATACAAGTAAACCCTCCAACGATTAAATTTGTTACGGATTTAAATGAAATTGAATTCGCACACAGCGGAAAGGTTGTGTTTCACGATGCTAAATCTATGAAGCTTGTATTATCTTCAAAAAACCTTCAACAAGCATTTAGTATGTGTGCTATATTGAAATCTTCCTGCAGTTTAAGAACAATTCCTGGTAAAGAGAACAAGTTATTTTTACTTGCTAAAAATGTGTTTTTAACGGTAGAATCCTATTTAAGTCAAGAACAGTTAAAAGATGAAAATAAATTTGATCGACAAATCAAGTCGGATGAAAAAGACAAATTACATAAACCGGAAGAAGGAGGAACTTTCGCAAACAAACAAGAATCACAACACAAAATTACTAGTTATATGGTACCCACTAAAAACGGCGGTGCGCCCTCAAATTATTTTAATGATAAGGAAGACAGTGAAAGCGACGACTCTGTTCATTTCGACTACACTCCAAACTCTAAAAGACAGAGATGTGGATTATAATTTACAGTTTTATTATGGGTCTTGCACTAGGAAACATTCTTCCAGGGATTTATTGCCTTGATCTTTTGCCAAATAAAACGATGTTAGAGCAAATTGCAGTTATCTGCTTTTTTATGGCAAGCTTGCTTCTGACATTTAGACGAATTAATGTGTTTAATTATAATCCATTAAATGATTTTAAGATAATAATATTGTCATTAATAATTTTACACAGTGTTGACAGATTTTTCTTGTGTATAAGTTTATTTTTATTATTTTCTGAGATGAGATTAAGAACCATAGTGTGCAGGTGTTGCATAATCTTTTCAACGAATTCTATGGCTTTGTATATGGGAATTTTACTCAGTCTTGGTCTAAAAATAGCTGATTTTAAAAAATATCAAATTTTTATAACAGCATGTTTAATGCTTCCGTATACAATAAGCTATAATTTTTTTGTAGACTCTTTAATGTTTAAGGAATGTCTTCAACGTTATAAACCAATTTATAAATTAAATGGATGGTATAGAATGTCAATTAAGGACCTGATTATTCCGTTATTGCAATTTGCTGTATTAACAATAATGATGTGGATTGGAAGATTTTGCTTACCTATAAAAAGTTGTCATCATTTGTTTTTTTTCGCTGTTTTACATAACACATTTTTTTATATAAACATATATATGATTATTATTTTTGGATTGCTTTGCCTCATAGGGGGTGTATTAATTGAAAACTGGATTTTTTTGTTTTTATATGAATTTGTTTTAGGTCTAGGTTATAGCGCTCTCTTTATAAATACAGTTAAGAGATTTGGTGATAGAGATGTGTTTACTGGGGATTTGCTCAACCTTTTTTTTTGCTCTGTTTGTTTTGTTGTGTTCTTTTACAATTAATGTTACAAATTTACAAGTTTGAGAAATAAAAATGTTGTAATATTAATGTGTTTGTTTTTTTTTGCATTACAATGGTGTTGTCTCTTAATATGGACCTATTGGCACAGTTTTTATGTTGTTTTAAAAGCACAACAATTCTTGAAGATTTTATTTTAAGTAAACAAGGAACCTCACTAGTTTTGCCATGGCCACAAGAATGGCGCTTAACATTTCATACAATTGAATCAATTCCAGATGTTTCAAAAGAAGATATCGAAGAATTTCGAAAAACATATTTATGTTGTGAAGACTCTTTAATTATAATTGGAATCTTACATCATGTTAAAAAGGCGACGTGTAGAGGTCCGTTACTTTTACGAGGAGAAAGAGGACATTTATATGTCTATAATAACTCTTACGATAAATGCCTTTACTATGTTGCAACTAATTTACAGGAATTTTTTTTGATCGGACTTAAGTTTTTTTATCCGATTTATGAATTGTGTGAATTTATAATAGAATCTGAAAGTGCGCATAGCATTATAGAACATGCTCAATCATTCAGTGATATACTTAATTATAGAAACAAGAATATAAATGTATGCTTTATTCTGAAAAGCCATCCATACAAAACATACGTTCGGTTCAGTAAATTAACAATGACACCTTATACCGAGCAAGATCTGATTAATTGGGAAAAAGTGCTCGAGTGTACTAATTTAGACATTTTGTTTACTGTACAATATAATACATTTGGAAAATGGATTGAAATGATTCTTATATTTAATGATCATGGAAATCTCTTTGCTGTCGACCTAGATGAAAAAATAATATTTATTGCTCATAATTTAGTAGAATTTTTAAAAGTAGGTTGTTTAAGATACAACGAAAATCATAGATTACATCAAGATTGCTTTACAGAACCCAAAAATTCGTTAAATTTAGAAGAAAAATTTTCACGGCCCGTCTCATGTCCATGGGGAAGTGCATGTAAAAAGAAAACAAGCACAGTATTTAAGAGATTTTCACAGAATTGGAAAAATCTTTTTCATGATAAAAGTAAACGTTAAAAATGTTTTCGTTTTATAAGCAAATTTTTCCTCAAACGTGTGACGATTATATGAAAGGTCTTTATTGTTTGCTTTCCATGTTTATTTTAGCTTATATTGCATACCATGACTATATAAGAACTTCATTCGCAGGAAATATTATTGTATTTCTTAGGTGTTCCTCGTAATCGTCCAAAATGTTTTACTCCCCATCCCCACCTTCATATACCGATGTCATGTTGGAAACGGTATATAATCACTCAGCGCTTGCAAACAATGTAACTGATTTTTCTTCTTGTGAACATTATTCCATGTTTCTTAGTGAACCAAAAAAGACCAGACGCAAAATTGCTTTTGTTATATTAGCCTGTCTTACAATATCTGTGATTTTATGCGTAATCTTGATTCTCTACGTTTTTAACATGCGGCACGCAAAAAACAAGCCGTGATAATTATATTTAATTTTTAAACAAATTGTTACTTAATGATTTGATTTTTTAGATTTGAACTATGTGTAGAATATTAAAAGAAGTTAATTTTCACCACTGATCTAGTCTCAAAAATGTTTCTGTTAAATTTATTTGTTCTCAACATTTTATGTGTCTTAATCAGAACCATTTCAAATACTAGTACAAGTGTGTCTCCAACACTAAACTTTACAAGCACAATTACTCTGTTAACAACAGATACGAACACTACTTACGTGAATACAAAATCGACTAGCTCAACAAATATGAGGTCTACATCGACTCTTGTTGAAATATCGAACAACGCTTCTGTACAGCCTTTTTCAAAATCACATTTTGTAACTACTCATAATTTAGAAACTCACACTAAAAATAGTATTGAAAAAACAAACTTAAAAAATGTTTCACAAAATACAATATCTCAAACGTTAAATCCTCCGTTTAAAAGTTTTGTGCTATTTGTTTGCATTCTAATTGGTGGTATCGGTTTAGTTGGCATTTTTGCACTATTTCTGTTTTTATTTTTGACAAAACATCAGTATAAAATCCTTAAATCTAAAAATTTAAAGAAAGGGCATACCAATGAGACTTTTATTGATATATGGGATTAAATTTACAGTTAAGTTTGCAATCGAGGAAATTCAAGCTTTTTGATGTGAAAGGTTTTTATCGCAAAAATCAATGGTTACCACTATTTTCAATTTTGATTGGTTTCCAATAAATGTCAGTGTCTTTTAAGTGTTTATGAATGACAAATAAAAAATCTGTATATATAAGAAATTGTCTTTCTTGGTGATAATTGGAACATGGGCGTAACTTTGTGACGTTCACGTACTATGTTATATATCAAGTGAAAACAGTCTTGTTTGTTTTGCTGTCTCATAACGGGAAAATGTGGAGATTTATTCTACTTTATTCGATAACGCTTGCTGGAGAAATCTACCCAGATTTCTGTCCACTAACTGTCGACGACTATGAACTTAATATTACGGCGGACGACTTACTTTTGTTGGATGTTTTTCTTAGTAAGAAATGTTCAGAAAATAAAGTGCGACATTCTGTGATTGCTGCAATTACGGATAATGCATTTTTTTTTGGAACGGATGAAACACAAATTGAAACCGATTTTGGGAAATTTTTAGCGTTTAATTGCTATCAAATTTTTGATTATCTGAATAATTTGCTTTTTAAAAGTTTTAAAAAAAATTCATTACTTTTAATGAAACGTTATGATAAATTATGTTTTGAAAATTATGCCTATATCCACATTCAAACTGTTTGTTCTCCTAAGAAGAGTTTTATACGTCTTAGGAGAATTAATGAAACTGAAATTCGCCCTCGTTTAATCGAAACAACTTTTTATTTACAAAAGGATTCGAATAATACTTGGGTAGCACTAAAAAACTATCTTGGTGAAGACGTGCCTACAAATAAAATATGGAATAAGATTAGACATCTGAAGAACTTTCTAATTTATTCTTGTAAAACAGATTTTAAGAATTTATTATTCTGGCAAAGAAAATACACAACTCTTGCAAAAACTTTAGATGGAACATTCATTGAAACATTTTCTCCTATTAATATTAAAAGAAATATAAGACAATATCGAACTACAAATGTAGATTGTGCATTTTCTAAGTTTCTAAAAGATAATCTTGAGGTAGCAATTTGTGAATATACAGGTTGGGGAGTAAGTAGCATGGGGTCAATAACTATTTTTCAAAAATCTGATACTATACTAATGAAAAATGACAAGAAGCTTAGTTTTCATTCCACCGGAGCTCACACACCATTGTACGGACATGATGTTTTATGGGGATTGATTTTAATTTCTGAACATGCTAATGAAAGATATGTTTGCGTGTGTACAAATATGAACACTGGAGAAAATGTTCAGGTCACGTTACCGGACGGGGATTTGAAAGAGGTAGAGAATAATTATCAAGTTGACGATTTTTTTGTCGCCACACTATCATGCAATCTAATTTTAATTCTCTGTTACATTTTCATATTTGCTGTGGTTTTTCTTTGCATTTCCTGTTTATATGGGTTAAAAGATGTTATGACGTATACCCTGAAATACATTAAAAAAATCAAGTTTCTTTATCAGACCCTAAAATTCAAGAAACTGCTTCGCTTCGTAAAGATCTCATCCGTTGAGAAAAAAGTTTTGAGATAATGTTTCAAGCAATCTGTTTACTGTTTATAAATTTATATGTTGATCTTATTTTTTCACATAAATTATCGATGACTCTTAATTATCAAAATTCTGTTCAAGCTAATCTAATGCTAAATAATTATGAATTAATTAGTTACAGAAATTCATCTGAAACAAATTCAACTAATTCTTTTTATACGCTCAAGTCATCATTGGACTTTAACAATGTGCAGTTTTACAAAAAAGCTAATAAAACGATTTTGAACAATTTATTTACATTTTTTATTAGATCACACCATGCATGGATTAACTGTATTGGTGACAATTTTAAAGCGGAATTTTCTTGTGAAGTGGATGCAACAATAAATGGCTATTATTTTTTAGAAGTGAAAAATGAAAGTGTTTTAAATATAAGTCTTCTACATTTCAATTTGATAGATGAAGAATATAGTTTTGAAATGAATGTGAGTCGTGATTTAATTGTTACTTTACAATATTATGTTCAGCGGTTTTGTGTTAAACACTTAGCCGATCTGAACAATATTATCACTTTTAAAGAAAATTTCCGTCCTCCGTCTGTTTATATCCAGAAACAGGGTTCTAATTTGACATGTGTTGCTGAATTTTATAAGCCTCTAGGATTAGATATTCAGTGGCAATTGTCAAATGAATTAATTCCTGATGATTTAACAGAAGAGCGTTTGATTAAAACAAAATTTAAAGAAGAAACATTGTATTCGTATTTTAAAACAATCACAACATCATCTATTAATTATCAATGTGTAGTTTTTCACAGAAGATTGAATTATAATGCAACTCTATTCTATTTAAATTCTAGTAAAACTGTTGAATTAATTTTGTTTGAAAACGTTAATTTAATGAAATCTTTCACGCGGTTTTGGCTTTTGGTGTTGATTCCAATAATTGTCATTTTGTTTTACTTTTTAAGTTTCAAAAATAGATTTTGTTCAAATTGTTTTTCTTTTACATATAAATTTATCACAACTGGCTTAAATAGAATATATAATAAAAATTTTAATGTTAGAAGTCAGAGCACTTCTGGTTTTGAGAATCGATTGTTTAAAATCAAAACTGTTGAACCCGAATCATTGTCTGTTAATTCTTCGGAAATTCAGTTTAACTGTCAGCTTCATGTGCTTGAATAATTTTTAATAAATTGATTTCACTCAAAGTATGAGTGTTTTATTACCACGCCCATATCCGGAATTAACCATTATAAACATGTCCAGCTTTCCAAAAGCCTTAATTTCAAATACAAAAGGAAAAAAATGGCATATGCATGCGCCATTTCTATTATGCTTAAACACAAAGAAAAATTAATTGCCGCTTCAAACAATTTAGAAAGTTTTGAAAGAGAGGTGAAAGAAGCAATGAATAATGGCATTTCCATACAACATATTATGTGCATCAATGTCCGTATTTGTGACATGAGTGATATTTTTCCAGAAAGAAGATTAAAACGTCTCGTTAATGTCGGATTTTATCCGTTTGAGGGAAAAATGGTTATGTTTGGAGTTGCAGAAGAATGGGTTGCTGCGTCAGGATCACCAAGTCGACAAATAGTTTTTCTTTTGTCATCATGTAAGCACGTGTTTGCATATGAAGAAGGAATAATGTTTTATTTATCACCTTCATTTGAAGATTTTTGGACAACTAAACTAGAACTATCGTGTCAGAATGCAATTACACACGGGATGTCAAAAAAAATGTCACGATATGAATGTCATGAAAGGTTTCTAAACTATTATATTAGAATTAGACATAAACAAATAAATATTAGTGGGAAACTACCAACACGTTTTCAAAGAGTTTCTCCAGATCATAAACTGGCAGATAATAGAACTCCTGTAGAAAAAACGTACATAGATGTAAATTGTTCGGTCAATGAATCTTTACCAAATCATTGTAAAATATATAAAACGTGCCATGCTCCAGGAGTAAAAATTCTTGTTTCTAGGCTAACTCAAACGGATAGAAGCTGCATTTCCTGCGGAACGCAGACTTCTCTAGAATATTTTAGCTGTCCTGAAAAACGTCCAAATAAACCACAAACCGCACCGGAAATTTGCGGTTTTCAGAATGCTTTGAGCAATATAATGGAGCACAAAACCTTACATTTTTTAGAAGAAGGTCCAAATTTATTTACACAAAAACAGGAAAATGAAACTGGGACAGCGGTGAATCTCACGGAATCTTCGAACCTAAACACTAAACGGATAAATAGGTATGTATTCAGCATTAAAAAAAAAGAAAAAATATGTATGCAATTCTTACAATTATTACAAAATTTGTCATTTGTTTAAAGTGAAACAGATTTGGGAACCTTTTTGGATGAACCACAAGTCGTTTTATTTGATTCGACACTGTCTTCTAAAATTGAAAAATTACAAGTTGAAACACAACAGAATGGAAATTTAAGGTAAGTTTAGATTAAACTTTTTTATTGGATCATGTTATTCTTACATTAATTTCTGCTTTTTTCTCTTACAGAGATGCTGTAGATTTTCTTGAAGAAATTGTAAATTCCCTTTAAAGAAAAATGCAAACGAAAAATTTAACTTTTTTTATAATTTTAAAAATATCTTTTGTATATATGTCAAATTTGAAATGTATTCAAAAAATAATTTTTTTAGAAGATAATTTTGAAGCGATATGCATTTCTACATGTTTTATAAATGATCAGATCATTGGCAATTCAAGTTGTTTAGCGGTTAGAACTGCTTTTCTCATTACTTTGGCATTAAAAACGGAAGGCTTTCAAAACATGAATTTAGTAAACGTGACAACATTCACCAGAAAAACAACGTATTTGAGAGTTTTCATAAATTACTATTTTAGAGGCGTTATGCTTAGAGCTCTTATAGCAAAAAAATGGAGTTCACTTTCACAAGTTCATAGTATTTTGGAGTGTTGGTTAGAGGGACAAAATTCAGGAGGGTCTATTACAATAACAGCAGGAAAACAAAAATTTGTATTGCAACTAAAATCTGGAATGGTTGTTACAAGATGGAAAACCACAGGAAAAGACACGAATAAAACATTAGAAATTTTAAATCAGAAATTTAATTATGACTGTTATTTTGTAAGTATGATTTGTCCCCAATTGTCTGATGAAATTTATCAGCGTAAAATTATAAATCCAGATTTCACATTAATGAGAAATGAAACAATCCACAAAAGATTTTTACGAAAAACTTGGAAATCTTCTTGGATTAGCTGGTTTAAGTACAAAGAACTTGAAGAATTAAGTGCATCCTATGGCACTGGTAATATTATATATCTGGACGATTACGAAAATGTGTTAGACATCACTCAGTCAACAACGGCGACAAGTTTGGTCTTTCTCGTTGGTGGAGCAACAATGGTTCTTTTCCTGCTTTGTTGCTTATCGATCGTAACAAGAAGAAAAGTCAGTAAAGAAACCGGACGTTCACGTTGATGGCTATTTGAAGATCTTCAAGAAGACACACCTGTTAGAAAAGCTCAACGTTAGTCTATTTTTTTAGATTAATTTGTTTTTTACTGGATGTTTATTTTTATATTTTTATATTTACCTTTAAATAGAAGTGTCAATATTTGAAGTATATCGACCACCAAATTCTTTTTGTTGATTTCCTGCAAAAAAAACAATTTAGCATATTTTGATATAATTTTGTTTGTTCTGAAAAAAAAATAAAACTCTATTTACCTGATTTTGATTAGATGGAGTTATATTTTTTTTTGAGCCGTTACAAACCTACAAAAAAAGAAATATGTCATAGAAGGTGAAATGAAATTACAAACTTACTAGCAAAAGAGAACTATTATAGAAAGTGAAACAAAATTCTTACACGTAGATCGCAAAATTATCTAGACAATTCTTACCTTTGGTGTAGTAGGCAGTTGTAAATTCCCATTAGTATAACGAACGATGCACAATAAACGTGCAGTAAAAGTCTTGTATTTTAAACAAAAATGAAAATTAATAATAATGGAAAGTGACATTGTTGTAGCTGAAGGTAGTTTTAATACAGCCTGCTGTGTTCTGACTCTGAGAGTGTGCTTTTAAAAGCGTGTAAAGATATATATAGAGAGAGGGAGTTGGGGATTTTTTGTCTGTGTGTTAAAAGAAAACAGTTTGATTTCTTATAGGAGACTGTATTTACGGGAAATAATTATGCGGGTAATTTCCAAGTAGCTGGTTTCGATTTCATAACATTGAAAAGTGATTACGTCATTCCTCCCGTTTAAGGCTTATAAGGACATGGACACGTTTTTTGAGTGATAGTATTTTTGTTGGGTTGTAGAAAATGGATGAAAAGATTTTATTTAAACATGTCATTGCAGAGTTAAATCTTATAAGACAAGCATTTTATCGCGATTCAGTTGATGTTTATGTTATGCAGAACAGTGGGTCAGACATTAATTTGCGATGGCCACAGAGTAAGAAAATTGTGATATCTCCTTTGAAAGACATGCCTTTCCAAACATTAAGCGAGACAGATATGCAAGAATTATGTAAGAACAAAAAAATTTTTATCCGTTTTCTATTTCTTTATTTTAGCATGTTTATTAAACATTTTTGTTTTTTTTTTTAGGTTGCGATTTATTGTGCTGCAGTGAACGGATGCAGGTTCTAGGTTTTCTCAGTTCCAGAAAAGATGTAGATGCACCAAATCGAAAAACTATTTTTTTCATTGGAGAAGAAGAACGTTATTACGCATTGGACTACGAAAAAGAAAATTTATATTTATTAGCAGAATCTACTGAACGCTTTGCGTTTTTTGGTCTTCATCGTTTTGACCCTATTTATGAAGATAAAGAAGTAAAATTCTTGACTCCAATTGATAATGTCTTACAAAGTCTCATAAATACACAAAATAATTTATGGAGTTTTGCGGAAATTATTGAAGCTAACAGTGGTAGAGTTTATAATTTACGTTTAACCAGAGAAAAGATGGATGAAAAATTAGTCTTTTTTCTAACAAGGAAGGAAGAGTTACCCAGTAGAACGGAGTGGACTTTTTTAACAGAAGTTTATGACAGTATGCCGTACTATGGACATATTATTGGTAGTGTTGGTAAAAATTTGATGTATCCTAAAAGTTTATTTTTAATGATGGACTTAAATGGTGTAATTTATGGAATTGATGCAATAGGAACTGGTATCGGACCTTGTGTAAAAATAGCTGAAAACTTTGAGAGTTTTTTAAAACAAGGAGTAGTGAGAGCATATAGAACTTATAAATTTTTTCCAAGAAATTTAAGTGCTACTCACGAAATATTTCCGCTCTGTCCACACGCTACAGGGTTGCCTACATATTTAAATGAAGATTTCAGTGCTGTAGAAATTTCTGATGAAGATTAAAGTTACTGCTATTATCAGTTGTTAATAAAGTGTATATAAAGTTTCTAGACCGTTACTGTGACAATTTGTGTGTGGTCAAAGTTGACGTGTATTTGGGGGTTGGTTTATGTAGGCAGTGTGCCAGTTATAAGGTTTCTTAAGCGTGGACGCATCAAATTATTCAGCTAGTGTCTTATTTGGAACAACCTTTTGTCAAAAAATGGAAACGTGGAAAAGACAAAGATTACAAGAATTTCACGAATTGTGTCCTTTACAGATATTAATGACGTTATCCAATATGTTGTCAAAAGTTGAAACTATTTATATAAAGTATCTTTTTCAAATGGATTTTAACACAACGTACAGATTTATTTTTTCCGGTTTAACACTAACTACAACAGTGACAAAGTCTGTGGTGATAGAGTCTTTGTTTATAATAAAACGGTGGCGTGAAATCAAACAAATTTTTAATCTAGATGTTTATAAAGTCGAAGATTGCTATATTGTCGCTCAATTTACCCATATTCCGGTGAGACGGTAGGTAGTTCTTTCAATGTATGGTTATAAATTAAAAAAAAATTGACAACTAATAATATGTTTTTTATTTCAGAAAAATTACAGCTTTATTGTATATGATGACTACTAAGCATGAAAAGCAGTTGTTTTTGAATATGATTTATGCGGTAAGATATTGTGCTATTTAAACATTACCTACAATTTTTTGAAGCGTTTAAGGTGAATTCTAGAAGCCAGGGGTTCAAACGAAGATACTGCTGTTAGTCTTTACTAAAAATAAAGTTAACACACGAAAATTCTTAGCTGTTAACAGACTAAATTATTGTTCCTAGATAGAATTTGGTTGAAGTGATGAAATTGTATACATTGGCAAAATTCTTGATTGTGCATTGCATTATTTGAAACGTTAATAGTGACATTTGTTTTTTTTTCAGTTTTTGGAGGAGAGCCATTTACGACTCGGGGATGATGAAAATGAAAATGCTGTTATGTTTTTTTCATACATTGAACGACTTCAATTAACTCGGGATGTTCTAATTGAAATAATTCAAAGATTAAAGAATCCAGAGATCAATCAAACAATTGCACTTGTTTTATCGTATAATGAATTGGCTAAATAAACTAGAGCAAAAAAAAATTTCATTATTCTGTGTCGTCAGTCATTTCTGAGAGATTGGAAGACTCATTGTCTTGTAAGGGGCTGTTAAACATCGATAGCTGTGAATCTTCATCTGTCGATATGTAGCTAGAGATTGTGTAGATCGACTGTGGTGAATGGGGAATATTCATGGGTTCTTCATCCGCAGATTCAATGACACGAATCTCATTGTTTGAATGTGTAGAGAATCTTCCACTTCTTGAAAGACTTCTGGCTGGACTTATGCTGAGTCTGCTTCTTGAATTATTTCTCGTGGGACTTGTATTAGCACTGTCACTAAAAAATACCGGAGTTGAACTCCCAGAAAGTAAACGTTGAGGAGTTAAACGTCTTTCAGTTGAAGCTGGACTTCCGGCTCTTGAAAAATGTGGTGTGCTGTTACTACTGGATCTATTAATTATCGTAGGAGTGATACTTCTAGATCTTAAAGCAGAAATTACAGAACTGTTTCTTGAATTACTGCCTGTACGGGTAGGCGTAGAGTTACCAGAATTTGAATTTGCCTGCGTCATTTTTAATCGTTTTATAAATTCTTTGAATGGTAAGTCATATTTTTGTGCTATTGCGCTATAAACAAATAAACTGATATGTGAAAGTTCAACTTCCAAAACCTGCACATTAGGATCTTCAACATCCATAATTTTATCAAATGCTATTGGCATTAAAGCAATCTCTGAAAAAGCGTTTTCAGAGTTGACATTAAAAAAATCTTGTTCCATTAAAATATTATCGACCCTCTCTGGGTCTATTTGACGTGGGAGTTTGTCCTCATCGTACTCATCGTCAGATTCTTTGGAAGTTGTTAATAAATAAGTAATATCAACATTTTCTTGGTTGTCACGTAAAACGCCTTCAAATGATATTAGTTGACTTTTAACAAATGAAGGTAAAATGGAAATATACGATTTTGTCACAAAAACCCCAATTTCAAATAGCTTATTAATGATTAATTTTAAATGGGGACTATAGTCATCACTTTTTTTTAAAAGATTCATAGTTGAAATTAATGCACTTAAATCGAGGATCATTTCTTTTAAATCCGGTAATTGAAATCCTGTCAGGACAACATTTTCCATAATTGAGTTGATTTCATATTTAATCCAAGTTAATAATCTTCGTTGCTCTTTTTTGTAGTTAAATATCATGTTCCAAGTTGAAACAAGAAACAATATGTCATTATAAATATTTTTTAAAGATGTATCGTTACGAGAAGTGAATAAAAGAGTAGGTTGTCTTTGAATACCAATAGAAAGATCTTTAATATTTTCATTATAGACATCGACTGCAGACTTTAATGTATATTTTGGAATTTTAAGTAAATAATTATATGTTTTTAACTTTTCACTGTAATTGTCCATATCTTCGTCTCTTTGGTTTTGAAAAGAATTTCCGGTTCGATATATCATTTTTAGTGCTGTCAAAAATTTAGAATCTGGAAAGCCGTTTTCGTGTAATGATAAGGCTATATTTGTCATATATGAACTTGTTTGCTCTGTAGCGAATAGTGTCATGAGAGCGTCATCAAGTCGTCTCATAGACGTCTCAGTGTTAAAAAGACTTTTCATTATATCAACCATTGTTCTTATTTGCTGCTTTCCAGTGTGATATCGGTTTATGTGAACAGCTAACCTAAAAACTGGAAATAGAAAATCACGTGAACGAGAAAATTTGAACTTTGTAATTAAAACCATTATCTGTTCAAGTGTTTGTATGGGCATGGGAATAAAACTGTTTGCCCAACAAACAGAATTATATGAATCGGCGATTAACACATCTTTGAGAAATTTCGTGTGGATCCGAGGTAAAATTTCCGGCACAAAATTACAATTCTCGTCCGACACGAAAAATGGGATTGAAAAAGTTTTCTGCTGCTCCATTGTTATCTAATTAAAAGGCCTGGTTGTAATGTTTTTTTTTCTTGTGTAACTCACGCTTTAAATATTGTTATAAAAAGTGTGACGAATGAACTTCGTCGTCTGAGTCGTAAAACATAAAGTCGGGTTTAATGGAGTAAAACACATTTTTTTCTAACAGGGTTTTTCCGATATTTACTTGATTACATATGACATGTACTGGCAATAGATTTTTTGAACGAATCGTGGCGTAGTCGTGCTCTTGTAAAACAACTGAATTGTCTGCTACTTTAGTCGTTGGTTGCATAGAAAAATTAGAGGCGAAAAGAGGATCGTTCGATGTGAGAAAAAATTTCCGGGGAGATTGCTTCAAGTTCATTGTGAAGAAAATAAGAACGCTAATGAAAAAGTAATTTTATTTACATTATTTACATGTCAGAACAAACACCAGAATTTTTTAAATCTTAAATTTCATTATTTTTCCCCGTGTCTACTGAGGATTTACAACATAAATTACACTTTAAGAAAGTATAGAGCCGTTGTCTAAAATCGGTTCTAGTAAATGCATAAACTAGTGGATTAGATAAACAGTGTATTTCTGGGATTAATCTTACAACTGACTGTAAAATATCTTTTCTTATAATTTCTTGGCATGACGTTTTTGCCACGTAAAGAAAAAAGATTTCCATGAACATGATAATAAGGTAAGGTATTTGAATACATAAGAAAGATAGTATGAGTATATTAATAAAATACAATGTTTTGTTGTGTTTATTGTGTGTCATGTTACGTAGAGCCTTACAGAAGATAGCATAAAAATAACTAAATATTACAGTTGGAAAAACGCCCCATAGAAAACAAAAAACAATTTTAATTCCCAAAAACAACTCATATGCCTTTTGTGTTGGAAGATAGATTTGACAAATTCCGTAGTTTCCTTTTTTCCTATGAATTTGGACAAATAATACTGCAGGAATCGCGCACATAGCAGATGACACGAATAGAACACCAATGTTTCTTTTGACGTTGGTAGTTTGTTTGTTATTTAAAGTTCGGCGATGCAATATTCTATATCTAATTGTGGAGATAACAGCTAACATACAAAGACTATATGTACAAGACGCATTATAGATAAAAAGAATACACTGACATAATGCTTGATTCAAATGCGTTATAGATTCTCTGTTCAACGTTAATAGTAACACTGTCCAGGAGTGTAAAAAATCACTGATAAATAAGGTGGTAAGATACGGAGAAGTTGTTGTATGTTTCGTTAACTTATGAGACAGCAGCATGGTGAAAAGCACAACAGTGGTTAGAGGAAGTATGAAGGTAAGTGTGAGTCCATTTAGAACACTTTCAAGTCGCTGAACTGTTTTTAATGTCGGTGAGTTACATGTAGAATTAGACTTGAAATCATCTTCGTGCTATAAGAAATATGATTTTGACTTAAGTAAAAAGCATACTAAAATTATCGAACAAACTAATGTAATAAAAATAGATTCTTACCCATATTTTCTGGAATTCAATCACTGTATCCATATTCTTGAGGATAAAATCTAGTTAAAGAAAAATAGAGACTATTAAACTATGACCATTTAATCTGTTTCCTAAAAAAAAGTAACATCAATTCATCAATAAAATATAAAGATGTCAAATTCACCATTTGCGTGGATTTCTGACGAAGCCAAAAAATCATTAACCTTTTTTTTTAATAACCTTACAAAACTGCCTGATGTTGACATGCGAAAAAATCTGACGGTGTTAAATCATTGTATCGTTAAAACTGGAAGCATTATCAATCGTGTAAAAACTTTATATAACATGTTAGTTTTGTGGGTTAAATATCACCAAGCTCTATGTATTGAAAAACCAGATTATGATGAAGTTTGGCAAGAAATACTGAAAATTCACAATATTCTTAAAGGCTATTTAGAGTCTAGAGAAATGAGCAATCAATTTTCAAGTTTAATTTCTCTAGATAAATTTAGATTCGAGACAGATTTTCAACGTGTTTCAAATGATCTGTTAGTGTTAGGAAATACTATTCGCTGGGGTTTAGTGACAAAATCGGGTGATTATATTAATCTTTCAGCGGAAGAAAAAGATAACATTTTCCAAAATCTTAGAATGGCTGAAAGAAATATGTTATGTTTCAAAGTGTATAAAATTGTGGATCCGTGGAATGAAAATGGATATATTGTAACTAATATCAATCGTTTTCTATATCTTGGCAAACTTTTATTAACACTGACCAATTCTTGGTCAAATCTTGAAAAAATTGCATTTAACAGTATAATAGAAAAACGCTCTGAAATTTTAGGAGCGGTTGGTTACAACGCTGATTTTGATCTAGTGTACTCTTTTAAAGTTTTAAGTTTTCCTTTAACGAGTGAAACTGTGGACACTTTCTTAAAAATTTTAATTCAGGAGTTTGCTGTTATAACCAAGAGTCTTGATTTGTTAAACCATCAAAAATCAAAATTACAGCATTCAATTGAGTTTTATACGGGTTTTTCAAATCCAGAGACAAGTACTTTAAGTGAAGAGACACTCGTTAAATTTCCCGAAGAAAAAATACAAAATCCCATAGAAGAAACACTTTTTGCCATCCCATCTGAAAAACAAGATCAAACGCAAGATTCAAATGTGAATATACATTCACTTACAGTTAAAAAACCTTTATTGAAATTATTAGATCAACCCAATAATAAGTATCAAGTGTTTCAAACTGGTATTCTAGATTTTACGGATAACAGTTTACGTAGTAAGAAAGACCAGAATTTTTCAGACGATGAATTTGACAAAAATACTGAACCAATAAAACTTATAGACAGTTTCAGTAATTTGGAAATAAGCGATTCGAATAACGTACCAAAACCTGTGGAAATGGTAATTTTAGATTCACAGCAATTTCCAAAGCAACAAATTTCTACTTATTCTGAGTTAGGTTCTCCAGAAAATAAAAACATTTTGGATGATGTACATCTTAATCAACTACCAAAGAAATCCGCCGTAGATCTGCAAGAAATTTTAGATTTACAAGAACGAATTAATAAAATCAAATATAATAATCATGACATTTTTCAATTGCCTTTAGAAAAACGAAAAAAAGAGGTTTTACAAGAAAACTTACAAACAGTTGATGATGAACATGATGAAATTTATGTTTCCAGACAAAACCAAAATCCTAATCCAGAAAATGACATTACTATGCCAAAGTCTCTAAACGAGACTTTAAATACCGCGGAAAATAATGACGTAGACAACTTTAAACATCTAGCAAAGTACACTTTTACAGATACTGCTAAAAAATTGAGACCTGAATCGGGGTCAAAATGGACTCCGGAATCTTCTTTAATTGATGTAAACAGAAGGAATAATATTCTTCAAAAAGAACTAGTTGAATCGGGGTTAGGTGAAAAAGTTCAGAAGCTATTAACTGGATTCACGGATTTTATTAGTTTAGAGGAAAAAAGTCTCAAAGATATTATTTCAACTTCTAAAAAGGAACTTGCAGAAAATGATCACTTGAAAGACTATAATTTGAAACAGATTTTGAACCCGGCAGCGAAAAATGAACTGTTTAAAAACTTTAGTTTAAATGAGAAATTCGAACCTATAGAATCTCCCTTTTTCTTACCGAATGTTGAAATTCGAGATCTGCACTCTGGATCACTAATAAATGTCACCGAACCAACTCAAGAAAACATAACTCAGACTAAAACAGATTTGGAGACAGATTTAATTAATTTAGATGAATCTCTCAAGAATGACGAAAACGATGTAGTGAATCAATTAGTCACTCATTTAAAACAACCAGAAGTAGATCATGTTGAAAATGAAGAAAGTTAGCAGTCATAATGCAAAAAATTTTCTTTTGGCAAATTCATGTTGCCAATCCGTGTAACGCTTCCATTAATTTTAAATTCCTGATCTCGCAAACCGTGTTTTCCAGGTGTCATTTTTTCCATATATAGAAGAATTGCGATAGGTGTTCCTTGTGGCAAAATCAGATTCTGAGAAAAGGATCTCATGATGATTTGAAGTGGCGAGTTTTGCATCCATGGACATAATTGCACTTCAAAGTAACCTTCATTGGGATGTCCTGTGATTAAAATCTGTCTGTTATTTTTTGTTGAATACTGTATAGGAAAAGTTACAATATGATATCTGCTTGGATAAAAGTGCAAATTATATGGAGCGTAAACAATCATTTCATAATAATTAGGATTATGTTGTAATTGAACAGAATGATTTAATACATCTCCAGTAAAGAATAATTTGGGATTACATGAAAACATAAGGTGTTCGGGACTTAATGTGACCGTTACTAGTTCAAATTGAATAATTAAATTTGTTGGCATATTTCCCGGAGTTAAATTAGGAGGCATTTGATCACAGGAAACTGTTGACAGACTTCCAAAAAGTTTCTTGTTTTTTGACAAGTGAATATTTTGTATGTTAATTGAAAAATCAAAATGTTGTATAGAAAAACGAGTATTATTAAAAATTTTTAAAGCACAATCTTCAGGAATTTCATTATGTAACCATTCGCCAAAAAACATTGCCTTTAAAATTAAATCTCTTGGACTCCTATGAAATTTCCAAGTTAGGTTTTGTATGATGCCTAAAAATAAAAAGTCTCGTTGTTTTATGACTTCTATTGTGCCGTAATCATTTTTAATTTCACTGTCGCATGTTGTTAAAAATTCTACATATGATGCTGGAAATGTATATGGAATAAAAGGTAGCATGTAAATTATAGAAAATACTCCCGTTGATGCATAGGTATCACTAAAATTAGATGGATAGCTAAAACTACATGTTAGCCATCCACCCTTTGTAACAACCGGATTTAAAGTGATGGCTTCAGTTTCAGGAGACGCGACTAAAAAATACAGTTCTTTTACAGAAAATAGTTTTGGCAAAGTGACGCTTGTCCAACTGTAAATATGTTGTTTAAAAGAAATCTGCTGGTTAAGATCGATAATCAAAATTGACATTTCAATTTTTCCATTGTAATATATAATAGAACCGTTAAATGAAAGACATTGCTTATATTGAGTTACGAGAAAATTTAAAACGCTGTCGTAAAAATCTAAATTTTTTCGAATGTAGATAATAGGGTTTTTCTGTATAGACGCGATCGATTTACCTAAATTGTATTCAAAGTTAAACGTATCGCGTTTGTCCATTTTTTTGTGTTTTTTTTTTAAGACTGACTGGTTTAAACACCTTCTAGTTTTAGGAAAGAATGCAAATATACATGCTATTGTGGATACTAGTTATTAAATATTGTATGATGCATCTTTTATGTTTACTTCCTGTCATGTGATCGTTTTATGTTAAATAAATTCTTGGAGAAGTATCTCACATGAAACTGCAAACTTTCTACCGACATTTTTTGCGAATAAATCGAAAAATTCTATTAAATGATGTCGGGTCAATATAAAACTAAACCTTGTATTGGCAAAATCAACAATGAAATATTATCTGAATTTAAAGAGTTATGTCGAACACATAATTTTGATGGAATTAACCTGTTTATTCAGAAAAATCATAATTTGTGTCTAGCGTTAATTTGGCCTCGAAATTTGTGGTTAAAGTTTGTTTTCCCAAGTGAAATTGTTGGTTATTCGGAAAATCAGTTTACCGAATTGAATGATCATTATCAAGGTTTTACGGAAAAATTATGTTTGATTGGATCCATCCAAATTACAAAGAAGGAAATACCAATATTTGTTGGAATGTCAAGCCGAATTTTTTGTCATGATTTAGAAACAGACATATTGTACGTTATAGCAGAAGATTTTGAAAAATTTGTTAAATTTGGTGTTTTAGGAACAAACGTAATAACTTCTTCAGAACCTATTTATACTAAATATTACTATGATGGTCCAAAACTTGAAAAATCTGAAATTCTTGAGCGTTTGGGATTACTGGAAGAAGGAAGACACTTGAACACCAATATAAAATTCAATAGAAAGACCGCATTGCTATTAAAAACATTGCGGAAAAACTATCTTTCAATGTTATACGAATTTGATGAACTGGCTAGGTGCAAAAATCTTTTTGAAGTCCAGAAATTTGTTTCTTTGAACAAAGGATTGAAAATCAGACTTGAAACACCTATATTTACTTGTCTAATTTTAGAAGAAAGAGAAAATATCCATTGCAGTGTTTCTGAGCAAAGAAGATTTGAAGAACAAGAATGCCTATTTGAAAATGTGGCAGTTCTCGGTTATCTAAGTATTTCTGAAGATGATCCTGGCTTGAAACCTATACTGTGCATAGGTGCATCCGGAGCAATTTATTATTATGACTGGATTGATAATGTTTTAACAAAAATTGCAGACTGTCTACTAACCTTTGCACGAGTTGGATTTGCCAGGTATTGTGGCGATTTCGGTTACGACAGGATTGGAAAAGTAACTGAAAGATTTGGCAGATCATCAACATTTGGAAGTTTTCCAGTATTGGATCCACAGCACTTTCTGAGTAAGTTTTTTTAATTTACCTGTCTTATTTTCGTTGTTTTGTGTTTAATGACGTGAACTAAGAAAGTTACCTTTTTTTTTTAGAAATCGTTCCCGTTTGCAACGATGTTTGCTTGGATCCCGTACCAGAATTGCCTCCTTTTGACTTTAACGTCGATTTATTGATGTCAGCATATGGTGAAGGAATGGAAATAGTACATAATGGTATAAAATGCTGTTTGGTCTGGCCACCGGAATATGTTTTAAGTTTCGGGGAATTTTATCATTTTGGATGCAAGCGTAGTGTTATTACATATGACTGGAGCAATTTGATAGGTGCAGATGAATTTCTTTGTGCCGTTGGTTATGCTCATCCAAATCACCGAAAACCAAACCCAAATTCTGATCCATTTGTTATGTATTGTTCATCAAATAAGATGTTCGCTTTAGATACAATCACAGATGAATTATTTATAATTGCAGAGTCTCCTGTACATTTTTGTAATGTGGGATTGAGAAATTTTCCTCCTTTTGCATCCATTGAATTAGACGGTGAACATGACAAATTGTGGTATGGAGAGACAAGATGTAGTGGAGAAGAAATTATTTTATTACAGAGGAATGTGCCAAGCTTGCAACATTTTGTCACTCGTAATTGTGGCCAGAAAATACGCATTGATGCTTTTCAAAATTTTGATCTTTCTTTTTGTTCATCTGATGACATCCATCATGTCACGGGTTCTGGAGTTTTAGAAAAAATTGTAAAAAGAGATTATGTTGTCTTAGGGACTTGTGCTAGATGTCAGGTTGAACCAAATTGCAGAGCTGTGATTTTAATTGGACCAAATTATCATATTTATGTCTATGCGGACAATAAGATAAATAAAGTAGCTAAATCAATTAGGGAATTTATAAGAAGAGGTTTTGATGAATTAGTTTACAAAGAAAAATACTCATTAACATGGAACGACGACAGTCTTTTTTATCTTAGTGAAAGTGAGGCTGAAAATCTAAATAGGATGTTGAATGGCGAATCTCCACTTCTTCGAAAAAAGCCACGACATATGTATCCTCGTCCCGACAGGTACATATTAAGGAAGTGGGTTTTGTTAATATGAACTAGGGCAATCGAAATGACATTTCTTTTTGTTTTTTTTAATAGGTTATTGAAAAATATGTCCAAGATTCTATTTGCCGTTCATCCATCTGAACTCAACAACTTCTGGATCCAAAGGATCACAAAATTTTTGCATCCTATCATTGTTCCTCGTAAAGACACAGAAATGAAATATATAGTTCCTCTGTCAGAATCTCGGTTGAGGAATGGAATCCAAGCTACCGCCGCAGAACGTTTTGGAATCAAGGGATTAAAATTATGCTCAGATAGTGTGCTTTGGAATAAATTAATAGATTATGAATATGAAATGTTTAAATATCCATCAACATTTATGAGGGCGGATAGATTTATATCTTTGATACAAGATTTGAAATTTATGGATGATTTTGACCCTAAATGGGCATGCATTACTAAACTAGCAGCTATAGGTTTTTATTCTGGGGCTTCATTGTTTAATTTGGGTGCCAAACCTGGAATCGGACATTGGTGCCGCTATTTATGTGAGTACTTATCAATGTTGTTTTTTAAATTAGATAATAGATTGAGGGAATTAACTAAAGAATCAAAAGAAAAATTAGGAGGATTTAGTTGTGCATTTTGGAGTGAGTCCTTTAAAATAGAAATGCAGAATAAAACAGAATCTTTCTTTCGACGAGATTTCTTAGATAGATTTCAACTTTATTTGCTTGAACATTTCTTATTGTTTTGTGGTTGTGAAGAATGTCGTTTTAATCTTTTCAGATTTAAAAATCTGGGTACCATGAAAAAAAATCTTGGATGTGTTAAATTACATTTTTTCCAAGCTCTTGGAAAAATAGATTTGCCAATTTTTCCTCACCTGGCTGAACAATATTCTCGCAACCTTGTAACATTTTTGGCTAGGGACCTGTGTTTAAGTTTTATTGAGGGACAAATTGAAAGATGTAAATTACCTATATCTATAAATTTAAATGTAACTCAGGACAAAAAAAACCTGTTAAACATTCTTAGTAACATTGTTTTTTTGCTTTATGTTATTCAGACTCTGTACAGCGTTTTACTCACTGAACTGAAAATGTATTATGATGTTTATATTGATGAACTCAAAAATTTAGCTACTAGCATGGAATTTGAGATAAAACTGGGAAGCAAGGGTTGTCTAAACAATGTTCGTTATATCTCTATGCTGAATCAAGTGCTAGATATGATTGGCAATCCTGGTACGTCGACAAACTTCATTTTCAATTGTTTAGAAGCTATAAAAATTGGCTTTGAGATACCGTATTATCAAAATTATGATGAATCTAAATTTCTTGACAGCTTTTATTTACATCATTTATATATAAAAAGACATGGTGAGAAAAGTGTTGATTTAATTGCAGCCGATAATTTAGCTCCAGGTTTTTTTATAGTTAATGCAAAGGAGAGACGTTTTATAGACGTTCTTGAAAAATCAATCTTGAATATAGAAGCGGAGTATTTAAGTAACACAAAAAATATCAATGGTGCAATGGCCATTTTTTTTAGTGGTTTGAAATATTTTGGAAATACAGGTTATGGTGAGATTCAAGTTAGTCCAGAAAAAGATGTTAGAGCCATAGGCTATAAACTTGGAAGCTTAGGTAAAATTCAGAATGATATTTATTATTTTTCGAATTCAGATTTGTCTGGGAATATCGTGATTGAATCTAGTGATGAAAGTGAATGAGTCATAGTAATAATTTACAATGGATTTATATGGAATTGATATCTTTAAGGGTCCAATAAAAAGCAGCATTACTTATGTGATTCCGAATCATCCTTATTTGTCGTGGACTTTGTTTAATTCTAGGGAAATTGATGTTAACTTGAACGAGCTTACAGAAGACATGATTTTAGACAGTAGCAATTTAACAGCAGAGGATTTGTTTCATATCCGTGGCTTAAAATTTCGCGATGACAGTATTTTATGGACGATTTTGTTTGGAAAAAATTCAGCAGAGTTTAAAAGGAGAGAGGGAAATTATATTTCATTAAAAGAGTTTTTTTACATTTTGGAAAGTTTAGGTTTTGAAAAAAATATTTCATATTTTCACCAATATTTGACAAAGTCTACCGCTTTGGCGCATTTTACCATAGCAGAGTATGTAATGTCTACAGAAAAAAAAAATACACTTGCTGCTCATTTTAATCGTTTACTAGAACTTTTAGATTCCTTTTTTTTACAGTTTTTAATGCTACGTAATCGTTGTGAATCCAGTTCGTTGTTACATTTATTTGAATTAGTTCCAAACCCAAAAGAGACCTCGGGGGATGTTATAGCACCTTCTAGCTTGTTGCTGAAAAACTTTTTAGCCGATAGCGTTTTTATTGCATTTGCAACGAATTATGATTTTATGGCTGCGAATCTATGTAACTGTGATGAATGTAGGTATTTTTTGTTTGTTAATTTTTTGAAAAAAAAGAAGAAAAAGTGTTCTTTGTCCGACATTATCGATTTTAACGTAGATGATTTAATTCTTGGACAGTTACATTTAAGTGAAAATGAAGCATTGTATGTTAGAGAGAATATTAATAGAGATCTTGGAATACGATTAATTCTTTCCGCCGTAGAATTGAAAAAATTGCCCATTCTACAACGCGATGATTTAGGAAAAGGACACCTAGAAAGGAATATTCTCAAAATATACTGTAACATAACTTTCTGTTTATTTTTGGCGCGTCGGGTGAGAGAACGTATTGACCGAGATTTAAAGACCGTTTCAAATTTTTTTGTGCGTTCTTTGACCGTTCTTGCTGTAGGGGTTAGTGAGATAAACGGTTTAGAGAGTGTTCAGAGTAAGTTTTCAGTTTTAGCGAGTCAATTTGAGACGAAGGATACTATGTCCGTGCCTAGGTTATGTTACAGCTTTCTTGAAACCGTTTCTGTGTTTATCTCCACATGTCAAAAACAGAATCATAGAGTGAGATTGTTAATTGAACACATGTGTCAGAGAAAGGTTATTTTCACGACTTCCTGTCCTTTTATTAAAGAGTGCAGAGAAATTAGACATGATATTTTGGAAGGATTTTTAGGTCCGGTGGAATTGTATTACATGGTCAATCCATCTCGTTTCTTTCGTTATCAAGACTGTAATTTATACGGTACGCAAACGTGGAGTGGATTTTATCCAAATGTGGTTCCTTATGCGGTTAGAGGAGGCGGTCCATTTGAAGTGAGGGTTTTTGAACACAGAATGCGTCAAAGGCGAGCCTTGGTCAGAAAAAGGCTTTTAAGAGAGTTGCAACAGCGTGGATGTGTCATTCGGCAGATTCGTCGAATACCGAGTCTAGCTATTTGTCCTTTTATAGCTCAGCTTCGCGAGGCGCCTGTGTAGGAAAAAAAGAACGGGGTATGTCAAATATAAGTGATATGGAGGTTTTCAGCAATCGCATATTGCAAATAGTGGCCGACGACTTGCAAAAAAAAGATTCGGTAATTCGGAGTCAGATTTCTAATTCGAACGTAAAAAATGTCTCCAAGAAAGTTGTGAATGTGGATGATACGGCTTTATCTGATAAAAAGAAAAAAGAGGAAATTTTTAGACGCGCAAAGATGGAATTGGTTGATGTTTTGCGCGTTTACACTAACTTTAATAGTTTGAAAATGTATTTATTTATGAATTCGTACGTCAGGGTTCCTTTGGTGTGGCCCAGCGATTTCGAATTGGTTTTGGCTTACGACGTGAGAGGTTATGACGAGTCAACCTTGATTAAATACGCTGATCTTGTTTGTTGTCCAGAAGAATTAATGGTTCTTGGGTATGTAAAGAGCACGTTGTCTTCCGCGTACAACGTTGAATATGAAGAGCATGATATTGTTATACTTCTCGGGAAAGTTGGAAGAGTATATGCTCATACGACTCTTTTTCCCGATCAGATTTGTCGGGTTGGTGACACTATCGATAATTTTTTGCAGAAGGGTTTGAAAAGATGTCTTTATGCCTATTTTTTAGCTGGTTGTTTGCAGTTTCATGTTCCAGATTCGGAGATCGAAAATGTCATGACGTGCGCGGATGTTCTCGCGTTTCGCGATAGACATGCCGGTGAAAAGTTTGTGTTGTTTTGGCCGCCAAAGGAAAACATCTTGTTTCATCATAGGAGAGACACTTTTCATTTTGTAACCGATCCTGAAATCAGGAGCGTGCTTTCCAACATGTGTTTTTTTGCCAGTTTTGGACTCAAGTGTTTTTCGGACGGCGCCCGTGTTTCTCTGTATGTTGATTTTTCTGGACGGATTTTCGGTTTTAACGATAATGATCTCGGCGGACATTTAATTTTTATGGCATCAAGTTTTCAGGAGTTTAGGTATTTCGGTGTGCGTAATTATTACAAGCATCACACTTTCTATGCCGATCGGCCTCAGTTTGTTCAGAGGCCGATCTGTCACTTCTCATCGAACTTTTATCTAAAAACTTCTAGACAAGGTGATTGCGATCTGCTTTTCTTAATTGCGAGGGCGGATGAACGCACAAAGTATCCTGATGTCGGTTCTCATTTGTTCCGTTGTCGAATATTGTAGATGTGATTCTTATTTTCCTTTTTTTTCTTGAATGCATTAAAGTTTTGTTATTTTATAGTGTGTGATTACTGTTTTTTTTTTCTCCCTTCCTCTTTTTTTTAAGGCATCATGTCTTCCGAATCCGTTATCGATGATTTGGGTTGTGATCTGCAATCTGATGAAATCGGCACGGTTGTTCGCGATAATTCGTTGGATGTGGAATGCGTTCCGGAGGTTTCGTGGCCGCTATTTGTGCAGAGTTTTTCTGTCGATTCCGTGTCCTTTGAGGTGGTCGCCGACTTTGTCTTTAAATTTGCTCATCACAGGCTCGTCTTGAAGTGGCCGATCGGTGCCGAACTCAGATTTGCCACTGCGGAGATGTTGGGGATAGCCGAAGATGAAGTCTGCAGACTTATCAGGACTTTTATCTGCTGTTCGCATGTCGACGTCTGGGTCGTGGGTCTGGCTTTTTACTCTCATCTCTCGGCTCTGGTGCTCGTTGGAGAAAAAGGCGAGTTTTACGCTTTCAATCGTTCTGTCGACAACGCCTTGTACAGAATCGCGGATGACGCATATGGATTCTGGAAGCGCGGTCTTCGGAGGTTCGATCCGGTTTACGGGTCTCTGAACGGGCCGGTTTCTGATGGTGTTATCTTCGGCGCGATGCGTGGTGTGGAGGACGCGTTAGACTTTGCGGTTGCTTTCGATAGAGCTCTCGTCCCTCTGCCGTGGCCTCAGGGCGTTTTCTTCGAATTCTCGGTGCCGGAGAATCACGGCGATCGCTGGCGGTTCATCCCCACCAGGGGGGTTGCTGTCGTTATCGGAAGGTTTGTCGGTCGTTGCCTCGGACGCGGTCTGCTCAACAGACAACGAGTCATCATGGATCAGGCGGGAGCGGTTTATGCCTGCGATGCGAACGGAGGGACCGTGGTCAGTCTCGCTCGCAGCTTTAGTTTTTTCCTCGCCATTGGGGCCAGGAAACTTTTCAAAAATTACCGTTTCCCAGAAAAAAATGCTTGGGCGATGCAGCTCCCAGTCACCTGTGTGCATGTCCCGGTGATACATCTCCCCAGGGAGTATTCTCTGTCCATGCACGTCACTGACGCCAGTTTCGCGTCGGAGTCTGGCCAGTACCTTACAACAGGTTCTGTCCCGCGGGATTGTGCTGACTTATCGGATCGGGCTTGAATCGAATCGCGTGGCCACTTTCTGGTTGTGGGGTTTTTTTCTTTTTTTTTTTTTTTTTTTTTTTTTTTGGCGATACGTTCATGTTGAAAAATAAACCGGTGTGGCTCTGTTGCTCGGCTTCCTTGGCGTGGTTCTGTCATAACGTCGCTAGGGGGAGATCGAGAGGTTAAGAGTTTCTCCTTTTTTCTTGCTGACCTTTGTTGTCTAGCAAGAAAAAAGGCGCGCCTCCCATTGTAAAGCGCAACAACTGCAGGGGGAGGGGCGGTTAGGGTTAGGGTTAGGGTTAGGGTTAGGGTTAGGGTTCCAGCCCTAACCCTCACACCCCTAGAGGCAATAACCCTAGGCGCGCCAACCCTAGGCGAGGGTTGGCGCTGCGCCAAGCAACTTGCGTTGTGGTTGGCATGGAGCCAAGTTAGGGTTAGGGTTAGGGTTAGGGTTAGGGTTAGGGTTAGGGTTAGG